GCCTTGCGCATACGTCCCTATTTTTATATCGACGTTACCCCTTGATTTTATAGGACATTTCGCTACCCCTTAAAATTAGGGTCAAAAAATTTTTATTTTTTTCTTTAAAAATCTGAATTTTTTGGATATAATCAGTCAAGAAAAATCAAACGCTCTTTTAAAAAATATCGGCGGTAATGGTAGCGGATACATGCTTTAGCTCAGTTGGTTGAGCATCGGTCTCATAAACCGTGTGTCGCTGGTTCAAATCCAGCAAGCAAATCCAATAACCGCTTCCGACTCACTGCCGATACCGAATTTTACGGGAATACCTTTCGGGCATACATGCAAATAATCGAAGGTTCGATTCCTTCTATTTCCTTCGGGGAATATTGCCTAGTGGCTAAAGGCGACTGACTTGAAATCAGTATTATGTAAAACATTAAGCCTGATTAACTTATTCCCGTAATCGTTTATGGGCCGGGGCGTAGTCAAGACGAGGATTCAGCGGACGCAGAGCGTTGCAGCATCGGCCTCAAATAAAGGCTATCGTGCAGGTAATCAATCCTACCCGGCCCAACCCAATTTTGGGGATACCTAAAGCGCATACATGCTATAGGAGCCTGGGGTCGAAGGTTCAAATCCTTCCCGCTGTCCCAATAAAAAATGACAGCGGTAGCTCAGCCCGGTTAGAGCACAGAAAAAGTTAGCGCTTTTGACTCATCCCCAAAAAACTTTTAAAAAATCGGGATACTGCTTGAGCCTACATGTATATTGGAAATACAATTAATGCTCAGGTGACTTATCCCGATTTTTTGTTTTTAACGGGCGGGTGCGCATAGTGGCGATTGCAGCGGACTGTAAATCCGTGACGGGGAAACAACGAAGGTTCAACTCCTTCCCCGCCCACCACTTTTTAGGCCATTAGCTCAATCCGGTAGAGCATCGGACTTTGATTCCGTAGGTTGGAGGTTCGAATCCTTCATGGCCTGCCATTTAAACTTTTAGAAAGGAGAACAGATTAAAATGGAAAAATCGACTATCTCCAAGCAACAGCTTATCCAATCTTTAATCTCCATCGGGCACGGCGATCTTTCCGTCTATGCGAAAACCGGTTTAAGAGCAGCAATGGAAGAGCCGGAAATTTTCGCTCATCTTATCGCCTGGAATGCAAAGAAGGGTGAAATTCGCGATTCGAAAATTGCATTTCCTGTCTTAGCGTTAAGAGGGGAATGGGATCTGGAGTTACACGAAAACGCAATCGCGCATATCATTTCTTTAGACCCTATCTCCTTTACGAAGGCTCTTAAATTTTCGCAAGGTTTAGCCAAAGGCGAATTAGAAATTTTCCAAAAGACTTCCGTTAAAGGAAAAACCGTTAAGAAAAAAGCGAAGGTTAACGTTTCCGTTTCTCATCCCGCTAAGGCTTCCCGCGCTTTACTGTATTCGGCCGGCGAAAGATACCTTCGGGCAATGGAAGAAAACAGGAGATGGTGGAATAAGACGGCAGTACAACATCGAAAAGCATTAAAGGAACTTTATGCTAAGTTTCACGTTAGACCTGCGCCTTTCGCACAAAAAATCCTTTTCGAAAACGAATATCCGAACGGATCTGTTTTCGAAGCGATTAAAAATTTGCGAAATATGAATCCTACGGAAGCTGCCGGAACGATCCTGAATCATAAAATTCCGTTTCTTATCGCTGTAGGTGCCGTAGGCGGAATAAAAGATAAACCGGATATTATTCTTGCGCTACTCGAAAGAATGAGCGGAAATGAAGTTTTAACGAATACCGCTGCTTTCGAGAGAATGGGGGTAATGGATAATCCGATTTTGAAATCCGGTTATGATGCTGCGCTTCGGAAGGTGGCCGCTGATAAAAAGGTTTCTACCTTAAAGACCGGAAAGGCTGCGGAAAAGGTAAGCGTTAAAGTTGCGCAAAAAATGCAAAGGGTACAGGAAGAAAAATTAGAACAGTTAGGCGGTATCGAAGGGGATTGGTTGGTGCTAGGGGATCGATCCGGATCTATGGAACGGTCGGTAGAATTAGCCAAAAATATCGCAGCCCTGATTGCACAACAAGTTAAAGGTAAAATTTATCTTGTATTCTTTAATAACGAACCTCTGGCGTATGACGTTACCGGGAAGACGTTAGAGGAAATCAAAAATGAAACGCGAAGAATTAACGCTTCCGGCGGAACGAATATCGGTTGCGGTTTAGACCTGATTGCCGAAAAGGGAATCATCGTAAACGGAATTGCGGTATGTTCGGATGGCGGTGAAAATGATTTCCCGTTTTTTTCCGATGTCTACCGAAAATATTCCGCAAAATTCGGCGTAGAACCTACGGTTTATCATTATTGGGTTCCCGGTGAAACGGATGTATTTTCTGAAAGGTGCATTAAGGCAAATATTCCGTTCGAAAAGAGAGATGTTTCGCGGATGGATTATTATGCGCTGCCGAATTTAGTTAAGACGATGAGAACTTCTCGCTTCACACTGCTTGATGAAATTATGGCTACGAAACTTCTAACCATAGAGGAGATACTACGGAAGCGGGAATAAATAGGCTTCTAGGCTTCGTAGAATCGCTTAGGTTAAACGATCTAAATTTTTCCGATATACCCTACGGGTAAAACCGGAAAGCGTCTTAAAAACGATTAGGGAGAAGATATGGAAGCGAGAAAAACAGATAGAGGTTTTATCGTAATTGAGCATCCGGCTTATCCGAACGGAAATATAGAAAAACTTGTTCAGGAATCTTCCGCTATAGGCGAAGACAAAGATTCTTTAGAAAATCCAGGTAGCAGCTTTCTTTTCGTCGGCCGGGATTTTCACCTTAACCGAGAGGAGGTTGGGCAATTGGTAATCCTCTTGCTTACGTGGTTAAGTACAAAAAGATTGCCAATGGAAACTGACGATAAAATAAACATTCTAAGACGTATTGACAAAAAGGAGGAAAAAAGATGAACGCAAAACAGTTGAAATCACTTTTAACGGAAGACGTGGACATTATGGAGGATTTGATTCTGGCGAAGATTAACCTTAAAGCTATTGATGCGGAATGCCAGGCGATCAGTATCCAAACGCCCGATTGGGTGATCGATAAGCTGTCGTTGGTTTCGGCGGAAATCACGAAACGGAACCGAGTCGAATTGCAGCGAAGGCTGAAAACCGCGAAGGCACGGAGAGAGGCTATCGCTACACCGGATGAGAAACGGAGGAGTTTGGAATCTGAAATCGAGCAGTTGGAGAAGGCTTTGGGTTGACATCAGGTAAATCGGTTTTTTTAAATCCCCTTCCGGTACAGAAGTCGCTATCGGAAGGGTTTCTGTTTTATAGGTTTGGCATTATCCTCTAGTGAATCTGGATATCTTCGGGCTAATCGACGTACCCGCCGACTTAACGCCCGATAGGTCTGCCCGACCTAACTTCAATATATTGATTGCGGCATTAACGTCTCTGTCCAAAACCAAACCGCAATCACATTTATGTATCCTTACGGATAAATCTTTCGGTACGATACAGTCGCAACTTGAACATCTTTGACTTGTATTCTTAGGATTAACTTTAATAACTACACGTCCAGCTTCTGCCGCTTTGACTTGTAACTTATTAAAAAATAAACCCCAAGAAACATCAGAAATTGACTTACTGAATTGTTTTTCGGAAACCATCTTCTTGATATTTAGATCTTCTATAAAAATATTTTTATACCTTGAGACATAATCAAAGACTAATTTATTGACAAAATCGATTCTTTGATTAGATATTTTTTCATGAGTTTTTGCTACTGATAACCTGTTTTTTCGCCTTCGAATAGAACCTTTCTTTTTCCTGCTTAATGATCTTTGTTTTACTCTTAATTCCCTTTCTGATTTTTTAAAAAATCTAGGATTTTTAACTTTATTTCCTTCGGAATCAGCTAAAAAGACTTTTAAGCCTACATCAATTCCCACATCTTCTTTTTTAGGTTTCCAAAAATGATTTGGAACAACTTCATCGCAAGAAAAACTAACAAACCATTGATTTGTATTTGTTTTCTTTATTGTAACGGTCTTTATTTTTCCCTCAATCGGTCTAGAAAGAAAAAGTTTAAACCTTCCAACATTTTTAATATAAAGATATCTACCTTCTAATTTCCAACCAGTTTGTTGTAATATAAAAGAATCATATCTATCTTTACCTTTAAATCTTGGGAAACCTGTTTTTTCGCTTTTTTTGATTTTGCGAAAAAAATTTTGATACGTTTTATCTAATCTTTCTATAACGCTTTGAAGAGTTTGCGCACTTATATTTTTATATTCTGGAAATTCCTTTTTAAAAAACGGGAGTTCTCTTTTTTGCTCGTAATAAGAAATATTTTTCTTCCATTGATTCCAATAAATTATACGTTGTTCAAGACAAAGATTGTAAAGAGTACGGCATTTATCTAACCAATCAAGACAATTTGCCTCTGTTTTTTCATTGATCTTTACCTTGTATTTGAATGTCTTTCTCATATTTTTCCTAAAAAGTTTTAAAATAAGTTACTTATATATTATAGACGCCGCAACGAAAAAGTTAAAGAAAAATTTCTTTCAAAAATCCCCCTAATTTAATAAAAATCGGTTATATTCCCCTCTTAATTTACGTAAAACCTTTATTTTTTATCAAAATTAATCGAAAGGAGAATTATCATGAGTTTTTCAAGAGGCGGCGGTAAAAGTGCAGCGAGAGGTAAAGGCGCAGGTAGACCGAGACTTCCGGCGGGTTTGCATAAACTCAAAGGTTATCCATCGCACGGCAAAGATTACAAAAAGGAAGAAGCGGAAGGTGCGCACTTCGCTAAACCTAAAGGAATGGTTCCCGCGCCTAAGACATTAAACGAAGTAGGAAGGGCAGAATGGAATAGAATGGTTCCGCAACTCATTGAGCAAGGCCTTTTGGATAATGCCGCCTTAGCCGCTTTCGAAGTGTATTGTATGGCGTATGCGAGTTGGGTACATGCGGCAGACAAAATGAAGGAAGACGGCCCGGTTATGATCGGAGCGAAAGGTTTTCCGATTCAGTCGCCGTGGTGGAAAATACAATTGGAATCTTCCGCTGTTATGCGACAATTTATGATCGAATTCGGAATGACTCCCGCTTCCGCTACCCGTGTTAAAACGAAACAGCCGGATAAACCGAAAGAAACAGATTTAGACAATCTAATGCCGGGATTGAGGAGGATTAAGTGAGACGGGGGGATAAACCCCTTCATCCCGCAGACGAATATGTAGAGCAAGTTTTAAACGGAGAGATAACCGCTTGTCGTTGGGTAAAACTGGCTTGTCAGCGTCATAAGGATGACCTTAAAGAAGGCGGGAAAAGGGGATTATGGTTCGATTACGCCGAGGCTGACCGTGTACTACAATTTTTCGGTCAACTTCGGCTGTGGAAAGGTAAGGAGTATCAAGGGAAACCTTTTTCTCTTGCTCCGCATTTTCAATTTATTGTTTCTTCCCTATTCGGGTGGAAACGGAAGGACGGAACTAGACGGTTTCGGATAGGGTATGTAGAAGTCGCGAGAAAATCTTCAAAGTCCACGATAGCCGGTGGTTGCGGCGCTTTTATGTTTTTGGGTACGAATGAGCATGGAGCCGAAATATATTGCGCAGCAGTAAAAAGCGAACAAGCGAAAATCGTTTGGACTAATATCCAAAACCTCACGAAGAATACCCCTTTCGCGGAACACATCACTTATCATCGTCATAATCTTTCGATAGAGCAGACATGGAGTAAGTGCGAACCGTTATCTGCGGATACAAAATCGATGGACGGTTTAGATACGTACTTCGGCGTCTTAGACGAACTGCACGCTCATCCTACCCCCGAAGTTCACGATTTACTTTGCGATTCTACTGGCGCTAGATTGGAACCGTTAATTCTCATTATCACTACCGCTGGATTTAATCAAACCGGAGTTTGTTTTCAGCGCCGTGATTATCTTACGAGAATTCTGAAAAAGGTAATAGAGGACGATAGCTTTTTTGGAATCGTTTACACCTTAGATCGGAAGGCGGATTGGCCGGAACTGCAAACTCCCGAAGAACATAAAAATGATACTTCCGGAAAGTTGGAGGATGATTGGGAGGATGAGGATAATTGGGTAAAGGCGAATCCTGGAATATTGGGCATTTCTAAAAGCGGCGAAAGGTACGGAATAGACGCCGAAGGAAATCCATTACCGGGATACATGACGAAGATTGAGAAAATTAGGGAAGAGGCCGCTTACGCAAAAGAAACGCCGGCGGCTTTAAACAATTTTCTCACTAAGAAAATGTCGGTTTGGACTGGACAGTTTTCCCGATGGATTTCCTTGGATCTTTGGGACGGGAATTATTCTAATGAGATTGACGAAGAAAAATTGAAAGGAAGGGTTTGTTATGGCGGAATAGATATTGCCGCGACTTTAGATTTAACGCCTTGGGTTATGGTCTTTCCTAGGGACGATGGTTCTCAAAAGTTAGACGTAATAATGAGATGTTGGTGTCCTGAAGCAAGATTGTACGAAAAGGAAAATCGATACAAAGAATTTTATCAAGCCTGGGTCCGGCAAGGATTTCTTAAAACAACTCCTGGCAATGTCGTTGATTACGATTTTATTAGGGAACAAATCTACGAGGATGCAAAGAAGTTCAAAATAGATTCGATTGCGATTGACCGACTTTTCCAAGGTTATGAATTTGCATCCAAATTAGATTCACAATTAGGAGGTACGGAAGATAAACCTAAAGTAGCGCCTTGTGGAATGGGATTTAAATCGATGACTCCGTTAACTCTTGAGTTAGAAAGGCGACTGAAACAGAAACAGATAAATCATGGAGCAAATCCTGTACTGAGGTGGATGGCAGATAATGTTTCGGTTAAGGTTGATCCTTCCGGCGGTAAAAAACCTGACAAGAGCACATCCCAAGGAAAAATTGATGGAATCATCGCTTTACTATTATCATTAGATCGAATCTTGCGACCTACCGAACCCGTAAAACCTAAATCGGTTTATGAAACGCGGGGATTTGCATCGGTGTAAAAAATCAAAACATATTATTTAATTTACCCGTATCAGTTAATTCCGATACGGGTTTTTATTTCCTCAAATCGCCTTTCTATTATAATTCCCCTATTCTTTTCGAAATCATATTTTTATCAAAGGCATTTTCCTTTGCGCAAAGGAGACTTATATGAAAGCGTTCGGTAACGCCGTACTTTCGCTATTTAATTGGTGCGGAAGAACATTTGATCTATCCGATATCGTTGGGCTATTTGGATTAGGAATGGTTTTCTACGGTCTGTATCAGTGGCGACCATTTCTGGCCTATATCGTTGTTGGTTCGGTAATTTTTGTAATTTCCGCTTTAGCCGGAGCGAAACCAAAGCAACGGATCGGATAATCAATGGGCTATCTAGCGAGAGCAGCACAAAATATCGCAGAAACACGGTGGCACCCGGCGAAGTGGCCTTCTGAATTAGCGAAAGATCCAGATACGAAACATTGGTTGGGCGGAAATATTTCTTACACTGGGAAGATAATTGACGAAGAAAGCGCCTTAGCCGCTTCTGCTGTTTGGTCCGCTGTTCTTCAGCTTTCGCAAGCCGTCGCTTCTCTTCCGTTACATCTTTATAAGCGCCAGGATCGAGGTAAGGTCCGCGCTTCTAATCATCCTGTTTATCGCCTTCTACATATTTCTCCGAATCCTGAGATGACTTCTATGGCTTTTCGGGAGCAGCAGATGGGTCAGGTTCTTCGTTTTGGGACATGCTATGCAGAAAAAGAAATAGACGGTAACGGAAGGATAATAGGATTATGGCCCTTACTATCTAAAGATGTTTATCCGACAAGGATGCTAGATCAATTAGTTTATGTTTTAACTCTTCCTAGCGGGAAACAGAAAACACTAGACGGAAGCCGGATTTTACGTGTCCCTGGATTTTCACCTAACGGGCTTACCGGTTATAACGCCGTAAAGATCGGGCAAGAACCCATCGCTTTAACTTTAGCGGTAGAAGAATACGGGGCAAGATTTTTCGGTAATGGTGCTTTACCGGGAGGAGTATTAGAACATCCGGAACAACTTAGCCAAGAAGCACAAGACCGTTTACGGGAAAATTGGAATAAAATTCACGAAGGATTAGAGCGTTCGCATAGAATTGCGATTCTTGAAGAAGGAATGAAACTTCACGAATTTGAATCTAATCCACAAAAGGCGCAATCTTTAGAAACCCGTAAATTTCAGGTAGAAGAAGTCGCCCGTATCTTTAACATGCCTGTTCATATGCTAAAGAACCTTGATCGTGCGACGAACAACAACATAGAATTTCAAGGGCATGAGTTTGTAACTTACACATTAATGGCGTGGTTAGTACGATTAGAACAAAATTACACGCTACAACTTCTTTCCGAAAAAGAACAGAAAAAATATTTTTTTGAACATTTAGTTGATGGATTACTAAGGGGCGATACAAAGACGAGACATGCAGCTTACGCTGTAGGGAGACAGTGGGGCTATTATAGCGCGAATGACGTAAGGGAGATGGAAAATAAAAATTCTATAGGACCGCAAGGCGACATTTACCTTATCCCTTTAAATATGATTCCGGCGGATCAAGCCGAAGAAGCGAATAAACTTCAGCAAGATAAAAAGAAAGAACCGGAACCAGCCGAAGATGAAGAAAAAAGTATTGAAATGCGGACTTCTAAGGTTTTTATTTCCCGCGAACGTCTGTTTAAAGCCTATCGCCCGTTGTTTGTAGACGCAGCGCAAAAAATCGTGAATCGTGAAGGTCTATCTATAAAGAAGGCATTAAAGAAACGAACGATTAACGAATTCCGGATTTGGCTTGAAGACTTTTATGAAAATTTAGGTGATTTCGTAAAAGAAAAAATCTCTCCGGTAGTCCGCAGCTACGTGGAACAAATGTCTTTTCAGGCTTCTGCCGAAATCGGATTAGAAGAAGTCAAAGAGAATGAAAGATTTCTAACGGAATATTTAGAAACGTATGTAAAAAGGCATATCGGAAGAAGTTTGGGACAAATTAACGCCTTAGTAAAAACCGATAATCCGGCGGAAGCGATAACGAAACGGGTAGACGAATGGGAAAAGAAACGGCCGAATAAAATAGCAAACGAAGAAACCGTAAGGTTAGGTAACGCGATAGCGTCTACGGTATTTTTCGATAATGGGTACGAAATAGTGTGGCGGACACCGAAAGGTTCGTGTGAGTATTGTCAATCTATGAACGGGAAGAAACTCCGTAAAGGGGAATATTTTCTGGAAAAGGGGGATGAAATAAATTCCGAAAAACATGGAATTTTAAAAATTCAAGGCAATATGCAACATCCCCCACTACATCGTGGTTGTAACTGTATCGTGTCGATAGTCTAAAGGAGGAAATATGAACGATCAATATTTTATAGAAATGATAGAAAAATTAACTTCTATTGAAAATTTGCTGAAACAACTTTTAGCGAAAAACACAATTGCTCATCCGAAAGATATGATTTTTAAACCTTCGTTACCGCCTATGTCGGATTCACCGGTTGAGCTGCGAATAAAAGATAAACCAATAAAAATAAGCCGCAAAAGGGGATAAGACGATGCCGATGGATTCAAAACCAATTGAAGATTTTGAATATCTTCTCCATCATATTGAAATTGACGAAAAAGGTAATGAAACAATACACCATTGTTTTGTGTATGACCATTTAGGAAATTTGTTCAAACAAGAACATATTTTGGTAAAAAACGGAGTAGTGCAAATAGGCAATAAAAAAGTAAAAGAAGGAATTTTTCATATTATTAGTGGTTTAGAAGAAACGCAAGAAATTTGTTGGAGCGATGAACAGGCAAAAGAAAACGATATTGTTCCGAAGAAAATGTCTGCTGGAATGACTTATAAACAAAAATCTAAGGAATGGTAATGATTATCTATCCGTCATATTGGCCGGAAATCGGTTGCGCTATATCAATTGAACAGATAGAAGATTCTATTCTGGCCGTTCTTTATAGATTGAAATGTCGGAATCTTGCCTTATCTGGCGGAGTCGATTCTACAACAATGCTCGCTTTGATGCTAAAAGTTTTCCGTAAGGAGGATATTCATTGCTTTAATATTGCATTAAACGCAAGTCATCCTGATTATATTTATTCACAGATGGCCGCTGACCATTTTAAAGTTGATTTACTTCATTGGGTTCCAAATCGACCGTTAAAAAAAGAAGAATGTGATTTTGAAGGGGACGAAAACGTCAGAGAATTTTTCCGATGTTTGAGCAGGAAGGGAATCGATAGAATAATTTGTTGTGATGGCGTAGATGAATTTATGGGCGGATACTACGATCACATGAAAAACCCAACCGAAGAAGTCTATTATGATTATATGCGGAGACTTCAGAAGGAACAACTTGAACCTCTTCATAAGAATTCTGGTAATGTTAAAGTTTTGCTCCCATATATTGATAGGGATGTAATTTTGCTTTTTTCTCAAATTCCATATTCAGAAAAGTTTGATAATTTTGAACGAAAGAAAATTATGAATTGTCTTGCTAGAAATAATGGTGTTCCAGAAGAAATTATTACCCGGCATAAATATGGGTTTATTGATGCTATGAAAATAAAGGAATCAAAAAGATGAAAATTATTCATATGAAAAATAAAGAAAAAATTATTCACGAAATAATTGAGGAAAGAGGTAGTGAAATGCCAATGCTAAAACCGAAGAAAGACGAATCTAAAAAAAAGTTTATTGACCGATGCATGTCCGACGAAACGATGCAGAAGGAATTTCCTGATTCGGATCAATGCTATGCTGTTTGCGAAAAACAGTGGACGAAGAAAGAGAAGAAATCGGAATCTACGGAGGAAATTGAACGAAGGTTTATTCAGTTTGATGATGCCGAGGTACGGGTGGACAAGAAAGAAGGCGAACCTACCCGAATCGTAGGTTACTTCGCTAAGTTCGGTAAACTTTCCGAGAACCTTGGCGGATTTCGAGAAAAGATTGAACGAGGTTTTTTTGCGGAAGCCTTGAAAACCAGCGATACCGTAGACCTTTTTAATCATGATCCGAATTATGTCTTGGGAAGGGTTTCTGCGAAAACGCTGAAACTTTCCGAAGATGATACGGGACTTAGATACGAATGTATCGCTCCGGATACGCAACTTATTCGTGACTTGGTTATATCCCCGATTGAGCGTGGTGATATAAAAGGGAATTCTTTCGGTTTCCGTTTAAACGGTGACGGGGATTACTGGGAAGAAGACGAAGAAGGAATGATTACGAGAACCTTAAAGAAGGGTGGATGTCGGGAGTTGATCGACGGAAGCCAAGTTACCTTCCCTGCCTACCCGGATACGAAGGTGGCATTGAGGTCTATGGATGGATGGAAGGATGAGTTGGAAGAAAAACGGATGGCAGATATCGAAAAAGCGAAGCGGGAAGAGGAAGCAGCAAAAAGGGCGGAACTGGAAGGAAGAAATTGGGAAACCGATTTAAAGAAAAAGAAACTAGCATTAAAGAAAAAGGAAATTACTGGATAACGTTATAATTCCCTTCTACTTTTCGAAAACATATTTTCCGTCAAAAGCAACGCTTAGAAACGGAAATCAAAGATGAGGCGGCGACCCGCCCGAAACAAAATGTGAAAAAAAACTTTAACCCATTAAGGAGAATACAGAAAATGGCCGACAAGATTCAAGAACTGAAAGACAAAAGGGCAAAGGTCGTCGCCGATCAGCAGGCTCTGCTTGATAAGGCTGGCACCGAGAAGCGGGGATTGACCGCTGATGAGGAAACGATTTATCAAAATCTCGATAAGGATTTTGATAAATACACCGACGAAATCACAGCATTGAAGAGGGAGCAGGATTCCCTACTAGACGCTGAGACTCGTAGGCAGAAATTGGCTGATCGGCAAAAACTGCTCAATCAGTCTACCGTTCCGCCTACGCGGCCCGATCCGAATCCTGCCGATCCCGATCAAAGGAATAAGGGCAATTTCGTTGAATACCGGATTAACCCTACGTATCAACCAATGATCGACGGGTATCGGCAGTCCCACATGAATATCTTTTCGGCAAAACCCTATCTGGATTCCTATAAACGTTATCTAGCGGAAGGTTTGTCGGCTTGTGGTTCGGAAGCAAGAGATATTTTGGCTAATGCCGATAGGCATATTCGTGCGCTTCAGGTTGACTCGGATAAATCCGGAGGTTATCTTGTAGTGCCTGAGCAGATGGTCTATCAGATTATTGAGGAACTGGATAACATTGTTTTTGTTCGACAGTACGCGAATGTTATCCCGCTTCCTAGCGCAGTTTCCCTCGGTGCTCCTGCCCGCGATACCGATCTTTCGGATTTGAACTGGACTTCGGAAATTCTAACCGGTGGTGTAGATACCAGTCTCAACTTTGATAAGAGATCCTTGACCCCTCATCCTCTTGCGAAATCCATTAAGGTTAGCAAGAAACTTCTTCGAGTAGCGGTTATCGACATCGCTGCCTATATTTCCAAAGCTTTCGCAAGGAAGATGGGTTACGTTGAGGAAAATACCTTCTTGAATGGAAACGGTTCGAATCAGCCGCTTGGTGTTTTTACCGCTTCTGATCTGGGGATTTCTACTGCTCGCGATGTTTCTACCGGGAATACGACTACCGCGATTACAGCAGATGGCCTGATTAACTGTGAAATGTCTTTGAAGAAACAGTATCGGTCTAAACCGTCTAATCGGTGGTGTTTCCATCGGGACGCAATAAAGATGATTCGTAAGCTGAAAGACGGCGAAGGGAATTATCTTTGGAGAATGGGAATCTCCGATAAGGAAGATGATTCTATTCTTGGGCATCCTTACGAGGAATCCGAATATGCGCCGAATACCTTTACGACTGGAAAGTATGTTGGCATTCTTGGTGACTGGTCTGAATATTGGATTGCAGATGCCCTGAATATGGAAATTCAGGTTGTAACAGAACTTTATAGCGCCACAAATCAAAACGGATACTTTTGTAGGAAAGAGACAGATGGTGCGCCGGTTCTTGAAACCGCATTCGCAAGAGTTAAATTGGCATAACTAGGAGCCAAGGATGTTTTTCAAACATCTAAATAATACAAATAACCGTAAACTTTCTTCTAATAAGAAATTAACGGTTAAATGTCATAGCTGCGGACAGGATCTGAAAAAATATCCTAGCGAAGTTAGGGACCGTAATTTTTGCAATCATCGTTGTTATTCAGAGTTTAAGAAAACTCTGAAGGGCGAAAAGAATGCTTTATATATCAAAAAAGTAGATCAAAGTTGCAAAAAATGCGGAAAAATTTACCAAATTCCAGAAAATAAATTGGAAGATCGTAAATTTTGTTCTAGGTCCTGTTGGTACGAATGGAGAAAAGAAACCGGAATATCGGCAGGAGAAAATCATTATCGTTATGGCAAAAAGTTGTCCGAAGAGGTTAAGGGAAAAATTAGAGCAAAATTATTAGGTTTCAAAATTACGCCAGAACAGGCCGTAAAAAGAGAAACTAATCGAAAAAGGGGAGTTGACGCATATCAATGGAAAAAGGTTGAGGTTTTTTGTGATAATTGCGGAATGACTTTTCTAAAACCCCCTTGTAGTATTTCGAACTATAATTTTTGCGATAAAAAATGCCATAATGAATGGATGAGTAAATCTGGCGTTATGAAAGGTTCTAATAATCCATGGTACGGTAAAACAGCAAGCGATGAACAAAAAAGAAAATGGTCACAGCAAAGGACGGGAGAAAAACATCCTTGGTACGGTCAAAAACACAAACAGGAAACGAAAAGAGTTTTAAGACTTAAAGCTATAGATCGGGTTCAAAGACAACTCGGTTTAAAAGCTCCTCCGTTTCCTTCTTTTAATCTTAAATCTTGCGAATGGTTTGCTGAATTCGATAAAGAATATCAAACTAAAGGGCAATATGCTACTAATGGTGGGGAATATCATATTCCAGAATTAGGATATTGGGTTGATTATTTCAATCCGAAATTAAAACTAATTATGGAATGGGATGAAGAGCATCATTATATTAACGGCAAATTGTCAGAGAAAGACGCAATGAGACAGAAGGAAATTCAGGAGTTTTACCCTGAATTTAAATTTGAACGAATAAGGGAACTTGAAGTTTCACATAAACGTTTGCAGAAGGAGAAAATAGTATGAACAACATGCTCACGAACGTAAGGGTTGTCCGAGTGTCCGGGGAGAAGAGCGGTCTAAAGGCCAGCTCCTTCCAAACCGGCCGGGCTATCGACACTGCTGGTTTCGAAGGGACTCTGTTTATCGTCGTAGGGTCTTCGAATGCCGGCGGAACTACGGTATACACCGTTATTCAAGGGGCTTCGGCTACTGGTGGGACTTTTAAGAAGTTGGCTGGGACTTCTTCTACCGGGCCTTGGACTACCGGAAGTCTTACCCGTAAGGTAATGGCTATTGATATGGTTCGCCCACTTTCTACGGTTCGGTTTATGCGCCCGATGGTTGTAGGAAGTTGTACTGGGGAAATTAGCTGTATGCTGGCTATCCAGTATAACAGTCGTAAACCCGGTAGTTCGAATATGTGGAAGGCTTCGACTCGCGCCGGTTCTACGTTGTGGCAATCCGATAGGATCGCAAATCAGGTTATAGCAATTTCCCCGGCCGCTACTACGAAGACTACGGGTTAATTTCACTTTCGACCTAAGAAAAGGGGAAGGTAAAGTCCTTCCCCTTCTAACGGAGGATTAATATGGCTTCTACGAGTACGGGATACGCAAGATCGATTATTTCTAGGGAGCAACCTTCCTCTTCGGGTCAGGTGATGAGCTTTACTAGTGGATGTACGCTTAACGTCCAAGGTGGAGCTGTTCAAAAGATCCAAAGTGGCGGAGAAATGGAACTTAAATCCGGCTCTACGGTAAACGTAGAATCTGGGGCTTCTATTAACATTAATTCTGGCGGGCTGGTAAAAGACGCAGTTGTTGCGCAATCGTCCGGTGCCTTGTCTATGACCAGAACTGGAATTTCTGTGTTTTCGACGGCAGTTGCTGCGGCTAATAAGATTACGATTAGCGCACTACCGATGGCCGGTATTCGAAAAACTATCGTTACGTACACGACTTTGGTGCAAACTGTTCGTGGCGCTTCGGCCGTGGCTACCGCACCAATTTTCGGTACTACCGCGACAAAAACCTATAGTTTGCTTATTGCTCCTACATCTAAGCAAGCTAAGATGGGAGCGTTTATAGAATTGATCGGGCATTCGACTAAGCGTTGGCATTTCAATTGCCGATCAACTGCCTATGTCTCTTTGACTACGGCTTGCACCTAGTTTCAATTTCCCCGACAAGGAAAAAACAGAAAAGGAGGAACATTAACGATGGAACAGATTAAGGAAGATCCCGGCCCGATTGTAAATTGCGCGACTGCCGAAGGCGAAAAAATCGCTGTAAATTTGGATCAAATCCGTTATCTTGGTTACGGGCCTAGGGACGTAAACGCACCTTTAGGATATATTACCGGCACTCAAGCTCCTCGTACCCGAAACAAAGTAGCTATCGTAGGATTTGCGCCTTCATCTATGGAAGATGTAAGGACGATGTTTGACGATCCGGATTTGGAAATCTGGTCTTTGAACCAGCTTTATATGGCCTTTCCGGACATTACGCCTAAGACGACCCGATGGTTCCAAATTCATCACCGCACTTCGTATGATCAAACCGTAGGTCGGGACCACTCGCACCACGAATGGCTTACGAAGCAAAAAGATTTCCCGATTTATATGCAGGAAGAAAACGCGGATGTGCCTTGTTCGGTACGATTTCCGAAAGAAATGTTAATGTCTGTTTTCGGAAATTACTGGACAAATAGCATTTCTTGGGAAATAGCATTGGCTGTCTACGAGGGTTTTGAGAAAATCTATCTCTTCGGAGTGGATATGGCACAGGATTCGGAATACCAGTTTGAACGACCTTCAGTCGAATTCTTCCTAGGTTGGGCTTGTGGGGCTACCGGGGATAAGAATCGAATCGTAATTCCGGAGAAATCCGATCTTTTGAAAACCCTTTGGATTTATCCCTACGATGATTCCGCACCTTTCCGGGCTAAATGTATCGCTCGGCAAAATGAACTTACTCGGTCTTTACAAATGCACGCACAAGCGGAATCGGAAAACCGGGACGTTAAGAATCAACTTTTAGGCGCTAGAGATAATATGGCCTATATCATGAAGACCTGGGAACAAAGTGGGAGGGAATTAGTTTCTAGGGAAAACCGGATTACCCGTTGTCCGTATTGTCAAGGGAATCACGATTACCGTATAACGTCTTGTAAAGGGAAATAATAATGTCGATTCAGGTTTTAACCAAATTAAGTACAGCTCAAAATACTTGGACCGATTGGGGTTTAATCCGGAATAACTTTAATCTTTCCGTGGCCGTATCTACTACTTGGATAGGAACCATTACGGTACAACGTAAATTCGGTTCTACCGGTACAGAGAAAGACGTTATTTCGTATTCGACCGCTGAAGAAGATGTGGGTATTGAACCGGAAGACGATGTTTATTACAGAGCAGGAGTTAAGACCGGTGGTTACACGGCGGGGACCGCTACTATTCGCCTTAGTCAATAATGACGGAACTTAGGCAAACAGATTGCCGGTTTCCGAATTTCCTGGAATTTCAACCTCCTTTCGCCAGGTATTTTTGGGGATCGGCAATTTTACTAGATAGGAGTTAAAAATGGGGATTTTTAGAGGCGGTCCTTTCGCTAGTTTTTGGCGTTTAGTAGCAGGAAATTTAGTGACAGATAGGGCCGTAACCATAGGGAATACGGCCTCAGTAGTCGGCCTCACAGACACGGCGTTAACGGCATCCCTTCCAGTTTTTACAGATGTCAATAAAAAATTAGAAAGCAAATCTGCCGCCGATGCTTTTACAGCGCTTAAACAAGCCGCAACCGAAAGTGCAACGGGTGTTGCCGAGCTTGCAACACTGGCAGAAGCTGCGGCAAAGACCGACACCTCCAGGATCGTTACTCCTGCGGGTCTGGCTGCATCTCTCGATGATGCAATTTATGGGGTGTCGTGGAACGAGACGACCGACAGTTATACCCGGCTGGGTTCGCTGGCCGGGATAGCAAACAATGTTTCGCCAGGGAATAATCTGCTCCCGGTTCAGCGCCGAATGCAGCGTGCTGTTTTAAGCGATGCAGGGCTTCTCCAATATTACTTGCTGCCTACGGATTCCACGAAAAAGTGGGACGGCTCGACTGCTGTGTTGACTGGTGCCGATGGTCAGGTGATGGTCGAGACCCCAAAATTTTATTATTCATACTCTTACGCTGCCCCGGTCCACACGTGGCTGATTTCGCTACGTCCGCAGCCAGGTATGCAGCCCCATCCAGCGTTTTTTAAAAACGGGGCATGGGTAGATAATCGGTATATCGGAGCTTATGAGGGGACGCTTTACGATGTAAGCGCCTCTATTTATGCCAATGGAATTTATCAGACCGCGTTTTCCTGCACGTTTGCCAATGCCGATTCGAGCATTACTGCTAATGCCAGGACTGCCCCGTTCGCTAATCTCGTGGCCGGAGATAAAATCACCATTTCCGGAACAGCGAGTAATAACGCTACCTTTACAGTCGCTTCCATCGTTTCAGATACAAAAATCACAACCACAGAAGCCATTGCCGACGAGACGGCTGCAAGTACGGTTGTCCAAACTCAAAAAGATTGGACGGCCACCAGCGGGGACAAGCTCTGCTCGATTTCCGGTAAGGCTCCGATCACATACGGTACGAGAGCGCAGTTTCGTGCCGTGGCCGCAAATCGGGGGAGTGGGTGGAGGCAGCTTGATTACGACCTGCATTCGGCGATTCAAATTCTTTATTTGGTCGAATATGCATCCTTTTACAGCCAGTCGGTAATCGGCGCAGGGATAACCAATGTCTCTGGGTGGGACGTTTATAACGACTACAATCCAATCGCGAAAACCGGCAATTCCAATGCGGCTGGAAGCGCGACCGGAAACAATGCCGGATCGACCTCGGCTGCGACAGAGACCACCAAATATCTATCCTATCGTGGGATCGAGAATTGGTGGGGGCATACTTGGAAGTGGTGCGACGGGATTAACGTCAATGCCAACGTACCATATGTAACCAATAATTCGGCAAATTATGCCGATGATACGAGCACCAATTATACAGCGCTTGGGATTACTTTGACGGCATCGGATGGCTGGCAGAATGCCCTGCAACAGATCAGTCGTGGATTTTTGCCAGCGAGCGTTGGTGCCTCGTCATCCACAAAAATCACAGATTACTACTGGCAGGCCTCGGGCTGGCGGGTGGTGCTCGTGGGCAGTTATGCGGATGACGGTGGGAACGCTGGGGCGTTCTACGTGAATGCGTATAACGCGTCGGGCTATGCGTTTCGGATTATCGGCGGTCGGCTGGCATACTAAAGCAGGAATAGGAGGTGGCTGATGCAGGGGCAATGCGATCAAGTTCCGACAAAATTTGTAGAATCGCGGGGAAAAATTCAGTTCCGGTTCAATGTCCGGGAAATCCAGGTCGAGACAGACTTGGGCACAAGGACCGCATACGCATACGAGTATGTTGAGGCTGAAAAGCCTACAAATGAATCGATTTTGGAGGCGATGACCGGGGTTGAGAATGCCAGCGTCATTTTAAATGCTTCAGGACCGATCATAGTCACCACAGAACCGGAAATAAAATAGGTCCGTATTGATTGGAATACGGACCCTGGATAAGCATTACTTATTTACCATTAGTTATTAGTAAATAAACCAATTTTAAAAAACTTCTAACTAGAAAAGCAAAGTTTTGAGAGAATTAGATGAAGACAGCGATAGTAACTAGCGCAACTGCCGAACCAATTCTTTTAAGCGATGCTAAAAGACATCTCCGTGTTTCTACAAGTTTTACGGATGACGATAGTTACATTAATTCGCTAATTACTGCGGCACGGCAAGAAGTTGAAAATTATACAAACCGTAAGTTAATGTACCAAAGATGGAAAGTTTATTTCGATGAATTTCCTTCAGGCGAATCTTTTGAAATACCTTATCCGCCCTTAAGGTCTATTCCGTCTACCGGTTTAAGATACACAAATAGTACGCAGTCAACTCAAACTCTTTCTTCTACGAAATGGGATTCCGATACGGTAAGCGAGCCGGGAAGATTAGTTTTGGATTATAACGACGATTGGCCTACCGATACATTAGCGCAAAGTAACCCGATTTCTATAGAATTTCGTTGTGGTTATCCGACTTCCGGCGCTTCTTCGGGTGGAAGATTCGTACCTGCGCTAATAAGACACGCGATAAAATTAATCGTTTCCGATCTTTATGAGCAAAGGGAAAATTTCATAGTAGGACAACCTATTAACTCAATCCCCACTCCGGCTAAAAGACTTCTTTCTTCGTATAGGATAAAAACGTTTTGAGAGCTGGCGAATTAAGACACAAGTTGTTTTTTCAAAAACCCGGAACTTCCGCTAATACCTACGGTGAAGAAGTAGTTACGTGGACTACCGATTTTAATACGATGGGAGCGATTTACCGGACTAGGGGAAAAGAATATTTTGCAAATCAACAGGTTCAATCTGTTACGATAGATAGGGTACAAATTCGATATCGAAAAAGTTCTACCGGGGCGGAAATCGGGCCGAAGTGGCGAATCCGTTTTGGTACGCGATATTTTAATATTAAAGATGCAATAAACGTAGAAGAACGAAATAAAATGCTGGATATCTACGTTACGGAAAGTACGTAAATGGCGACTACGTTAAGGGGCGGCGGGGCAGACGTATCGATTCAAGGATTGGACGAGGTTTTAGCCGCTTTTCATGAAATAATGACTTTCGCTGACGACAGAGTAACAGAAGAATCATTGCTCCTAATAGGTAAATATCTACGCGACGAAATACGCAGTAATACTCCTGATAGTGGTTTAGCGCACGATAACAAGTTAAATAAATCAATCGTCGCTAAAAAATTTCGTTCTAAGGTAAAAGGTTCCCCTTCGGTTTTTGTAGCGGTAGATAGAAGAAAGGCACCGCATTGGCACTGGGTAGAATTCGGTACGCAAGGTTATCGTATTGCTACGGATAAAGCGAAGAAGACAGCGCCAGGGGCAAGATGGGTTTGGCTTAGTAACGGAAGATTTTATTCCGCTAAGAATTTAGGCGGTGGAATATACGGAATAGGGCCCATGCCTGCGCAACCATTTTTCCGTTCTACTGTAGATAGTAATCGGAATATGATAGAAGTATTAATTAAAGACACCGTAGTAACTTTAGTCGAAGAAAAATGGAATAGGAAGGGGAGGCATGCCTTCGAAATTTAAACGTCTTAAAAACGGTTCTGCGAAGCGTAGAAGGTAATCCTTGGATCTATCCGAAGCTATATATTCGCAAATTAAAGCAACTACCGCTATTACCGCTTTAACCAGTAATCGGATTTATCCGATAGTAGCGCCGCAAGGTGCTAGGAAACCGTTTATCACTTATCAGGAAATAAGCGAAGTCCCGGTGCATACGATGATTGCCGATCCGAAAATACGAATGTTTCGAATGCAAATCAGTTCTTGGTCAACTTCGTATTCTAATGTTGTATCGGTTTCTACGCAAATAAAAACAATTTTAAGAGACAAAACAGGAACGTTAGGAAGCAGCAATTTTAAAGTACAAAGGATATTTTTCGACGGTAAATATGACGTTCCCGATATTAATCCGGAAACCGATAAAATAACTTATCATCGCGCACAAGATTTCATAGTTTGGACTACGTGTTAATATGGGTGGAAAATTCACTTTAAAAAATGCAGAAATTAAATTAGGTTCGTCTGTTCATCCTGCTAATATTTCAAATTTTGTTAAAGAAATAACGTTAACTTATCGTTCAGAATCTTTAGATAAAACTGCTTGCGGTAGTTTTGGAAGAAAAAGAATTTCAGGATTGAAAGATTGGAATTCTAAACTTATATTAAACCAATCTTTTGCATTAAGCGGTCCCGATATTTCACTTTGGAATATGTTAGGTAGTACGGCAAATTGGCTTTCGGTTAAATTAAACTCTAGTCAGGTTAATGATGGGAATCCAAGATATTACGGTAAATTCTTACTTCGTTCATACGTTCCTATTTCTGGTTCTATAGGGACTTTAGCAATAAGTAATGCGGAAATTATTGGTGATGGGGTTTTAATAAGATCTTCTACGCCGATTGCATATGAAGGAACGTCGTTAACCGCTAGATGTACGGAAGGGGATTCTTGGACAAGATGGGGTAAACTTTACGATCTATTTAACGCTTCTGTTGCTGTATCTACCACTTGGGAAGGAAGTGTTACTGTGCAAAGAAAATTTGGTTCTACCGGAAGCGAAAATGATGTTTCTTCTTTCTCGACGAATACCGAAACCGTAGGAATTGAACCAGAAGACGGAACTTATTATAGAATTGGAATAAAAACAGGCAATTATACCGCAGGGTATGCTAACGTAAGATTAAGTCAGTAAAGGAAAAAGAAAATGGGTGAATTTGCCTTAAAAAACGCAAAAATCCTTTTCGGCGGTGCGGACCTTTCTGGAGATATGAACGAAGTGACGGTAACTCAATCCGCAGACGTATTAGATAAAACTGTCTTCGGATCTTCGGGCAGACGTAGAATGGCCGGGTTAAAGGATTTTCAAGTCACCGGCGGCGGTTTTTATAACGCTGCCACTACGCAAAAAAACGATCCGCATATTTTCTCTAAACTTGGTTCTACCGCTTCGGTAATTACGGTAGCGCACGGTTCTTCGCTAGGTGCGATCTGCTATTCGGGGCAAGATGTTCTTTCCGAATATTCGCCGGCCGGTAGAATAGGGGAAATGATGCGCTTTAACTTCGCCTGTTACGGAGACGACGAAGCTGTAAGAGGCGTAATAGCGCAAGCCGGCACAGGACTTTCCACCGCCCTTTCCGCAACACCGCAAAATCTAGGCGTAAAAGGAACTACGAAAAAGCTTTACGGAATAATGCACGTAAGGGGAATTTCGTCTTCCGGTGGAACCCATACGATTCGAGCTAAGGTTCAAACTTCCAGTTCATCCGGCTTTGGTTCCCTAACTACGGCAATTAATATGGACGCCGTAGGATGGTCTACGAGGGTAAGTGCCCAATTTAAGTCTACGAACGGAAGTACTGTCCATACTTGGTATCGGTGGAGAATTGATTCTACCGGGTCTACAAATAGTAAAATGACCGCTGTTTTGGCATTAGCAATCCAATAACTAAGGAGAAAAGAAAATGGCAGAATTCATGTTTAACAAAGGCGTCTTTAAGATCGGAACTACGGCAGCTGTTGTAAATCTCAGTTCCTATGTACGGTCAGTAACGGTAACGGCGAATGCGGAAATGCTGGACAAAACCGCTATGGGTTCTTCGGGCAGACGAAGAATTTCCGGGCTTAAAGATTTTTCCGTAACAGTAGAATTTAACCAGGATCTTGCAGCCTCAAAGGTAGATGCTACACTTTGGCCTTATATCGGGTCTACTGCTAAGTGGATTACAACTAGAGCTAAATCTTCCGCTTCTACTGCTGTTAATCCACGATGGACAGGAAACGTTCTGCTTCCTTCCTATACGCCGATTGCGGGGGCTGTAGGAAGTTTGGCCACGTTGTCTGTTACGTTCCAAGGCGATGGAGTTTTAACCCGTAGGACTTCCGCGACTTAATCAAAAATCGAAAAGGAGGAAAGAAAATGAGTTTAAGAGACAAGATTAGAAGCGCAGACGACATTAAGAAGGAAATCGTTAAGATTGCTGTGTGGGATTGTTCTATTGAGCTTAGAACGATGACCGCGAAACAGCGGGCTTTTGTGTTGAACGAATCAATGAACGATGACGGTAAGATTCAACACGATAAGTTACACGCGCAAATGCTTATCGCTTGTTGTTTCGATCCGGAAACCCAGGAAAGAATCTTTTCGCAAGACGATTCCGAATGGCTTATGGAAAAATCTTCGGGACCGGTAGAACTTCTTGTGTCGAAGGCGATGCGTATTTCCGGTCTTACGAAAGACGCTACTGAACAGGCCGAAAAGGACTGAGGTTTGGTCATCCCGAAGAACGATTTTATTTCTTCTTAGCTAGGGAACTTGGGATGACCGTTGATGAAATGCTTGATTCAATGCCCTCTACTGAGATTCCGAAGTGGAGGGCATTCTTTAAGATCGATTCCGAAACCGAAGCCGATAAACGTATCCAGAAGAATATGGCTAACCGTTTAGCGGGCAAAAAGGGACGAAGGGCGCGATGAATCCATTATTATTAAGAATCGGTATTCATTCGGCTGAATTTACCGCAGGAATGCAGCAAGCGCGAAAGGATTTAGCGGCCCTTCGTAAATCTACAGAAGATCTTTCCGCCGGTTTTACTAATTTAAAACGTTTAGCAGTAACCGCCTTTGGAGGATGGGGGTTACGTGAATTGGGGAAAAGTCTTATAGAAACCGGCGTTACTTTCGACCGAATGTCGAGAAGTATGAATGCTGTTTTTGAATCTGCCGTCGAAGGTCAACAGCAGATTAAATGGCTCCGTCAAGAATCCGATAGATTAGGATTAGTTTACCGAGATCAAGTCAAATCCTTTCAAACCTTCGCCGCCGCTGCCCGCGTTACTAATCTTACGATGGAACAAACTAGAAAGATTTTCACTTCGGTTAACGAAGCTTCCGTTGTTCTCGGTCTTACACAAGAAAAAACTAAAATGGCCTTATACGCACTTGAGCAGATGATGTCTAAGGGCGTAGTGGCTATGGAAGAATTACGGCGACAGTTAGGCGATCATATTCCAGGCGCTTTCGCTAGAGCCGCGAAGGCGATGGGGCTAACTACGGAACAAATGATTGAACAAGTTCGGCAAGGTAAAATTCTTTCCGAAGATATGCTCCCCCGTTTAGCTCGTGAGTTTACTAGGGCTTACGGGGAAGCCGTTCCGGAAGCGGCTAAGGCAGCGTATGCAGAAATAAATCGTTTGAAAAACGAAATGGATTACCTTCGCCTAGCCTTTATGGATTCGGGGGGGATGAAACTTTTCGTTACCGCTGTAAAGGAAATTGTAAAAGCGACGAAAGAGTGGAGGGAAGCAAATAATGAGTTAATGAAAGAAAATATTACCGAATGGGTAGAAAAAACAGAAAATGCGGTTCGGTCTTCGGTAAAATTCCTAGATGATTATCCGTGGATTTTAAAAGGAGGGATAGTAGGGGTAGTCCTTTTCGGTAAGGCTGGGCTAAAAGGCGCTGGTTACACAGCGATTTTTACCGCCATCGCTAAAGAAGCGCATGATTTTGGTGTTCATTTACAAAACTGGGCGGATATGACCGCTAAGGGAATGTACCCAAAATGGCAAGATTCTTTAGATGCGCTTACAAAACCCGGAAAGGTAGAAAAGGATTGGGAAACATATTATTATCCTCCTAATCAAATCCAAATTGTAAAAAACGATCTTTTAGATTTAGAAATGGCACATAAACGTCTTAACGAAAGCATAAAATGGTATAGAGAAAATGCATTAGAACCAAAAATGGATGGATTAAAAAGTATTCATATTAATGATACTTTAAAAAAAGATCTGCAAGAATTACTTCGTTTAGAAAATGAAATTGAACGAGCTAAACGGACGATCTATCGTTTAGAAAACGAGGAAGTAAAAGTTGCCGAAGAAAGAAAAGAACTTTACGAACAAATAGAAGCGATGGCCGGTGCCGGGCAAGAAGAAACTTATATTAATCCTTTAAGAACGCCTAAACTAGACTGGGAAGAGCAACAGCGTCTTGAACGAAAGATGCGTGAATTACAAAGCATAGTTAATAAATTTAAACTTGATCCGTTCGCTTTCGAAGAATCGGAGGTAAACGCTTCGTTTGAAGAAGCATATAAAATGGCGGAAAAATATAAAGAACAATATCCGTTATTAGGAGACAAAGTTAAAGAAGCGCATAAAGCCGCCTTAGCTTTAATGAATCAAGATTTTGAGAAGTCACTTAATGAGCGACTTGAAAAGGCTTTAAAGAAAGAATTTGAGTTTATCGATGAAAGAGCGGAAGCAGAGAAAAAGTCTTACGATAATTACGAAAAAATGATGATTAAGTTAGACGTGAACCAATTTAATCGTCGTAGAGAAACTTTAGAAAAAGAAGTTGAAGGATTTAAAATATTAGCCGGTGCGAACGAAGAAACACAAAAACTTATCGTTCAATATCATAAAGACGCATTAGCAATAATTAACGCAGAAGAAGAAAAATATAGGCAAGACAGATTAGAAAAAGCATTAAAAGAAGAATTTGAGTTTATCGACGAAAGGGTGGAAGCTGAGAAAAAGGCATTAAAAAAACAGGAAGAAGAAAATCGACATTTTACAAAAAGGGTAACGGATTTTACCGCTGATTTTTTCTTCGATATTTATAAAGGGAATATTGATGGTTGGACCGATATGCTTGAAAAGATGACCGATCTTTTCGCTAAAGCGTTAGCCGAAATGGCAGCTAAGGCAGCAGCAGAAAAGATTATTGTCCCGATTGTTTATGACTTTTTAGGAGGATTAACCGGAGGAGCGGTTGGGAATGCTGTAGGGAACATTAGCGCAGCAGCAAGCGTTGGGGCTTGGGTTAAAAAGATGTTTGGCGGTACGGGTGCTGGCGTTGGTTATAATACTTCCGCTATGGCCGGAGGACTAGGCGAAGGCGCGGGAGCGAGTGCGGCCGGTGGATATAGCGCAACTTCTATCGGAGCGGTTGCCGGTCCGTTCCTTATGGCTGCCGGTGCCGTTGCGGTTTTTGCTGGAATTCTTGAACATTTTAATAAAGATAAATTCCGTTATATTCCCGAACTTTCCCTTGGTTATGGCGATAGTGCACGTTTTCCTGACTTTGTTCCGGATGCATATCAATATGGCGGGTCCGGTATCGGTAATCCGGATGCTGGCGTAGAAGGTTTTCGAAGTACTCCTGAATCTTGGGATTTTTATCGAACAGGCACAGATGATCAGGAGGGTTTCTATTTAGAATTAGAAACCGCTATAGACGATTTCGCTACAACGGTAAGAAGCAGTATAGAGGACTGGGCGGAAGCTGCCCTTCCTTATGATATTTTCGATGATTTTAAAGATCGTTTAGAAGGTCTCAACGTTACACTTTTCGAAGGTGGGGCTAGTGGAAGAAGTATAGAAGAGATTGTAGCGCAAATTGGTACTGCGTATTGGGATGCTGCTTCTCAACAAATGGCCCTTGCTTTAGGACAAGGCGCTTTTGACGCTTTGCAAAACGCTCCAGATTTTGTCCGTGACACCCGTACTGTTTCCGGCGGATATGAAGCTTTGGGCGGTTTATTTCATCAATACGAAGAAGGAGGTTTTACCGCAGAAGAAATTATCGCTCTTTCTAATGCTTTAGCGGTATTTAACACGACAACACAAGATGCGATAACAACTGTAGAGAGTATTTATCATTCAATTATGGTGGCTACTGGGGCTTTAACAAAGTATGACCAAGAAGTTTACAATGTCAATCAACAATTTGATGGTTATATTGAACAACTTCGCAAAATGGGTGCGGCGGAAGAATACATTACATGGGTCGAGGAGCGTAGGGCCGTAGCAATAGCAAACATAACTACTGCGGAAGAAGAGTCTGTTAAAAAACTTAACGATCTTCTAAAAACGCAAGCTTCTATTTTAGAAGGTTTCCTGCCTCAATATTCAGCTGCTATTCAAGCTAGTCTTTTTTCGGCACAAACCGGAATCGGTATGGAGCAAATTACGCCTTCTAATACCGCTTCCTGGTTAACAGCAGCTTTAAATCCGGCTAATCGTGAACAATTTACCGCTTACGCTGGATCTATCGGAATGGAACCTTCCGAATTATTGCAACAATTAGCCTCTTTAGGGCAAACGCTATTAGGCGGAATGTTCGGAATGATTGAGTTGGCGGGCGCAGTAAAGGCGGATATTCAAGGTTATCAAAGAAAAGACTGGGGGACCGAAGAATATTTAGGATACGCCGGCGGATTAGCAACTCAACTTTTGAATTTGGATAAAAATTCCCTTACATATTGGGCAGATTCGCTAGATATTTCGAACGAAATTTATTCGGTAATGGGCGAAATCCAAAGTCTTACAGAAAAACAAAATCAGCAAAATGAACAAATCATTAATTCTCTTGAACAAAGCAAAGAATCTCTAACTGCTTTAATCGACGAATTAACCGGAGGAAGTTTGTCTCCGGTACAAAGCGCGGAATATTACGGGACGAAATATACAGACCTGTTAAATGCAGCTAGGAATGCAGCGCCAGAAGATTTACCTGGGGCGATATCGAAATTTGAATCTTTCGCTAGAGAATATGCTGGTTTTATGGGTGGATATTCCGAAGATTACAAAGAAGTAGCGAGAGCAATAATTAACGACGTAATGGACGTAAGGGGATTAGCAGAAGATACACAGGATCTTCTTCAGCAACAAATCGCAGATAATACAACAGATATGGTTAATTATCTTTCTTTGATTAATACTTCGCTTTTAAATCTTACGGGGCAGCCCGTTAGCCCTATTTTGCCAGGAAGTATGACTACGGATTCCGGAACCACAGTCGGGTATGTTCCTGCCCCAATTAATGTAGTAGGGGCTACTGGTGATTCTGGATGGGATTTTACACCGACCTATACCGATCCAGTTACCGTGACTGTTCCTTATTCTCCTCCTGTAAATAATGTAAGTGCTACTGGTGATTCTGGATGGAATTTCACTTCAACCTATACCCCAGTTATAACCCCTCAAGATCAATCTGCGGGAAATAGGCGTAGCGACATCTTGTTTGACCTAGGGATGACTCACGCTCAAGGGGTTAATTATACGATAGAGCAACTTCGGCAAATGCGTGGATACGATTTAGGTGGTTTCAATCCTGGTGTTCCCGCTATCTTCGGAGAAAACGGATCGGAATGGGCAATCCCTGCATCCAGTAATCCTAGAAACGAAAATTTCCTCAAATCTATCGGTATTGATCCGGACGAAATCGGAAAATCCATAGCTAAATATATTCTACAAGCCTTACCGCAAAATAGCAATCAACCAGTTCAAATCGCTATAGACGGACAGGTTATTGCTTCTATAGTTATGGACAAAGCTTCGAAGAATCCACAAACCATTAAAAAAATGCGTAGAATAATGGAGCAATAAATTGGCGTCAAAAGAGCTGTTCGACTATCTTTCCGCAGCTACCGTAAACTTTACTTCTTCGGCTTTACAATTAAGTCCGCAGGAAGTCATAGAAGAAATGGTTACAAAAAACCAAATGGTTCGTTATGGGGACGACGGAAGCGAAGAAAGAATTAGTTTTTCTAATTCTCCGATAGCGTATGTTAACCTAAGATGGCCTACCGAGATGGCTGCTAATATTGGTACAATTTTCGATTATTGGATGTCTACCGGAAAAGGTAACGGAATCGCCCGAAGTTTTAAATTAAATTATGGCGACGGGCATACATATTGTGCTAGGTTCGCCGACGATGTTACCCGAACGATGAGGCCCGGACCTTACGCTTTAGGAATACAAGGCGTCCCGCAAATGAAACTTAAAATCTTAGGAACGACGTAGAATCGTTTTTAAGGCGTTTAAATTTTTCGAACGTAGGGTAACTAGGGTTAAGAATAGATCGTTTAACGTAGGGGATTCTACGAAGCGTAGGAAGGTATGATAACATTTGACGCAACCCAACAAACGATAGTTTCCGCTGTATCCAAAAAAATCTTTTGGGGATTTACTGTAGTTACTACCGGGGCGACGACGTATCGGTGGTCTACGGTGACTAGAAGTTACGGAGGAAACGCCTATACCTTCCGGATTATTCCCGATTCGTTTAACGGAGTAGAATTAAATCGTAATCAATCCGAAATGGGGCTACAAGCGCCTAACGAACTTACCTTTCTTGTAACGAATCCTGCGAATACTTTAACCGCTACTGATTTTACCGACGCAGATTTATTGCTACAACTCGTAATGAGCGATTATACGAACGAAGCAGTTATAAGACAATTCCGTTTTATTGTTCGTAGGGCGGAACCACAGATGCAAGCTTTAAGGTTTCATTGCGTAGATTATTTACAAAGATACCTTAAAGGCGATTATCCGAATACTCGTTTAGTTAAAGATATTTTTCCGAATTCTGCGCAAGTTAAAGACGATAATGTTTGTGTTCCGGAACCTTATGGGGTAGCTTACGTTCCTTTAAGAAGCGTTTATATTCCTACGTTTACCTCATTAACTTCTACCGCTATTTCCGCCGTAGCTTCTAGTAACGGGAGTCGATGTAAACTCAGAACGGCTTCTTCCGCTTTCGATAATTTTGAAGTTGGACGGACTACGCCTATTTCCGGTTTTACGTCTACGGCGAATAATCAAAGCGCTATTGTTTTAGCTAGATCTTCTACGGAAATGGAATACGCCGAAAATGCTGGTTTCGTAGCGGAAGCAGTAGGTGATTCCGTAACGGTAACGCAAGGCAGTCGAGCGTATGTTTTAGGAAGTACGTCTTTAACCTATACTTTACAAAAAGTTCGATCCCCGAGGGAATGGGGACGAAAAAGTATTTGGACTTCTACCGGGTATACATTTTCGCAATACACTAAAGCGGAATCGACTTCGGTAAATTGGCGGGTAATGCATCCTATGATTATGGACGTAGATAATGACGGTACTGCGGATGCACCGGGAGTTTGGAAACAAGGGGATTATTTTCTGGATATACCTACGAAGTTTATGCGTTCAGATACTTCGTCTATGACTAATCCTGCTAACGTGATTAAGAATGTTGTAAAAAACTTAGGGGTTTCTACATCTATTATTGGTTCGACAATCTTTACAGACGCAGAAACGGTATATTCGGGATGGGGGTTAACGTGGAACGGGGCGTTCTGGTATAAAGAACCTAGGGAAAAGATAATCGCTAGGTTACAAAGTATGTGTAATTCCGTTCTGATTTCTGAAAATACTTTAGGGCTTTATCCCCTTTCTTCTACATCTAAAAAAACCTTGACTAAGGCCGATGTTTTAACGCAAGGTGGCGAAACAGCGGAAAGTAGTTTTGAATATTCGGAAATATTCGACGAAGAAAATTCGGATAGTGGTTATGTTACTTGGCAAGAAACGGATGAACCGCAAGATAAATTTCTTCAAATTTTAGTCCCTGCTAAAACAGCAAGAACCAAAATTAGTAACGAAGTTTTAGAACTTCCGTTCGTACAAAATTCAATTCATGCACAAAAATTAGGAACTCTACATTATCAACGGAAACTACTTCCGGACGCTACGATTAGGTTTAACGGGAAGTCTACCTTGTTAGCGTTACAACCGAATGATGTTATAACATTAAATCATGCCGATTATGGTGGATCTTACGATATTTTAATTGATTCTATGCGAATTAATCGGGATGCTTCTATCGGGTTTTCTTGTACTCGGCTCTCTGATTCGTTAGATAATTGGGCAGATTTAGATCCTTCCGCCTTGACCGTAAACGAAGAAGATACAAATATAAAAATGTGGGAACCACCGTTAAGCGGACCTTTATCTTCCGAGTCTTTAGCGTCTTCGGGATTTGATGTATGGGGAAGACCGAATCTAATTGTCGGGCCAAATACAAATCAGGGGCAATACACTTCCATTCAAACTGCTATTAATGCTTTATCTGAAAGTAGGCATAACGGAATTTACCTTTTGAATGGTGAATATACCTTACCTTCTGGTGGGATATTTCTTGTAGATCGAGATATCGAGATTATCGGTGAATCGCAAGGGGGGGTAATTCTAAAAAATACTGCCGGAAGCGACGGTTTTACTTTACATAATTTAACAAAACGGCTTTCATTTTCAGACTTTACTTTTGAAAGTCAGAATACATCTGCTTATTCTAAAATGATCTATATCTATGGCGATACAGCAAATCAAAATACGGCATTAATTTTGGTTCGGCAAATAACCTTTAATCTTGTAGATGATGGAGTAATAGGCGCTTCGTCAAGTGGAGATTATGGCGTATATGGGTATTTAGGTAACTCTATAATTAGAGTAAGTGACTGTAGCTTTATAGATGGCAGTATCCCGATTTACATCTATAAAATTAGCGAAATAAATATTTTTGCAAATACCGTAGACTCTCCAGAAAACAAAGGCGTTGATATTCGCCTTGACGCGAGTACAATTTCGTCTAAAATTATTGGCAATACAGTTAAGAATTTCAAGTATATAGGTATCAAGTCTTATCAGGAAACTTACGTTGATCCTCAGTCCCTAATAATTAATAATACATTAAAGTCAATCAATGACAGCGCATCTTATTATATATATGGAATTATAACGCAAAATGGGAGGGGTGTTATTTGTTCAGAAAACCAGGTGAGCATCATTCATACCCGGACAGGGGATTATTTGCAGTATGGGATAATCCTTAATCTCTCTACGGGCAAAGTAACTAAAAATGATATATTTATCGATATTAATATGGCCGTTCAGCTTTGCGAAGGAATATCGATACCCGGTCTTAATGATAGCATTATATCTCAGAACAATATTGTGGTCGATAACGCGGATGCCACTTATAATCGGTACGGTATAAGATTTCAAGGTTCCGATAGGAACATTATCCAAGGAAACAATATAGATATGGTGAATAACAATGCAAAGGATATAGGAATCGCCTTGGATGGAACTTGTGATAATAACCAAGGCGGGGATAATATTACATATCGAGTAGGTACTTCAATCTCTGACGCAGGAACCGGTAACGTAGTAACTGCGCAGGATGTATAATGAAATGGTACATTCTAATAATCTTTCTTTTTATATCTTGCGCTCACAATGAAGATAAATGGTTTTTTCACAAAAGAACTATAGAAGCGCAAAAATTATATAATTACTATTATAAAAGCTTGGAAAATAATATTAAAAAATACGGTTTAACAAAAGAATTGAAGATAAAGAAAAATCGTCTTTCTATTTTCCGAGAAGCAATAAAAAATTATGGAGATAAAACTTCAAAAAGGCAAATTCCTTTTTGGGAAGAAATTGAAATCTTCGAAAAACAAATGAGAATATGGAAAAATGAACTTAATAATTAAAAATAAAGGTTCCGATGAAATCCTACAATTCATTCGTGATTGCGTAAAGCAAGGAAAAAATTATCGAGGTTCTAACGGGAAAGCTGACGGATTAAAGGAAAACCTTTATGATTTAATTTGGACTGAAGACAAAACCGAAATTATTATCGACAAGGAAACAAAACAAACAAAATGGTCAAAAAAGGCTTCGGAAATGAATCAGGTTCAACTTCCGGAAATCGACGAAACAGTTAAACCTTCAAGACAAGAGTATATAAATGCACTAAGGATAAGGCGGCAATTAGATAAACTAACCTACGCACAAATAGATGCTTATGTAGACGTGAACGATCCAAAGAAAGTTTTAAAAACTTTCGGCAAAGCCTTATTAGCGCTTTGCAGACAAGTAGATTTCGGAGGAAACTGATGGCTATTACTCCGTTGCATCAATGGATTCTAAATGCCGGTTTTTCGGATACAGCAGAAGGCGGGGCTTCGCTTTTACAAGTTTTTAAAGTGATGGCTGAAGAAGGAAGACCGGAAAGAAGGCCGATGCGTATATTATTACATGCGATGAGATGGTATACAGATCTAAGACAATGTCTTTTTCCGATTACGTTTTCTGTATTCGTAAGGGATTATTATGGAATTCATAATCCCGAAAATCTTTTGGCGTGGATGAGCGATCCTAGGTATCCGGTAGATATTGATAAATATTTAGCGATAATTGATCCTGCTATAAAAATAGAAACGGAAAAAACCGTTCCCTATTCCTATCTTCAATCGCAAATTCTTACATGCGGAATTCCATTAGAACCGAATTGTGTTTGGGCTTCTCCGGACGATTCTTCTTATTCACTAATCTCAAGAAGCATGTTAGATAAGATAATCGTAAAATCACCAGTACGTTTTCTTCCGTATATACCGGAACGAGTCGATTGCGACGATTTTGCGCAAAGACTTTTCCGTGGATGGTTAGCGTATTGCGGCGACGCTACCGTCTGTTTAGATGCTCATTTTAATATTTATAGCAATCCTATGTCTGCGCACGCAATGAATCTTTGGGTATTAGCGGACGGTACTATCTGTATTTCTGAACCGCAAAATAGTTCTATTTATCCAGCTCCCGCTTTTGTTCAACTATTTCCTCAATATCGGATTCGGGAAGTGAGGGCGTAAAATGGACGCTTGGATGTCCCCCCAGGTTATTTTTCTTACGGCAACAGCGCTTGTTTCAATCACCGGGGCTTTCGTCGGTACTCAGATAACAACAAAACGAAATAGGGAGGATTTAGAAGCTCATAAGAAATCTTCGAAAGAATCAGATGAAATACTTCAAAAACAAATATCTACAGCCAAAATAGAAATCAAGGCTATTGAAAAAGTAATTCCAACTCTTGTTTCATTAACAGTCTGCGGAGATAAGCAAGGTATATGTGCTAATAAGGTGCTTAATGAAATAGACAAAAAGATGGAATCTAATGAGAAAACTATGGCAAGAATAGAAAAACTTGTCGCAGACCTATACGAAAAACATGATCAGAAACAGATCATTTTAAGGGAAATCTCCGGGTTTATGGGGGACGTTCAAAGGTATATGAAAGACCATAACGGGGATAGAACTGAGAAGACAGTTAGAGAGTGCATAAATGCCTTTATCCAACAGGTAAAGGACGGTAAACAAGAATAAATATTCTTTTATTAAGGAAGAAAAAATGAGCGCTGGGCCTACCTTAGTCAAAGAAGGAAATGCAGAAATTTATAAAAAAGACAGGGATAATTTTGAAGAAAAAGAATGGCGAACTTTTGCTTTCGGTGATCCGATAAGACCTTGCCCAGATTTTAAAGAAGGAACGGGTCTTTGCGAAAATAAAAAAGCTTGTAATATTTTTAATTGTTCTCCATGGCATTTTTTCCGGAAGATACGCGGTAGAATTTAATTATATAGGAAGGGAATCAATGAAAGAATCCCTTTGCGAATTCGGAGTTATAAATACATGCAATGAAACAAACTTCGTTAAGCAGTCTGCTTGCCGATGTTTTACCGCTAGAAATACGAAACCTGGAGAAAAATGTATTTATTATAATCTTGAAGAACCTCATCAGTGCGACTGCATGGAGTTGTATTATGAGAAAATTGGAGTTAAAACAGAAAATAAAAAGTCAACAGATAATTCATATTGGCCAATTCAGAGAAAACAAGGTTCGTAATAAATGTAAAAAATGTGGGCATTCCTTGAATTCTTGGAATCGAACGAAAGCGGATGGATTGTGTTGCGCGTGTAGAGAAGGATTCGAAAAACTGACGAAAGATAGCGATAGAGTTTCTTTAATGAAAACGGCAAGCAAATTTTTACAAATACCAATCTTAGAGGAGATTTAAAATGAATCAGCAAGAACACGCAGATAAAACCTTTTTAGCTTTAACGATTTGGCGAGAGGCTAGGGGCGAACCGGATGAAGCAAAAACGGCTGTAGCGTATTGCGTACTTAACCGGGTAGATAGCCCGACATGGTGGGGGAAGGATATAATGTCCGTTGTCTTTAAAAAATGGCAATTTTCTTCCCTTACCGATCCGAAAGATCCGCAACTCATAACTTGGCCGCAAAGCAGTGATGAGTCTTGGACGAAGTGTTTAGCGATAGCTTGCCGCGCTTTCGACAGAGCGTTAAAAAATCCGGTAGTCGGCGCTGATTCGTATTATGACATTTCTTTAGATAAAATTGGCAAAGCGCCGAAGTGGGCTACTGAAGAAACTTTCGTAAAACAAATCGGAAAGATTAAATTCTATAATCTTGACAAAGATGTAGAAATTCCGAAGAAAACAAAAAAGGAGAAAGATGAAAACTGAATTCGGATGGGTTGTAGAAAGATATAGTGACGAAGATCCGACTACACTTTTATTTGTTTCGGTAGAAAATGCAGAAATAATATGGGCTAACGATCCATATAAAGCATTACGTTTCGCTAGGAAAAAAGATGCGGAAGATTTTTCTACGACATTTTCCGATTTAGTTTTAATCGGAGAACATGGATGGGAGAAGGAGGACTAATGGACTGGAAATCATTAGGGCAAAAAGCTTTCGAATTAGGATTACCGACTTTAGGAAGTTTTTTTCTAGGGCCGGCCGGAGGAATGGCGGGAAAGGGATTGGTTTCTATAGTTTCCGGGGCTTTAGGTTTAGATAAAGCAGAACCTTTACCGGAAGAAATCTTTTCCGCCTTTCAAGACCCCGAAAAACTTTTAAAGGCTAAGGAAATAGACGCTCAATATAAGATCCGTATTGAGGAACTTGTATTAGAGCATTCAAAATTGGATATAGAAAAAGAAAGGTTGTTAGTCGATAAAGAAAGGTTAGCAACGGAAGAAGCAATCAAACAGATTTCCGAAGTAAACGCTACAATGCGGGAAGAAACAAAGTCCGAACATTGGATGCAGTGGTCTTGGCGGCCATACATCGGGTTTATTACCGGGACTTCTTTTGGATTTACGGCTTGGCGTTTATGTGACGCTATTATGAAAGCTATAGGCGATAAAGATATAGCCTTTATAACTCAACTTCCTGTCATTATCGGCGCTCTAGTCGCGCTCTTTAGCGTTCCTTGTGCGATCTTAGGCGTTTCTGCATTAGGAAGAAATAAACTTAAATTAGCGCAAGCCGAATGCGCCATAAAACCTAAAACGGAGGAATTAGAACCTCCATTTTAAAGTGAGGAGAAAAAAGATGAAGAAAATCGTATTATTCCTTATTCTTTTTGTTGGGTTTCTAACGGGTTCTTCTTATTCTTATACCTTTGAATCAGAAATAGATCCAAGGGTAATTTCTGAATGGGAAATGGTTAATACCGAAACAGACGGGACGGTTTTATCTGTTTCGGTTAAAAACCCGAATCAAAACGAAGATATTAAATTTGCAATGTTGTTGGTTATTCCGCCTGGATATATTCTTGCTTATTGTTATTTAAGTAAAGAATGTAAACTTCAACATTTTATTCTTAACGAAACGCAAGATGGATATGTTAGAAAAGATCCACCTAGCGAAGAAGTTAAAGAATATCTATTAAAAAAACTAAACGATCTTTGCGGTAATAAAAATATCTGATAACTTGCATTCGGCTTGTTATGGTAAGATGTCTTTTTCAACTTTTTCGTCCTTCTGTATTTACCGTTATAGAAGGATGCGGGGATTGCCGGATTTGTGTTTATAATCCGAAGGATAATCCCCGCTGTTCCCGTTACTATCCTGTCTCACTTTATTCCCCTTCTACGTCTTCGTAGAATCCCCTACGTTAAACGATCTACCCGTAAGGCGTATCCCTATATGGTTTTTAGGGAAAACGCCTAGGAAGGGGCTTAGGTTATTCTACCGAAGTATTTTTATAACTATCTGTTTTTATTAATTAAAATATTTTAAAAATTTTCTTGACTTCCTTTAAAAACAGGAATATAAAGATTTTCAAATAAATAAATTATTTTCTTGACTTTCTTTATTTTCTTGGTTATAGGTAGGAAAACGCTGTATTTTTAAACCCTTTACGCTTTTCTATGAAAGGAGAAGAATGGGGGAAGAAATCAAATACGAAGATTTCCATAGCTTAGTCTGCTCAAGAGCTAGAGCGTGGTCTTCTGGTAACAATTATTACGACGAATTAATTTCAGAAGGATATTTATGTTTTCTTAAAACTAAAGAAAAATACGATCCTTCAAAATCAAAATTTTCTACCTTCTTTTATCATTCCCTTAATCTTCATTTCCGTAAATTCATTCAATCTTTTCCTTCCGCTGTTTTCTGCGATACCGATATCGAAACCATAGCGCATCCGGATGGTTGCCCCTTAAAGGCTGCGGCGTTAAAAGGGATGGTCGATGGGCTTTCCGGTAGATCAAAAGAAATGGTTAATTATGTTATAAATCCGCCTACGCAGTTAATCTGGGAAATGAGGCGGAACGGAAGTACGAAGATGTCTAAACATGTTCTACAAAAATATCTGGTTAAAAAGGAGGGGTGGAATATTAACCGATGTTGGGAATCGTTTAAAGAAATCCGAGAAGCAATAAAGGAGGAGTTATGAACAAAGAAGAACTAACCGGCGAAAAATTCTGGGCAAGAAAAGTCGCGATAGCGTCAATAATTGCCGAAATGTATGGTTATCCGGAATATGATGAACATTTTATTTCCAACAATCTTCCTGCTGGATTTATTTCTCTTCTTTTAGAAGTTGCAGGAATTGGATACGACCTACGAAATATTCCGGGACATATCGAAATCAAACTAAGGATTAAGGAGGGAAACTAACAATGGCACATATGATTATGGAACGCGATAATATGTTTTCGGTAGGCGCTACCCCTTGGCACGGATTAGGGATAGTTTTAGACAATCCCCCTTCCGTAGAAGAAGCATTAACGAAGGCGAATCTGGACTGGACAGTTATCCCGCTTCCGCTATATGCGGTAAAACCTAATGACGTTTTCGAAGAAGTCGAACCAAGGGCGATTATGCGCGTAGATACCGAAGAAATTCTAGGGACCGTAGGCGCGAATTGGACGCCGCTTCAAAATGCAGAAGCCTTCGGAATCTTCGCCCCTTTAGTCAAAGACAAATCGCTTCTTCTAGAAACCGCAGGATCGTTGAAAAACGGGCGTAGGGTATGGATCTTAGCCCGTATAAATTCCGATAGTGCGGAAATCGGGAAAGGCGATGAAATCCGGCCTTACGTTCTTTTGAGTAATGCGCATGACGGAACGATGGCTGTTCGGTTTGGTTTTACGCCTATCCGGGTAGTATGTAACAATACCCTTTCGGCAGCGGAAAAAGACGGAAATTCCCGCCTTATCCGAATTATCCATACACCGAGACTTCACGAAAACATCGTGGCACTTCGGGATATGCTCAATCTGTCTAAGGTGTCTTTCGAAGCGACGATAGAACAATATCGATTCTTAGCTTCCCGTGATGTAAACGAAACTGATCTTATGCGTTATATCCGAATCGTTTTCGATCCGAAGTTGGAAGGACCGGAAGGTGGGCCGAATGGCGGGAAGAAGGAAGAAGAAAAGCCGAAACCTACCGAAAACAAAATCATCGAACTTTTCGAAAACGGGATCGGTTCCGATCTTCCGAAGGCAAGAACGTGGTGGGGAGCATATAATGCCTTCAATGAATTCCTGATGTACCATCGCGGACAAAACGCGGATAACCGGCTGAACAGCGCATGGTTCGCGGATGGATATTCGCTCAACAAACGGGCGCTGGATACCGCAATCAAAATGGCTGCGTAGAAAAGGAAGAAAAATGAAATGGGAACCAGTTAGCAACGGAAGCAAAAAAAGACACTGGTTTATTTTCAAAAATTTATCAGGAAGTGGTTCCGGATTAATTCTAAGGTCTAGAAATGGTAGAATCAGAAGGTTTGAATCCTATGAATCTGCAAAGAAAGTCTGCGACAAACTTAATCAATTTTCTTTGGAGGAAAAATGAATTCAATTAATCAAGAAAAGAAAAAGGTAAAATTGAACCTTGTTGGGCTCGACGGAAATGCCTTCGCGTTAATCGGGGCTTTCGTAAGCCAAGCGATGAGAGAAAAATGGACCTTGAAAGAAGTTGATGATGTCGTTAACGAAGCCCGATCCAAAGACTACGATCATCTTGTCGCTACCTTGGCCGATCATTGCGAAATGTAAAACCTTTTTGGCCTTGCGGTGGCGGTTAACCGCATATCATGGAGTTTATTATGGCAACATTAGAAATTAAAAAATACAACTATAAAGAAGGTTTAATGAACGATTATCCTCGTTTAAATACTTTTGTAGAAAATTCTATAGGAGAGGATAAACAAAACCTTTGTAAAGTTCTTGGTAATTTAATTGACGTTCTAACGGATAGAAAAATATTGGACTTGGATGAAATTTTAAATATCTTGAATATTGAACAATCCGAAGATAACGAAATTAATCTGATAAGGTAAAATTCATGAATACTATCATCGTTAAAGATAAAATCGAAATTCCGTATATCTCAGAAAAATTAACGGAATTAATCGTTAAACCATTAACGCTTCAGAATCCGCAATTCGTAGAAAATGAACGGATGAACCGTTCGCAGTATAAGACTCCTGAATATTTAGAATTCTATGAAGGGCATGCATGGAGCGGAACTTTATTTGCTCCTAGAGGATTTTTAAGTGAGTTGTTAGAAATTTGTATGCGGGAAAAGATAGAAACTAAGATAGTCAGAAAGACCGACGAGAAAAAACCGATCAACTTTAAATTCACCGGCGATCTTCGTCCATATCAAGAAGAAGCGATTTTCGAAATGTTACGGTACGAGGAAGGAACTCTTTGCGCTGCAACCGGCTCGGGAAAAACCGTAATGGGAATTAAGATGATCGCCGAAAGAAAACAACCAACAATAATAATCGTTCATACAAAAGAACTGCTAAATCAATGGATAGATCGGATAAGTTCATTTCTTGATATTGATAAAAAAGAAATCGGGACTATCGGTGACGGTAAGGTAAATCCCAAACCAAAAATTACAGTAGCTTTGATTCAAACTTTGCGAAAACATCCGGACATTATCCACGATTACGGATATCTGATTGTGGATGAAGCACATAGAGTGGCAGCTAGTCTTTTTTCCGACGTTGTACAATACTTTAAAGGGAAATACATTACCGGGCTAAGTGCTACTCCTTACCGTAACGATAAATTAGATAAGGTGATCGGATGGTTTTGTGGTCCGATACGACATAAAGTCAATTCGAGCGAATTAATTGAAGAAGGTCATATCGTCGGGATTGAACCTATTGTTCGTTCGACGAATTTCCGTACAAGATTAGGAAATCCATCGGAAGAATATTCTAAACTTCTTACGGAAATTGCCGGCGATAGGGACCGGAATCAAATGATCGTTTCGGATGTAATAAAAGAAGTACGAAACGGAGAAACCTGTTTAGTTCTATCGGATAGGAAGACACATTGCGATACGCTTTTAGAACTATTCAAAGATTCCGGATTAAACAAAACGGAAATGCTAACCGGCGATACAAAAAAGGTTTTAAGAGAGGATATTGTAAAACGGGTAAACGCCGGAAAAATCCAAGTCTTAGTAGCTACCGGGCAACTAATCGGAGAAGGTTTTGATTGTAAAAATCTTTCCGCTTTGTTTTTAACAATGCCGATTAGATTTTCCGGTAGGATAACACAATATCTGGGCCGCGTTTTACGTCCGAAAGAAGGTAAAGGAAATGCGAAGATTTACGATTACCTGGATTATAATGTAAGATGCCTTTACGGATCTTACTATTCTCGCCAACGGGTTTATAAAACTTTATCTTAGAAAGGAAAGAAAATGAAACAATGGAAAAACGGGGAAATGGAAACTGCAATTTTAAATAAATTAGCGGTAATGCCGATGAGTATTGAAGAATTTTCGCCGAACGATATTAAACGTGGATTAATGGCTGAAACAAAGAAAGCGGTTTCCGATTCTTCGCTTCATAGCGCAATTCGCAAACTTCAAAATAACGGATTTATCGCAAAGGGCGAACGCGGTTATTATCGTCGAAATATCGAAAAAATCCTTGAACGAGTTACCGAAGAACCAGCAGTTACGATAGAAGAAAAACCGAAACCTGTAATTTCCATAGGTAAAATGAAAGCTGCCGAAGTAGGCTTTTATATTATCGAAGCGGTAAGAGCGTTAATAGAAAAACCGACTGTTGAGTTAGACGAACAAATTAAACGAAACTGTTCAATGCAAGAAAAGATACAGCAACTAGTTGAAGAAAATAATTCACTTCGAAGGCAAATTTTCGAAAAAGCGAATCGGATTAAAAAATACGAAGAGGAACTTGCGAAGCATGTCGGAGAGCTGGATATGGGGATGCTTCGGGAAGCCTACGAGTTAAGACAGGCATAATTTTTTTATTTATTTTCTTGACTTTCTTTATTTTCTTGATTATAAACGCTGTAAAGATTTTTTAACCGGCGGAAAAAGGAGGGGAAAAATGAGCGGTGGATCTTTTAACTATCTTTACTGTAAAGACGGCGAAGATCTTCTAAATTCAGAAGAAGACCTAGAACGGATGGCGCTGTCTTTAGAACATAGAGGATATCCGGATATTGCTTTGGATACTAAATCAATCCTTAACGACGTTCAATTTATTAAAGAAAAAATTAATGAATTGACGGAAAGGAAAAATAAACTTTCGGAAGTTTGGCGGGCCGTCGAATGGACCGATTCCGGGGATACGACCGAGAAATATATCAAGAAAGAAGCCGAAAAATATAGAGAGGAGGGGAAAAATGAGAAAGGTAGATAAAAAACGGAAACGGGAAATTCAGGAAAAACAGAAAATCGCACATAAGCGTAATGAAGAAAAAAATCTTTCAAAACGTAGAGAAATCCTTTTCAGACGTTTTATTCAACCAGAAGTTCAAACGGAAGTTTTATGCGCCTTATCTGAACCTAAGAAAGATTTTTTTGAAATTCTCTATATGACTCTTGAAGTAACACGCCAAGTTAAACCAGAAATGGTTATGCTTTTCTTTGAAATCTTTCCCGATTTCGAAACTTACCAGCGCAAACGTCTTCTTTTTAAATCTTTCGAGGAGGAAGCATGCAGATAGAACCGATTACTTGGGAAACTTGGACGCCTACAGAACCGAAAGATTTTCCGTGTATGGTCTGCCATAAAGAGATTGCTACCTATCGTATTACGGTAATTTCCTATCCAAATTTTGTCCGGGTTTCGACTACTAAGAATGTCTGCGAATCATGTCTTCTTAAATTACAGGAAACATTGTAATGAGTCGATTTACCCGTAGCCGATTTACCCGGAATATCCCTGCCGAAGGTTTTTGCGGAATGTGTGCGCGATACTACGAAGCGGACCGAAGCGGGGATATTCCGGCAGTTACAGGAATTTGTAATGGTAAAACCATAAAACCTTCTAATGATTCTTGTTATAAATATACTTTATCTTCTGCGTTTAATTGCCCTGCGAAAGGTTATTGGACGAGCCCTTCTTTGTGTAAGATCCGAAAGCATGAGCAAGAATGTGTAAAATGCAAATATCTTAAAATCTTATGAAACCAAAATCAGTAAGATGCCCAAGATGCGGAAGGTTGCTTTTTCTTCGTAGAATTCCCGATAAAGGTTTGCGCTATGTGCATCGTAAAGGCGAATCCTGTTTAAACTCTATTCCCGAAAAGGGATTTGGATTACTAAGGAGAAAATAATGAGCAACGATACTAACTTTTGCCCAAATATAAAATGTCCTTTCTGCGGGAATCATCAAGTTGTAGCGATATCTGGTTTTGGTTCGGAGTTAAATATAAGAGTAAAATATTGTAAAAAATGCGATAAGGAATTTAAATTATTGGTTTATGTTACGACTTGCGATAATTCAGACTTTACTGACGGCGATCTTTCTGCGATTAAATCTCAAATTAAAATATTAAAAGAAAACAGGAAGAAGACCGCTGCCGAATTACTGATTCAAAGAGATGTTGCTATTAAAATTAATGAAGAAGCAATGGAAATGGCCCGCGAAATGCGTAGGAAAAGGAGTATGAATTAATATGCAACATTTTATTCCATACGAAGATTATGAACAATGTTATGCCGTCTTAGATCCAAAGCGGAAATGGAAACAGGTCTTAGAGGCGATGCAATCCGTAAGCGCCTTAGAAGGAACTACGGGATGGTCTAGGCATCCGAACGTAAAGCGATGGGCAGGATACGTAGATTCCCTAAAAGATTATTACAATGTCGGCCTTAGAGCAGTCTTAGCTGATGGAATACGAACGAAACTTCTACCTTACAAAATTCCTAATTCACCAATTAACCCGCCTTGGGTCTTAGACGAAGCAACTCACTGGTTTTATCGTATGGTTTTAATCACGAAGAAACCGGAATGGTACGAACCGATTTTTAAGAAATCTACGTAGAATCCCCTAGAATCGATTTAAAAATTTTATCCGTACCCTTTATCGGAAAAATTTAGATCGTTTAACCTAAGCGATTCTACGAAGCCTAGGAACGTCTTTTAACCTATATCGGAAAAGCGATGATTGACTTCCGGCAATTTTGTCTTGACTATCGAATTCCGACTGCTCCGCCCGGAAACAAACACTACCGTAAAGGATGGGTAGGAGTGCCTTGCCCCTTTTGTACCGGAAGCCCAGGTTTTCATCTTGGGTTAAACATTGAAAAAGGTTTCGCTACCTGTTATCGGTGTCAAAAAAAATCATTGTATGAAGTATTTTCCGCCTTATCGGGAACGGACCCTAAAGAAATATCGATTCTAAGGGGTTTAATAGCCCGATACACGAACGATCTTTACCTTCCCCCTATCTCCCTACGGACGAAACGCGAACGTTTAAAATTTCCGTCTTCGCTAATTTCTATGAATACCCAGCATAAACGCTATTTAGAAAGAAGAAAATTCGATCCCGAAAAATTAGAAAAGGAATACGGATTATCGGGAACAGCAGAATGGGGCGAATATCCAAATCGAATCGTAGCGCCGATAAATTTCCGGAACCGAACGGTATCATGGCAAGCGCGGGACATTACCGATTTAGACGAACATAAATATATTGGCTGTCCGGAAGATTGGGAAGTTAGACATCATAAACACGTTTTATATGGTTTCGATAGAGCTAAATGGAAATCCGTAGCGGTAGTCGAAGGAATAACTGGAGTGTGGCGTTTAGGGGAAGGTGCGGTAGCTACGTTCGGAGTTAAATTTCGACCGGAACAATTAAAATTGCTAATTAATAATTTTGAACGGTTTTTTCTATTCGGAGACGGAGATCCTGCTGGAGAAAGAATGGGAGACAGAATGGAAGCAGAATTAAGCGCTTTCGGTAAAGAAATTGTAAAGTTAGGGCCGGTAGGAGAAGGTTTGGATTCCGGTTCGATACCGGATGAATGGGCTAATGAAATAATGAAGGAAGTGAGGAGAAAATGAAAAATTCATTAAGGTTAAAAATTCTGGAAACGCTGGTAGAAAGGCTGGACGGGAAATGTTCAAATAGTTTTAGAACTTGTCCTAGAGAAATAGAACAGGAACTTAATTTATGTAAAAATCATTCTCACATAAATGAATACGATGAATTAATAGAAAATTTCAATGGCGATTTTTGTGATTGTCAATGGTTTCACATGGACTGTACGTTGCTTCTTTTAGAGATAGGATACCGTTTTCACGAAGATATGATATGCCCTTGTGGATCAAATCTTGAATTCGAAGATATTCTACGAGTTCTTCTGAAAGAAATCAATCGTTTAAAGGAAAACGGCAATGAGCAAGAAAGGTAAGGGTTCGGTAAAGTGCCTTTGCCCGAGGTGCGGCAAATTCCACTACTTGAAATTTAAATGGACCGGGAGAGGAATTTGCCGTAAATATTGCAGTAACTGTTTGGATATAGCGGAGGGTTTTTCCTTCTTCGAAACCGAACATTCAATTCATCCAGAAAGGGCGGAAATATGAAACTTACAAAAACAAAGGCGTTAGAAGAAACAAAAAGAATTTGGGCGGAATTGGCGGAAACAGGTAGTGTTTACAAATCTTTAATAAAAGAATCAGAAAACTATTTAAGTTATTGTCCTTGCTGTGAATATCTGTATCAAAAGACAGAAGAATTTCCAAGAAAAGATCGATGTTTAGAATTTTGCCCCTTAGTATGGCCTAAACAACCAGAGCCGGAAAATTGCGTATATTCTCTTCAAAATAGCTACGATCAACTTCCTTGTCAGATATCTTATTATCGAGATTGGTGTTCCGGTAATTTATTAGAACGAAAAGTCGCGGCTAATAAAATCGTAGAACTTTGCGAAAAAGCATTGGGAGGATAATGAAAAACCATATTTGCAAAGAAACGATTTATTGTACTTGTTACGCTTTAGCGGACGAACCAAACGAAAAGTGCCCAATACATAGCGGTTATCGGACTTTAACGCCGAAGTGTGGAACGTGCGGAAAATTCTTTAGAAAGGAAAAGAATAATGAAAAATAAAAACGAGATAATCATTACCGTTACCGGTTCTGCGGGTTCTGGGAAATCTGGAATTTGTTCTACTATAGAAAGAGTTCTAAAAACTTACGGGATAAACGTTGAAAACTTTGATCCCAACCCTATTGGAGATAGAATATTAAAAATTCTTGACACAATAGAAAAAAGAAAAACGATAGTTAAAATTGTTTCCGTTCAAATATTGGAGGAATAACGGAAAGATGGAAGGTATTCCTATTAGGACTTATCGGAATTCTTTTTATTCTGACTGCATACTTCTAAATTCCGTTCTAAACGGTAACTATCGGAAGTAATTAGAAAAGATTTTTCTTTACTTTTTATTTTTCCCGTAGTATTTATAGATAATTCCGGAAACGGAAGATTTCCCTTCTTTTTCTTCGCGGACTGATCATCCGTGAAGGCGTTTCAACTAGAGGGGGAGCTGCTATCTCCCCCTAACTTTTGACCTTATAGCAGGAGGTTGAAGGATTGCACGGAAACACTCCACCAGTTTTTCCGGCCTCCATTATAAAATTACGGAGGATAACGGAAAAATGTCTGAAGAAACTAAATCCAAAGAAACAGAACTACAATACGGAATCCCTTCAGTATTAATCCCCGGCGAAATTTTCTTCAATCCTTTCATCTCTCACGTCCAAAAAAACTTGTTTGGTATTATTAGAAATCTTTCAAAAACCACTAGAGGGTGTTGGGCAACTAATAGGACGCTTGGCAATTTAATTAATAGAAGTAAGAGCAAAATATCCGAGATGATTAATTCTTTAGAACGTTTCGGATATATTAAAATACAAGAAAAAACTTTAACTGATAGTTCTAAAGAAAGAAGAATTTTTGAGAATAAAAAAGGATATAGTGTCCTATACGAAGATATGGTTAGGGATTTTCATGATTATTCTAAAGAACCAGAAAATAATGAAGATCTAGATATTTTTTTAAAAAAATCAGTAATAAAAATTATAAAAACATATAAATTAAAAATTACCGATGTTGATCTAGGATTAGGTAAAACTAAACCGGATTGGATAGATTTAGAACTTTACAATAAATTAAAAAAGATAAAAGATGACGCTACCCCCTTCTCGGAAACGGGAACCCCCCTTCTCGGAAACGGGAACCCCCCTTCTCGGAAACGGGAAGAGAATAAGGATATAGAAATTCATAAAGAAAAAGAACCTTCTTACGAAGGTAACGCTACGGAAAAAACCGTAGCGAAACCAGATGAAAAAAAACCTAGTTTTATTCGAGGTAATATTTCTCAAGAAGAAGATAAAAAAATACATAAAAAAAATAGCAACCAAAATGATTGGATCAAAATAGGTACAGGCGAATATGCAGTTTTAAATGCATGGAACAAACTTCCGCATCCTGCGGGAAAGCATTCAAAATTAAATACAGATACAATTAAAAAAACAGCAACAATATTAAGAGAAATGAAAAACGGAATTTTTGGTTCACCTTCCGTTAGAAATTGGAACCATGATTTTCTAGATAAACATAAAATAGACTTTAAATTATTTTCTGAAAAGAAATGGACTTTTAGAGAAATAATTAAAACAATAGAAGGTCCGGTAACACAAATGTATATCCATGGTAATTGGCCTGTAAAAAAAGAAAACCTTCCGACAAAACTTTCTGATCTTTTATACAATCCATTAAGGAAAACAAGTTTTTTTGTCATGTGTTATTACAATCCACCTAAACCACTTCAAATAGAAAAGACTCCCGATAAGTTTCCAAAGATTACAGAATTTTTAATAGAGAAAGGTTTTTTGCCTTCCGAAGATTTACTTAACGGTCAATGGAAAGCATATCAAAAAAATATTTCCGAAATAATGAATTGGTTTGAAGAAAATATCAACTATAAAAGTTACTTCGCCAGTAATACATTTCAAGACTCCGAAATAGTTTTAAGGATGTACGCTTTTTGGATTTTAGGAAAAGATCCAACAGGTAATAACTTTACCGGGCCTAGAACAATTCCGCAAGAATTAGAGTATTGGATGATAGGAATGGATAATAACTATTTTAGAGAATTTGTTGAAAATTTATCTTTTCGATGTCCAGGTTGCATAAAAGGAAGGGAATACGATGACTAAAAAACAAATCGTCTGCAAACTTTCCAAAGTAGCAGAAAATGTACAAGAAGATATTTCAAAATCTATTAGAGGCGGTGATTTATATTCTCGTGGTTTATCCGGCGAAGGATATAACGGTGGATATCGGGACGCTTTATACGATGCCGTTCTTTATATTAACTCTGGTTGTCTTCCGAATAGAAATAGATGGTGGGAAAAGGAGAAATAACAATGGCTTATTTTGCTAATGGTACAATCGGTATGCGTTACGAAGAAATATATTGTGATAAATGTGTTCATAACCTTGAAGACTTCTGTTGCCCCTGTCTAACGGCGCATATGCTTTGGAACTATGAAGAAGCGAATAAGAAAGGTTCCGTTCTTCATAAGATGATTCCGATGAGCGAAGACGGGCTTTATCCGCAAAAATGTATTTTCTTCGTAGGAAAATAACTATGACCGGATTCGGCTTACTCAAAAAGTCCGCAGTACAAACGGAATCTATACCGACTTTTCTTTCCCGTAAACTTAAACATTTCCGAGATAATACTGCGGACTATATTCAAGGACAGGATAAATGTCCGCTTTGCGGTGCTTTGGTTAATTATACTTGGTCAGTAGCGCAATCTTGGATTTCCTTAGAGTGCGATAAAGGTTGTTCGCTTCTACCGAAAAAACGAAGATTCGAAAGGGGATAAGGATGCAGAAACCTTTAAAGAAAGTTTCCCATATATGAGCGGAGCGATGATTTTAGCCGGTCCGGACGGTACGGGTATCCGGCGCAGGCCGACCGAAGTAGACGCGAAAATCGAAAGAATGATTTGTATCGGCTTAGTAACTTCTGACCGATTCGCGAAAGGCGTAAAACCACTTTGTAAACTGGAATATTTTCAGTCTAACTATGCACGGAAAATAGCGCAATGGTGCTTAGAGTATTTCGAAAAGTTCAATAAAGCGCCGGTTAGACATATTGAAGATATCTACCTTACGCACAAAGCTTCTGTTCCCGAAGAAGACGCGGAATTATTAGAGGATTTTTTAGCTTCGATTTCGGATGAATACGAACTTTCGGAAACCTTTAATGTGGATTACATAATATCAGAAGCAGAAAAACACTTCCGAGCTGCCGGTCTAAAGAACCTTCGCGATAAACTTACCGCAGCGATTATTGCCGGGAAGTTGGACGAAGGGGAAAACTGCGTTAAAGAATACGAGAAACCAGCGAAGCCGTTAATCCTTTCCGTAGATCCTTTACGGGATATTGATTGTATTGTAGAATCCTTAACGCCGGAAGACGAAAATCCGGATATTATTATGAGGCTTCCGGGTGCTTTAGGAAATGCTTTAGGGCCGTTAGAAAGGGGTTTCCTTTTCGCGGTACAAGCCGAATCCGGAGTAGGAAAGACTTGGTGGTTAACGTATATGGCGCAGTTAGCCGTCTTCTCGGGGCACAACGTTGTATTCTTTTCTATGGAAATGTCTACGAAGAAGATGGTAAAAAGAATATGGCAATCCCTTACTTCCGCGCCTATCGAAAGACACGGTAAACTTTTAATACCGATTTGGGATTGTAAGAAAAATCAACTCGGGACGTGTGCGAATGGATGTGGCGTAGCGTTACTTAAAGACAAACTTCGTCCGTCTTTTAAAGATATGCCTAGGGGATATAAAGTTTGCACAGCCTGTAAAGGCAGGAATGAATTCGAACCGACTGCGTGGTGGACGGAAACCGAAGATCCAGGTTTATTAGATCCGAACGTAGCCTTACGGAAACAAGCGGTATTGGATCGAAGCGGGATGCTACGTAAAGCCGGTAAGTTCTGTTTAATCGAATTTCCGAACGGGAAATATACAACCGAAGATATGGTAGCTGCGGTAAAGAATCTGGTTTACTACGAAGGGATAGTACCGGGATTAATCGTAACGGATTATGCGGATAAATTCAAATGGGCAATTCCGAAAGACCCTAGGGTTTCTATCGGAAAGATATGGAGGGAACATAAAGCAGTAGCGCAAGAATTAAACTGCTTAGTGGCTTCCGCTTCGCAATCTAATACAATGCGTAGCGGAAAACAGGTAGGAAGAGGAACGTGGGGGGAAGCGATAGATAAGATTCACGAATTAGACGATGGGGCTTCTTTTAATCAGTCTTCTTGGGAAAAAGACGCCGGAATAATTCGGGCTTCGATTTCTAAACGGCGACACGGCGAAACCGTATCTTCTTCGGAAATTATGATCTTACAGTCTTTGCGTACCGGAAGGCCATATTTAGACAGTTACCTAATGACCGCTAAAAAGGAAGCGTAATGAGAAAAACAACTAAAGGGTTTATAGATTTTCTGGAAAAATACGAAGAGGAAGCGATAACCTTTATCCAAAAAAATGAACCTCTGGAAGGTTATTTTTTAGGATTTTCCGGTGGAAAGGATTCTTGCGTCTTAAAAGATTTAACTAAACGTTCAGGCGTAAAATTTCAGACTTATTATTCCGTTACCGGAATAGATCCGCCGGAAGTTGTAAAGTTTATAAAAAGGAATCATTCCGATGTAATATGGAAAAACCTGAAAAATCATTTTATGAATTGATTCCGATAAGAGGATTTCCTACAAAGTTTTCAAGGTGGTGTTGTGACGAGTTAAAGAAAAAACCAACTAAAGAGGTTTCTCTTGAGAGAAGATTGATGGGTATTAGAAAAGAAGAATCTGCCAAAAGAGCGAATAGACCAAGAATAGACCGGTATTTTAAAAAACAGACTCTATATAAACCAATTTTTAATTGGGGAGAATGGGCAATTTGGGAATATATTGAAAAATATAATTTACCTTATTGCGAACTTTACGATCAGGGTTTCGATAGAGTTGGTTGTGTTGTTTGTCCGTTTATATGTGGAAGACCCAAAGTTATTAAAAAACATATGGATAGATGGCCCGGAATTTACAGAGCGTTTGAAAGAGCAATGTTAGAACTTTGGAACGGGAAATTAAAAGGTAGGGCGATAGAAAATACGTTTGAAGAATTTTTGCAAAATTGGTATGATGCGAAGGGAGTTTATAATACGAAGGAAGGATTTGATATTATTGGGGGGGTTGAAAGCAAGCATTGGGGAAAATAAGGCGTAACCTCCCGGAATTTTTTATTTAATTTTTTTATAAAAAAATCGCCGTGCGCCTTTAAAATATTTAATTTTTTCGTTATAATATCATTGGATAGGGTAAATTTTTTACCGATAAAAAACTTTAACGGAAAAAGGAGGAAACGGTATGGAACTTAAAGTATTGCAAAACGCCGCAGAGGACATGAATCGGATTCTTGTTCTTAAACCGCCTATCGACATTACCTACGGGTGTTTGGTAGAGGACGGGGTAAAGGGAAAGGCGCGAAAGGAAGCAATCGCGAAGGCAGAGGCGGAAGGCGAAGATGCGCTGATCGAGAAGTTGACCGCTTTGGTTACGGAAGCAGCGGAACTAATCGATCCGGAGAAGACGCCGGGGGATGCGAATCTGAGCGACGAAACCGTTGAGCTGCTCGGGGAGTTGGGACTGGACGATGCAAAGACAGCAATCCTTTTGGCCAGAGAGAAGCTTCCGAAAGATCCGCCTGTTCAAAAGGGAAAACGTGGTAGACCCGCGAAAACCGAAAAGGTAGAAAAACTGGCAAAGGCTGAAAAACCGCCTAAGCCGCCGAAGGAACCGAAAGCACCGAAGGCAACGTCTTCCAAGAAGACAAGAACCGAATCGTTCATTGATGTCGTCAATAATCTCAAGTGTCAAATTTCCATTGATGATTTGGCCGAACTCGCCAATAACGATTATGTTTCTGGCGGCGGTAAGGATAACCTTAAACAGTCGAAACATCTTGTCGATGTAATGATGCCTTGTGCAATAGGATTCGGTAAGGTATCCAAGATTGATCCCAAGACTGTAGCCCCTGTCTAACAAATCCCTTCTGAAATTAGGGACTCGGAAAATTCACCGAGTCCCTAATTAATTCTTGGTGAATAACTTGAAAGAATATAAAAATCCTTTCTGTATTAGAAAAACCCATCTAAATTGTCCACTTCCGTTGACTCTTGAATCTTATTGGGCTTGTGAAGCAGATTGTTTTCACTGCTTAGGCAGAAACCTTAACAAGATTTGGGGCGAAGAACAACGGATAGCAAATCCAGAACAAATCTGTAAAAAATTAACAGATTCTCAAAGATCAAAAGATCCAAAATCTCCCTTAGCTATTGCGTTAAAAAAGAAAAAGGCAATATTTTTAGGAAGGAAAGCTGATCCTTATCAATCGATAGAAAATCAGCACAAAGTAACTAGAAACAGCGTTAAGGTTCTGATAGATTTATCTTGGCCTTTCGTAATTTGTTCAAGATACATTTCTAATGCTTTAAGGGATACGGGTTTATTTGTTAAGACAAAAAAAGATTGCTTCTGTTTTTTAATCGAAATAACTGCTGGCTGTGAATCTGATTGGGAAATATTCGAAAGGAAAAGAACCTCTCCGATTAAAGATCGTTTAATGATAGGAAAAGAATGGTTGAGATTGGGGTTAAATGTTGGAATAAGGGGGGAACCTTTTATTCCTGGGTATCATACTGTTTCGCAATTTAAAGATATTCTTAAACTTATCAAGTCTTATGGTTTTATGTCTTACAATATCTACAATTTACATTTGAATCCTTATACTGCAAAACGTCTTTTGGATATAGGTTTAGATATTGAAAAAATATGGGACGCTAATCAGGATAAAAAATGGAAACCTGTTCAGAAGGAATTGTGCGAAATTGCAGACAAGGAAAATATAAATCTTGGATGTCCGGATTTTGTCAACCTTCCGAAAAATTGGGTATCTAATCTTAACACTTGTTGCGGAATAGACATAAAAAATGCTTTCAAATTTAACACTCACAATTGGAGAAAATTGCTGCAAGAAGGTTTAGATAGAAAAACTATTTTAGAAACTACCTGGGAAGGAATTGGGACAAAAGAAGATTTAAAAAACGCAGAATTGATTATGTGCGGTAAATCAAAAAATCATTACACAATGAAGGATAGTGGGCTATGATTTATTCCGTAGGAAAAATAAAACTTGACATTCCCGAATCAGGGACAGAAAGAAAGATAAGGACACCTAGCCAAGTTGTTCCGTACCGTGATGTAGCGGAAACTTGTAGAACGCTTGATGCAGTTTTGTCTGTAATAAATTGTGGAAAGAAACCAAAAATCGTAGACGCTATAGCTAGATCTGGTTTTTGGTGCGCTGTTTCGTTAACAAGATGGACTGATTGTGAATTGATTATTAACGATAAGGACGAAAATTGTTGTGGTTTTTTGAAAAGTAATTTTCCAAACCACACTGTATTGAATAACGATGTTTATTCTTGGACGCCGCCGGAATCGGACATTCTAATTTTGGATTTTGACGCCTTTACTTTGCGTAAGTTGCCTGGACATAGCGAAGTATTGTCAAGAGTAGCGAAAACAGCAAAATGGGTTATAATAGCCGATAGCACTTGTTTTGGTTTTAAGTTCGGGAATCTCCGTCATTATGGCGTTAAAACCGAAGAGGAATACTACGAATTGTTGGCTAAGGAAACAAAACCGATTGTTGGGAAAAATCTCATAGCTGTTTCCGCTTTTATGAATGCCGCTATGGTTTTGTATGGAAATGAAAAAGGAAAGATTACGCATATTCAACCTTCCGATTTGTTTGTTTCTAGGGGGCATGAAGAATTCAAACCAAAGAAAGCAAAATTGAAAGGTTTTGGATTGTGTGGTTAAAAATACTTGACGAAATAAAAAACTTTTCTTTTGATAAGAAATTAAGCGCAGGGGCTTCAGATGTTTTGCACGGATCGATGTGGGGACTTAATCTACGCTATATGTCTTTATCTTCTGCGCTTTTGATTAAAAGAAAAGAATTACTTCAATATTCGGTTAGGCGTTTAGAAAAACTTTTAGACCACCAGGATATTTCTTTTAAACCAATGGAAATCGAATGTAAATGCGGTATTGGTTTCGGGACATATGGTTGGAAATATGATTATAGTCTTATAGAAGAAGCGGTAAATTTCGGCGCTGTATTGATAGATACCGCAGAAGGATACGGATACGGTAAGGTAGAAACAGAATTGGGGAAAGCACTAAAAAACATTTCAATTCCCGTAGCTACAAAAGTTCGAAGGGATCATATGTCATCTTCTGCACTTACTTCTACCGTTTCAAGATCTTTAGAAAAGTTAGGAAGGGTTAGCCATTTGCAAATTCACTTTCCTAACGATAAGTATTCGGACGAGGTTTTAGGTAAAACTTTAGTTGGATTGCGTAAAAAGGGCAAGATTCTTTCTATAGGTCTTAGTAATTGTTCGGTAGATATGATTGAATCAATGCAAAGATTTCTTTCTGATTTTTCTGGTGACGTTATACGTTCCGTTCAAGTCAGTTATTCGCTTATTGATAGGCGTATAGAAGAATTTTTATTGCCGTATTGTCAAGAAAGGGGGATATTGGTTATTGCCTATAGCCCTTTGGGGCAATCATATAAGAAATTACACAAACCAATTTTAGACAAAATAGCAAAATCAAAGGGAGGCAAATCGCCACAAATTGCATTATCTTGGCTTTTAAGCAAGAAAGGTGTCCTTCCAATTCCAGCTACAAATAATTTAGAGCATCTAAAAGACAATCTTAAATCCGTAAAAATAGAACTTGCCGATGACGAAATTGCCGAAATAGAAAGTAACTATCCATTATGAATTATTACGAATTGCGATCTTTAGTTTCTAAACTGATTCCCAGACAGAAGATTCTAACTTCCGTTAAAGACAAATTGAAATCCGAAGTTAAGATTAAAGGCAGAAAAACAAATTATCATGAATTTAATCTGATAAGGCAAAAGTGGCAAAACAAAGAGAAGATATTTAACACGGAAAGGATTAAACATTTTATTGAGGTTAGTCTTCGGGCAGCCGCTTGCCCGATGCCCCTCAATGCGGATTGCTATGACGCAAAGGCGTGCCCTTTCCGTTGCCAATATTGCTTCGCGGATATACTAAAAGCGACATTGTACACTTCCTTTTGGGATAGAACTGAGGAAATGGGAATACGATCTTGCCCGCCTGATTATTTTCGTGCGGAACTGGATAGGCATTTTGAGGTTGTCGCTAAGGGACTTCCGTTAAATGCTTCCGATATTCAAAGAGCGATAAAAAACCGTATTCCGATTCGGTTAGGAATTCGATTCGAAGATTTTATTTACGCAGAAAGGAAGAACGGAATAGCGTTAGCGTTTTTGAATCATCTAAAAGACAGAAATTATCCGATAATGATAAATACTAAATCGGATTTACCTGCCGAAGAACCTTACCTTTCCGCTTTAGCGGATAATCCTTCTAAAGCTGCAGTACACGTTACTTTGATTTCCGCAGACAACCGGATCTTAAAAGCGATAGAGCCGGGAGCGCCTTCTTACAAAAAGCGGTTAGAGGCGATGCGCATTTTATCTTCTGCTGGGATAAGGGTTGTGGCTAGGATAGAGCCGTGGATGGTTTTCATAAATGACGAAAAGGAATTCGTCGAAAAATATATTGAAGAAGTTTATGCGGCCGGCGTTCGACACATTACCTTCGATACATATTCCTATTCCGCCAACAATCCAGGTATCCGTAATAACTTTACGAATTTAGGATATGATTTTAACCGGATGTATCTGCTTACTTCCGATAGTCAAGCCCTTGGTTCCCTTCTTCTAGGAAAGTTTATGGACCTTTTTAGAGAAAAGGGATTCCGTTGTTCTACTTTCGACTTAGGGAATGTAGCGGAAAACGGAAACGAGATATGTTGCGAAGTGGGGGATTTCTTTCCGGATTCAAAATTTAATCGCGGAAGTTCTGTGTCTGCGATCTGGTACATAAAAAACCAGAAAGGACGGGCGGTAACTTGGGATGAATACGAAAAGTATGTAGAAGAAAACGGGGGTTTCCTTTCTGAAAATCTTAAGCAGGAATTTTTTGGATTGTGGAACCTTAGCGGAAATCCTTCTTATTCGCTGGATTGGGGAAGGGGGATAGTACCGGTGGGGAATGATTCCGAAGGAAGGATAATCTGGAAATATGAAAAGGAAGACGATTTTAGAATAAGAATTTTGGAGGATTGTTTATGATTAATCAAATGACCGAAAAAATACTTTCTATAGCAGTAGTCTTAACTCAAAATGGGCATTTAAGAAACGAAGTCTTCTTAGGAAATAAGTCTATCTACATAGCCAACTTCGACAATACAGTTATTCTGCATTTTGATTCGAAAGAAGAATTTCCTGAAAAGATCGGTATGGAATCTAATCAGTACGATTCGCCGGATTTTAAGTTAATAGACGGGAAAATTGTATTTACGCAAAACGCCGCTGGTTTCGTAAGAAAAAAATCTTGTGCTACTTCTAAGCGGACTTTTGACGAAATAGATGATTCTTTTCGGAAACTTTATAAGAAAAAAGGCGATAACCGTTTGGATTTGCATACCGAAGTTCTTTCTCTTTTAGAAGAAAGCCTTAGTCATATTGAGGTTTCAGCTAAGAATCGGAAACCGCTTCTTCTACAAAGGGACATCTATTCCGGTTCTACCGTAGAATTAACGCAAGTGAAAGAGGGTTTCGGGGTATCATGGGGGAAGACGATAAAAGAAGACTTCGGGCCGATAGGATTAAGGACCGCCGATCTTTTAGCCCTTTTTACATTTTCGAATACTGTAAAGTTTTTCTTCGGTAAGAAGAATGATTTTGCAGTAATCGAAGGGGATAAGTTTGGAATGAAAGGAATTGTCGCGGGTTGTCTGTATGACGAAGGATGTTTCTTAGAATCAATACAGGAGGAAGAAAATGGGCGGGAAATCGAGGAAATCGGGCGGGGTGTCGAAGAAGCTGATTCAACGGCTGATAGCAGAGAAGGCGAAGAAAGAAAAGAAACCGTTAAAAGGCAAAAAGGAACGGGGTTTCTTCGAAGATAATGAAAAAACTGATTAGTCCGAAAGAATATTTAGAAATTCTTCGCCTTAACGGAATAACGCCGAATTGCTGGTGCTCGGAGGAATATTTCGATAGGGCCGAATTTCGTGTTTACGATACCGGAAGCGAAGTTTGGGTTGAAGATAAGGGAAAACAAATACTGTTTCCGGTTATCCGAAAAATGGGCAATCCACTTTGGAAAGACTCTCCTTTTTGGGCTGACTTTCCGGAATGCCCGTTGGGCAACGAATTTCTTGACTATGAGTATATTTACGATCCTGCCGATTTTCTCACTATGAAAGGAGGGGAGTGGGCAGTGTTTCGTAAAAATAGTCGGAAGTTCGTTGCCCGAAATCCGAAATTAACTTATCTTCGTGCCGTAGTGGGGCATCCTGTAACGCCGATTATCGATCTTCTAACGGAATGGACTTTGCGTTTTAGACAAATTGAAGATGCGGAAGTATTGTTAGATTTTTGTCTAAACGGTAAAAATCGAAAAGTTCTGATAGACATGGAGAGGAAGAAAGTTGTCGGCTTAAATGTTTGGGATGAGAATTTCAAATATCTAATTTTCCGCTATTCAATTTGTTTAGCGGAACCGTACTTAGCTGAATATATGAGGTTGCTGTTTTATCGGGAAGTGGCAGAATACGGAAACGGAAAATACGTAAATGATTGTGGGGATTTAGGGAACGAGTCTTTACGTGCGTTTAAGAAAAAAATGAATCCTATTGCTATTCGGAAGGTAAGATCAAAAATATGAAACCTTATCGTGAATTCGGTGATTCTAAAATATATTTAGGGCACAATATAGATGTCTTAAAATCCCTACCTTCCGGAATAGCTGATATGTGCGTGACTTCGCCGGCATATTGGGGTATGTAAAGGAGTTAAAAATGCAAATGTGTAGGGACGAAGAAACTGAAGAAGAGAAGAAACAGACTACTTGGTATGAATGTGAAATATGCGGTTCGAAGCAAGGTTTTTGGGTAGCGAAAAATAAAAAGTTTCGTTGGGTCTTGCCTAATGTATGCGGTGCTAAAGGTTGTCAAGGAAAACTTACCAAATGTCAGAATTGAAGAAAAAAGGGAAACGAAGCGGATTCTTCGCTTAATCGTTTTTAAGGCGTTCAAATATTTTACCCGTAGGGTATTATGGGTTAGCGATAGATCGTTTAACCTAAGCGATTCTACGAAGCGTAGGAAGGATATGAAAGATAAATTCCGGATAGTTTCGATTCCATGTTTGGCAGCAAAAGAATGGCTTTTAAAAAAGCATTATGCAGGTAGAGCGCCTACAGTGAATATTTATGGATTTGCGTTGGTCGAAAAAGAAAAAAATAGAACGATAGGTGTAGCGACTTTTGGATATTGCCCTAATAGGAATTTAGGGGCTTCTGTTTGCGGAAAAGATTATAAAGATACTGTTTTAGAATTTAACCGGCTTTGTATTGATTATTCAGAAAGAAAAAATCTTGCCACCTTTTTTGCTGCTAATGCAATAAAATTGCTACCTAAACCTCTTATCCTTGTGAGTTACGCAGACCAAAATCAAGGGCATGTAGGTTATGTTTATCAAGCTCTAAATTGGATTTATACCGGAGAAGGATCTTTTAACGAAGGGAAATATCTTACTACTGAAGGGAAAATAATTCATCGAAGATCTTGTACTGGAAAAATTCGCGGTGAAAGATACGAAGGAAAAATAGAAGAAAGAATTCCTCAAAAACCTAAACATAGATATATTTATTTTCATGGCGATAAAAGATGGGCAAAGGAAGCAAGGAAACATCTTAGATTTCCGATTTTACATTATCCTAAAGGTGAATCTAAGAGATATGAAGATTTGACTAAAGTAAAACAAATAAATCTAGGATTCGGAATAATTCCAGTAAGACCACTAAAGGAGAGAAAACTTAAACGGAAGGAGAAAGAATGAAACGAAAAGAACTTTTAAGTGCGATTGAAAAGGTAAAACCGGCTTTAAGCGACGGTAAAATTTCCGAACTTTCAGGAATGCTAATCTTCGATAATGATAAACTTATCGGAGCTGGCGAAGAAATCACGATTTGCGTACCTTTGGATACCGATCTAAAGGCGGTGATTCCTGCGGATGAATTTACGAGATTGCTTAACAAATTCAGCCAGGAAGACATGGAAATTGACGCGGACGAAAAGGAGTTACACGTTAAGGCAGGAAAGACGGAAGTATGGTTGAAGATGGTAGAAGCGAAAGATATACCTTCTTTCGATTTTGAAGAGGAGGATTGGCGACCGTTACCGGAGGATTTCGACGAAGCATTAGGTTTTTGTACCTTCTCCGCGAGTGATCAAGCGTCTATGGGCGTTTTAACATGTCTTTCCGTAGATGGAAAAAGGATTTTGTCTTCCGATAACTTCCGTATTACCGAAAGGATTCTTTCCGAAGAAATCGATTTAGAAAAACCGATTCTTATTCCCTCAAAAATCGCACACTTTCTTTCTACCTTCGGGCTAAAGGAAATTCTGATTACGGATTCGCAAGCCGTCTACCGAAATCACGACGGGGCTATCTTTGCGCATACGCTGATAGACGATAACTTTGAAGACGTAGACGAATATCTGAACGTAGAAGGAAAGAAGATTGATTTTCCGGTAGAACTTTGTGCAGCCTTGTCCAGGGTACAGGTTTTAGCCGAAGAATCGAATAAGTTGAAGCGGGTAACGATTACGGTAGATAACTGGGAAATCATTGCGAAGTGCGAAAACATAAAAGGAAAAGCTATAGAACCGGTCCCGATAAAGTACAAAGGGAAAAAGATTGAATTTGTCGCTTCCCCTGAACATCTCTCTTCGATTATTCCGAAGGCGAATAAAGCGACGGTATCTGACGGTGCTTTGCTTTTCGAAGGGGACAATTTCAGACACGCCGTCTGTCTTATTGCAGACGAGGAAGAAGCTCCGACGACCGAAGAACCCGTGGAAACCGAAGTAAAACCCGAACCGAAGAAAAGGGGAAGGGGATAAGATCGTGAAGGAAGGAACGGTAAGTATCCTAATTGGATGCCATTCTGTTTTCCATTCTTTCCTAGTCCTAATATCGTGGAGAAAACTTTACGGGAGTTGGCCTAAATTTTGGCAAATTATCTGTATCTTTCTCCACGATATCGGGCATATAGGTAAAGATTATTTAAGCGATTATGAACAAAAGAAAAAGCATTGGGAATTAGGAGCTAAAGTAGCAGGTCGGTTTTTTGGAAGAAAAGCTTATATTTTTACAGCCGCTCATTGTTCACATTCTGGATATTGTGGTTTGCGTATGCTATATAAGGCGGATAAGTATTCTTGGTATATATCTCCAACTTGGTGGCTTTATTGGAATAATATTGTAGAACCGAAATTAACCATTAATTGCGAGAGTAATATGGACGCAATAAGAAAGTTTCAAAAATCTGTTAAAGAAAGCATAGAATCCGGCGAATTTCGCTCAACCCATTCTATGTATTTGGAGAGACGAAAATGAGAAAAGGCGACTGGATTCAAACTTATACAGGCAAGCAATTCTACCCTTTAGATCCTAGTTCAGAAGAAATAGATATTTTGGATATCGCTTGGTCCTTGTCGAATCAGTGTAGGTATAATGGGCATTGCCGTAAGTTTTATTCGGTCGCTGAGCATTCTGTCTTAGTCTCCTTTCACGTTCCCGAAAGATATGCTTTACAAGGACTTTTGCACGATGCCTCGGAAGCGTATCTTTTGGATGTACCTAAGCCGATTAAACATTTTCTAAAGGGATACGCTAAGATTGAAGAAAAGTTAAATATCGTTATTGCTAATCGGTTCGGTATTACCTATCCGTTTTCCGAAGAAGTAAAATTTGCGGATACGGTTATCTTAGGAAATGAAATGGACGCTTTAATGCTGAAACCACCTGCGCCTTGGAATATTAGCGGAGCAAGATTAAGGTTAAGTTGGAATTTCGGAGTTCCTTCGAAAGAAGCGAATAACATGTTTATCGGTAGATTTCAGGAAATTTGGAGAAATGAATTTTGAGTGAATTTTGGTTAGGTGATTGCCTAAAACTTATGGATAATATTCCTGACCGGACTATTGATATGATCCTTTGTGATCTGCCATATAACTTTCTATTTTAGTTATAAGGTACGGATATTATATTAATAGGGGGAATAATTATTATGAATACCAAAGAGATAATTCGATTATACGAAATAGAAAGATGGACGTTAAGGATGATAGCGGAGAAGTTTAATACAAATCATCATTTAATTAGAAGAAAATTAGAAAAAGAAGGGATTAAAATAACAAGAAGGAACACTCTTAAAGAATTTACGCAGGAACATAAAAACAATATTAGTAGAGCTTGTAAAGGGAGAGAAGCGTGGTCAAAGGGTAAAAAAATGACAAGGGATTTTAAATTAAAAAATATGAAATCTCATTTAAAATATGATGTATCGCTTGAATGGCTTAATAGTTTTGAAGATATTGAAAAATTAAAATATCTTAATCGTTCACTTTCTAGAAAACGAGATTGTAACGGATTTACAACGGAAATATATAAGCAGTTTATTGAAAAGTTTTATAATGACAAAAAATTTAATACCCTTTTAGAAAAATGGCGAGTTTCGAGAGATAAATGGATTAAACCGTCTTTAGATCATATAAAAGCAAAGTGTAACGGAGGGGCGTTATTATTAGATAATTTACAATTTGTCTCATGGTTAGAAAATAGAACAAAAGTAGATATTAATCAAAGTGAATGGGAACTGATAAAAGCGAAAATTAATGAATATTTTTAATAATATTAAAGAGGTTATATCCGTAGGGCGATTGCCAGTAAACAGCCTTATTAATGCCGATTGTCTTCAAGCGATGAAATATATTGAAGATAAGAGTATTGATATGGTTTTGTGCGATCCACCTTACGGCACTACCGCCTGTAAATGGGATGTGATTATTCCTTTTGAATCGTTATGGAAACAGTATAGGAGAATTATTAAAGATAATGGTGCGATAATCCTTACGTCATCTCAACCTTTTACTTCAGCGCTAGTAATGAGTAATATTAACAATTACAAACATTCTTGGGTTTGGAATAAGAAATTTGCAGGGAATTTTGTTACTGCTAAATACGCTCCTATGAAAGTTCACGAGGATGTTTTGGTTTTTTGTTTTGGGAGCATAAATTATTTTCCAAAAATGATACCGAGATATAAAAAAATTAAAAACGGGGCAAACAAATGTTCTTCGGAAAGTGCTAAATTTAGCGGAAATAGTAGAAAAGAAGATTTTAAAAAAAACATACGATACAAAATATCCAGAAAGTATTTTATTATATCCTAGGGAAAGAGGCATTCACCCTACCCAAAAACCAGTACCGTTATTTGAATATCTAATTAAAACATATACGATTGAAGGTGATTTGGTTCTTGATAACTGCGCAGGAAGCGGTACTAGCGGTATTGCTTGTCTTAATACAAAAAGAAACTATATCCTAATCGAAAAAGACGAAGAGATGTACAAAAAGGCTTCTGAAAGAATTAAAAATCATAAAATACCAGCCAAAGGATTTTTCCGATAATGAATAATTCCGATTTTATACATTTGCACGTGCACGGGGAATACAGCCTCCTTGACGGGATCGGCAAACCGGAACAATACGCAAAAAGAAATGTAGAATTAGGGTTTAAAGCCTGTGCTATCACTGATCATTCCAATATAGATACACATATAAAATGGCAGAAAGCTTTCGATAAAGTAGGAATAAAGCCAATTCTCGGGACTGAGCTATATTGTGTACCCGATATGAAGTCTACTGGAAAAGAATCTAGGGGACATATTACTGTTTTAGTAAAAAATCTACAAGGCTGGCAAGAACTTAATCGGATGCTAACCGTAGCGAACTTAGAAGGTTTTAACCGTAGACCGAGAATAGATTTTCCCTTGCTAAGAAGCGCCGATCTTTCCGGTTTAATTTTACTTACGGGATGTTCGTCTTCGTTTCTTAATCTGCCTAATGGCGAAGAACTTTTTAAAGATCTAATCGAAAAAACAGAAATATACTTAGAGGTAATGCCACATCAAATTGCCTCACAAGTTAAGATAAATAACCTTTGTCTACAACTTTCAGAAAAATACAATATTCCGCTTATAGCGACGAACGACTGCCATTACGTGTACGAAAATCAATGGGAAGCTCAAGAAGTTCTTTTAGCTGTGCAAAGACAAGCGAAATGGAAAGATCCGGATAGGTGGAAATTCGGTTTTAAAGGTTTACATCTAAGAACCGCAGACGAAATGGTCTCTGAATTTAAAGCACAAAATATCTTAAATCGAAAACAGTATTACGAAGCCTTAACGAAAACAGTAGAAATAGCGGAGAAGTGTTGGGATTTTAGAGTTCCTAAAATGATTCCTTCCCTTCCGCTTACCCGATACGAAAAGGCGAATCCGGATTTAACCGCCGAAGATATTTTAGCTGAAATATGCGAAAAAGGCGGCGAAGAGATTTTCGGAAAAAGATGGCCCGAAGGATATAGAGAAAGATACAAGAGGGAAATGCAAGTTATTCAGCATAAAAACTTTTCTCGTTATTTTCTTATTATCTATGAATTGATTCAATACTGTAAGGAAGCGAAGATACCTGTTGGGCCTGGAAGAGGATCGGTTGCAGGTTCACTTACTTCGATGCTCGCCGGAATAACAAGAGTGATAGACCCGATAAAATATAATCTTTTATTTGAGCGTTTTATTTCCGAAGATAGAAAATCACTTCCGGATATTGATCTTGATTTTGATAATACTCAAACCGATAAAATACAACAACATCTTGTAGAAGAATATGGGGAATATAATGTCGTAGGAATTAGTACGTTTATGAGGATGAAAAGTCGTTCTTCTGTTAGAGACGTAGGCCGTGTCTTTGAGTTAGATGAAAATGATATAGACGAATTTGCTAAAAACATAGAGGGGAAAGGACATGCTACCGGACTTATAAAAGCGGCAGCAGAGAGTACAAGAGAGGGGCGAAAGTTTGCAGTACGATATCCAGATCAACTCCGTTTAGCTTGCGAATTAGAAGGACAATGCCGTTCGAGTGGAAGACATCCAGCAGGATTGATAATTTCCGGAGAAGATCTAAGGGACGGGACGAGGGGCAATTTAGTTCGCCGTAGCGATAATATTGTAATAAACTGGGATATGGTGGATTGCGATGAACACGCGGGACTGGTAAAAATTGACGTTTTAAAACTAAGTACCGTAGTCGTTATAGACGAAGCGGTTAAGATAATAGATAATTTGGATATTGAGAATATTCCGTTAGACGATCCGAAGGTTTATAAAATGCTTTCGGAAGGCGATACCGCCGGAATATTTCAAATGTCTGGTTATGCCTGTAAAAAATTATGTAAAGAAATGAAACCCGATGAATTTAACGATATTGTAGCTATCGGCGCTTTAGCTAGGCCCGGGCCGTTAGAATCGGGAATGGCCGATTTATATGTTAAGCGAAAACATGGCGAGGAATGGATTCCGCTACATCCGAAGTACGAAGAAATTACAAAATCAACCTATGGCGTAATGGCCTATCAGGAACAAATGATGCGGTCTATGATTGACTTAGCGGGTTTTTCTGCTACCGATGGTTATAATGTTTTAAAGGTTATCGGCAAGAAGCGCGATCCGAAAGAATTTGAACCATATAGAATTTCCTTTTTTGAAGGCTGTAAGAAGTTAAAAACTTTAAATGAAAGACAGGCCGAAAAGTTTTGGCAAGATCTTTTGGGATGGGCTATGTACGGATTTAATGCAGCGCACGCTACGAGTTACGGCTTATTAGCATATCAAACCGCCTATCTTAAATGTAATCATCCGAAAGAATTTCTTTGCGCTACTTTAACCTATGGCGAAGATAAAGACGCGACGATATCGGAAGCGGAAAAGAAAGGCTTCCGTATTGTATCGCCTAAGATAGGAATATCCGATACGAAGAAATGGAAAATAAAAGGAAACGATCTTTATGCGCCATTTTCTGAAATCAAAGGAATAGGGGAAACTGCCGCCGCTAAATGTGCATTAATGAAACCAAAAAGATTAGCGAAAGGTTTCTTTAAAAGGCAAGCCGTAGGAACCACTAAGATAGAGCAGTTAATGGAAGAAATAAAAGCGTTCGATACGATTCCGGAATCAGGACCGGAGGATTGGAACAAGTATTTTCAATTTTCTGTTTCTCGAAAATCAATAAAATTGCCGGTCATAAAGAAAATCGGAATAGTTCCGGAAGCGAAAGAATGTGAACTTTGCGGTTTAAGAAAACAAGCGACAAGAGTTGTACTTCCGTCTATCGGAAACTATAACGCTTTGATCCTTGCGGAGGCACCGGGGTGTATTACCGGGGATTCTTTGATAGATACAGCGTTTAGAGATAAATCCAAATCTTTAACGGGGATTCCTATTAAAGATTTAGTTGGGCAAAAAGATTTTTATGTTTATTCGCTTGATACAGAAAACAAAAAATTAGTTTTAGGAAAAGTCAATAGGGTTTGGAAAACAGGTAGGAAAAAAGTATATAAAGTTACTTATGAATGGTATTTTGCTAATGGAAAAGAAAGAATCAGAAAAACCAGTTCGATAAACGTTACAGAAAATCATCCATTTCTATTAAGATATTCTATTAATAAAAAAGATCCGTTTAAAGGAAAACAAGAAACTGTTGATTATTTGTCTATAAAGGACGGGTTAACTATTGGGCATAGTTTGCAACCTTTTCATCGCCATAGTTATCGATATAATGATATTGGCGCATTTAATACTGAAATGTTTATAGAATCTCGATTTTTATTAGAACAAAAATTAGGGAGAAAATTAGAAGATAAAGAAGATTGTCATCATATAGATGAGAATAGATATAACGATAGTTTTGACAATTTAGAGTCACTTTCTGTAGCCGATCACGCAAAATATCATATAATCTTGAATAATCCTATGTTTAATGAAAAACATAGAGAAAAACATTCTAAAATTATGACTTCTTTAAATTACAGAAGAAAGCTGAGTCGCAAAATGAGCCAAGTGCTTAAAGACCCAAAGATATATGCAGAAAGGCTTGAGCAAATTTCTAAAAGTAAAAAGAAAATGGCCAAAACTTTAAAGAAAAAATTTCAAACAGATCCTAATTATTATTGGAATTATTTAATGGGAAGAAAAAATAGTTCCTTTTTCAATATTACGGATGAAAGAATAAAGGAATTGTTTAAAAAAAGATTTCCGGATGAAGAAATACCTATAGACGATAATCATAAGATTGTTGCTGTTGAATGTATAGGAGTTGAAGATGTTTACGATATGGAAGTTGAAAAATATCATAATTTTGCAGTTAACGGTATTTTTGTTCACAATTCTACCGAAAATGAACAAGGCGTCGGTTATGTAGGAGATTCCGGTAATCTACTTTGGGATGAATTAGCGATACACGGAATAACGAGAAGACAGGTGCATGTTGCTAATTGCGCTATGTGCTTTCCGTCGAAAACCCGAACTCCTTCCCGCGAAGAAACCGATATCTGTTTCAATAAATGGGTAATTCCGTTTATCCGTAGTATGAATTGTAAGTTGATTTTAGCTACCGGCGGCGTAGCCCTTTACGCTCTAACCGGCAGGGAAAAAGGAATAACGAAATTAATAGGGGAAGTTGAATTTGTAGAAAAGGTAAATGCTCACGTAGTCTGGTGCGGGCATCCTTCTTGGGTCTTGCGGAATCGGAATGAGAATTTAGAAAAGTTTCGAACGGGGATAGCGATTTTCGCTAAAATATTTAAGGAGAATGCGAAATAATGTGTTTTAAATATGAAGAAAAATACGGAAGTTGTTTTGATTATATGGAATCTGGTGAATTTGGAAATCCAGAATCAAATTTGTTGGATTTTCTGTTTAATCAATGGGATATAAAAGTTAACGATAATGATAAATTTTTGTTAAATCTTTTTAAGTTTTTCGAAAAAATGCATGAAGAAGGGATTATGGAACCAAAATTATAAAGAGGAGAATACGAAATGAGAGAACAAGAAACAGAAGAATTTTCCGGTTATTTTCTACACAAAACCGAAAAAGCAATTCTCTTCCTTCCGGTAGATTGGGATGAGGATGATGCGATATGGCTTCCGAAATCACAAATTAACTATGAAGATATGGATTATGAGAAAGGCGACGATATAACTGTTTCTATCCCAACTTGGCTTATAGAAGAAAAGGGGATTTAGGATGGCAAAAAAGCCTAAAGTTACCGATCTAAAAAAGTGTATGGATTGCGGTTGTGTTTTCTTATTCGGCGATTGTTGTTGCGGTAGTAAACATTGGAAGTTTCTAATAAAAGAAGGCAAGGAATATAACGAACAAAGAGTTCTTAATCTTCTTAACGAAACATTAAAAAACGGAAGGAGTGTATAATGACATTAGCGATTGATTATAGGCCGAAGACCTTGGATGAAGTTATCGGGCAAGATGGTTTAGTAAAAAGCATCAAATCAATTTTTAATCGTGAGTCAGACTTTCCGCACGCTTGGTGCTTCTATGGGGCTTTCGGATCAGGAAAAACGACTTTGGCTAAAATAGTCGCTAATTTTCTAGGACCGGTAGGAAAAGATTTTTTGGAAATTAATGCAGCGAATGATAACGGAATCGCTACGGCGCGAATGGTAATGGAAGGAATGAAGTTTAAACCGAAAGGAAAGGCAAGGGTTTATTTAATCGAAGAAGCGCACAAGACCACCGATGCCTTTCAAAATTCTATTCTTACGACGTTAGAAGAAGGGTGTCCGAAGCACGCCTATTTTATCTTTTGTACTACAAGACCCGATAAATTAGATTCTGCCCTTTTTAGTCGCCTTACTAAATTTGAAGTAAAACCTTTAACCGATAAAGATATGAAAGGATTGATAGAATCAATTCTAAGATCGGAAAAGATAGAAGAAAAATATTGGCCTCCGAAAGACGTAATGACGGAAATTATAGACGCAGCGGAAGGTCATCCTAGGACCGCTTTGGAAATTTTGGATAAGATTATTGATATGGAACCGGAAGATATGAAATCTGCTATCTTCGGTTTAGTAACGAAAGAAAATAAAGATACAGCGGATCTATTTGACGCTTTAACAAAAAAGGAAAGTTGGAAAGGGATAGTAAAAATCCTTTCTGCTATGGATCTTTCGAATCACGAAAGTATCCGGTGCGGGATAATCGGATTGGCAGCTTCGAAGATGATGAAAGGGGAAGACGCTTCCGCGATGCTAATCTACGATTGCTTTAAGGAACCTTTTTTTAATAATCGAAAATCTGGTTTTATTTTTGCGGTTTACCGTGCTTTTCTTGAATTATCGGCGTAAACTTTTTTTCTTTAAAATATTTAATTTTTTGGTTATAATTAAATAAGAAAGGAATAAAAAATATGGTTAACAAATTGAATAATGAAGATAAAGTCTGGGCAGGGGCGGAAGCGACGATAAACTTAGGTAACTATGAGAACGTGAAGATTTCTTCCGGCGAAAGCAGAACGGTAGTGCCGGGAGATAATCGGGACGAAATTCGCTTAGAAATTATGCGGAAAGTTATAGCGGACGTTATCGCCGAAGGGGAAAGGGTAAGAAGTAAGCCGGACGATCTTTATGGAAAGAAGGAAGTTTTCCCCGAATCCAGAACAAGAAGTAGGAGGTTTTAAATGCCGCTTTTTCATGTTCAAGATAACGAACGTCCAGCTTACGTTATCGCTAAAGATTACGGCGAAGCTTGTAGTAAGTGGAAAATGGCTATAGCTAAGGAAAACGATATCGATCCGCAGGAAATAATTGATGAACCTATGGGAATTGCCTACCTTAGCGACGATACGGATTTAATTGTTGAAAATGACTGGAAGGAGAAATAATGGCGATAGATTACGAAAAAGATATGAATCCAGATCTTAACTGCCTCCATATAGAATTTCAACGACAACCGCAACTTTATATGGATTACGCGAAGGTCGCGAAGGGTCTGGAAAAGGAAAGGGATATCCTAAAGGAAAAAATCGCGGTAGCGAAGGAAGACTTAGCAATAGCGAAGGCGAAGTTGGAAAACGATATCCGTGAACATCCCGAAAAATATAATCCTCCTTTGAAGAAAAGCGGGGAACCTGATCTAAAAGAATCATGGTATTCTGCAGTTTCTTTAATTTGGTCTAAGAAAGACGAAGGTTGCCTAAAGGCAGGTTCGAGATTATTTGAATTGGAAAAGAAATTGATCGACGCTGATTACGAAGTAGGTATGGCACATCATGCCTTAAAAGCTATCGGGGATCAGCGTTCGAAGTCTTTAGAGAACGAGGCGTTACTTTGGGCGCGTGGATACTTTCAACTTAAAGACCTAAACGCTAAAGTGTATCCTGTAGAGAACGAAAGGTTGGGGGAAGTTTCCGCTAGACTTCGTGAAGAAGGAAATAAAAGAAAGAGAGGGGAATAAATGGACTGGAAAGAAGCTTTAAAGAATAGGGTTAGAAGGGCTGCCGATAACCGCGAAGCGCGGAACCTGGGAGGTAGTAGGCAAACAGCTTTGGATCTTTCGAAAATCAATCTTCCGGAATGGACCCCTAAGACAGGTAGGGAAAAGAATGCGATAGATATTATGCCCTATCGTGTGACGCAAAGCTGGTATCCTACTTTACGAACCAGGGCCGGGGAATGTACGAATCTGGAAGTAGGGATGCGCGATTATAAACTTGAGTATCCGGTACATAAGATCCGCGCAGGGCGGTTCCTTTGTCCTAGGGAAGCCTTCGGAAGGGCGAACGATTCGATTTGCGAAGAGATGTTTGCGGAGTGGGGCAAGCGGAAGGTTCCGGGTTCTAATTTTAACGAAAAGAAAGCTCGCGACTTACAGACTTCCTGGCGTAATGCGTATATAATCTACGATTATTACGATGCGGAAAAGGGATTTCAGCTTTGGAATATGGCCTATGCGAATTTCGAGAAATATCTTCTAGAACAGATTTATCAGGAAATGAAGATTTTTTGGGATTTAGCTGAAGGCTTTACGTTGGAATTTAAGATGCGGGAAGAAGCGGTAGCCGGTAGCGATAAAGCCACTTATAAGGAATTGCACGGCGATATTGAATTTGTGAATCGCGATCCTTATAAAGAAGACGTTCTGGATCAAATTCCATCCTTAGATGCAGCATTGATTATTTCTTCCTACGAAGATATTCACGAAGCGTATTTCGGCGGAAAAGAAGAAACGGCATCTTGTGCAGCGCCTGTTTCCGAAGAAAGAAAATCTTCACCTTCCGAAGTTCGAAGTAGGGGAAGGTCTACCGAATCGGAAAAGGAAAAGGTTGAAGAGCCGCCTTCAAGAAGTCGAGGAAGAAGCGAAGGACCGCCGCCGGATGCTCCTCCTTTCGATAAAGATGGGGAATGGGGACAGTGCCCGGCAGGAGGAACTTTCGGAAAGGACTGTAACCAGATTCAGGCTTGTAAGGATGAGGCTTGTAACCAGAAAGTTTACGAAGCGTGCCTAAAGGCTTCGCAAGGAAAAAGGGAATTGGCGCAGGATACCGGAACTTCGGAAGTAAAATCGGAAAGTCGGATTAGATCGAAACCGGAAGAAATGAAAACTACCGAAACTTCTTCCGGTAGGACTCGAAGGCGGTAAATTCAAATTGTCCCGTAGCTCAGCGGTAGAGCAGCGGATCGATAATCCGAAGATCGATGGTTCAAATCCATTCGGGACAACTTATATGGGCCGGTGGGCAAGAAAATTGCCGACCGAATACGCACATTATCCACTTATCGATTACGATATTAGGAACCGGTTTGTGCCCCGGCTCAATCAATAAGAAAGGAGATTTATAAAATGTTACAAGAGCAAGCAATAGTTAAAAAACAGACGAAGGTATCGGAAGCCTTATATTCTTTAGATAATCTCGAAAGAAGAATTTGCCTTCTTCAGTCTCTTGTGGAAGAGGTAAAAGTTGGTTCTACGATTGAAGCGGTTAAAGGAGTTGAAGTTGCAGGAACATCGACGATTCCGTTAGAAAAGTTTCTTAACGAATTGCCAGGTTTTCTATCTACTTTTGCAGATAGAATCGAAGAATCGGTATGTCAACTCCGGCAAGCATTAATTTGACAACTTTCTACGGGCAAGGTGGCGGAATTAGACGCATGGGATGCCGGTCCTTGTTGAGTTAGGAGATAACGGAGCCCGGAACAGCCCATATACTCAACCCTCAACGTGCAGGTAATCAATCCTGCCCTTTGCCCAATCAAAAAATACAGAGAGGATAAATAAAATGTTGATCTTGAAGTCAGAAAATAGTGTAAAGAAAATTCCTGAACCATCTAAATATATTACTCCGCAAGAAGCGCACGATCTTATTCTAGAAAGCGGAATCGAAAGATCGATACAGACCGTCTATACCTGGATCGAAAAATACGGTTTGGGGAAGAGGATCGGGGGAAGGTGGGGTGTAGACAGGGAAAAACTAGTTAAATTTATTAAAGAGATAATGGAGGAAGAAACAGAATGAGTTTTATCCGCGAAGAAAAAATATCAGAACAAGTCCGTAGAAGATCCGAAACAGTAATCGAAAAAGAAAGGGTGGATTTTCTTAACACTGGTTCCATTCTTCTCAATCTAGCAGCTTCGCAAAAAGCGAGAAATGGAGGTTGGGCTAGAGGTAGAATTATTAATATCGTTGGGGACGGAAGTTCAGGCAAAAGCCTTTCAGCAATCGAAGCATTAGCGCAAGCCTATTATCATCCTACTCTTGAATCTACTATTTTTAAAAAACCGGAAACTAGAATATTTAAATACTGGAATCGGGAAATCGTTATGGATTTCCCTTTAGAGGCGATGTACAAACAAAAATTCGTAGACGCCGTAGAGTGGAGCGATAAGTGCGAAACAGTGGAACAATGGGGGAGAGATGTTCTACGAAGTGTTTCAGCTTTAAGACCGGGAGAATTTTTCATAGGCGTAGCTGATAGTCTTGACTCTATGGATTCCGAAGAAGGAAAGGAAAGATTAGAAAAGTCCATAAGAACCGATAAACCATTAGATGGTTCTTATGGTACAGGTAAAGCAAAGTTTCTTTCCGCTTCTTTTTTTACAAGACTTTGCTTAGAAATGCAAGATAAAGACGCTACTTTGATTTTGATTTCGCAAGTAAGGGAAAAAATTGATGCCATGGCTTTCGGAGAGAAATACTATCGAAGTGGCGGAAAGGCTTTAGACTTCTACACCCATCAAGTCCCTTGGTTAGCACAAATCGGTAAACTTTCGAATAAGTACGAGGAAAAAAGCAGGGCTTATGGCGTAAAAGTTAAAGCGAGATTTAAACGAAATAAGACCGCTTTACCATTTCGTGAAGTGGAATTTAATATTCTTTTTGATTACGGAATAGACGATATAGGGGGGATGGTAGACTTTTTGTCTGCCGAAAGAATTCAGAAGGCGTTTAAAGATACTTTCGGCCGTAGGGTTACTCGTGAAGAACTTATCTCCGAAGCAGATGAAAACGATGAAATCTACGAATTGTTAGTGGATACAGTTGAAGCGTATTGGAACGAAATTGAGCAAAACACTAAAGTTTTCCGTAGCCCAAGATTTGAGGAATAACAAAAATGGAACATCAATATTGGACTTTCGAAGATATTGTTTCCGATGCTAGGGCAAGAGGAATTGAAGTTGAAGAGCATCCTCTTTTAGGGAGCGTTTGTGATGGCGGACTTACAATCTGTAAGGTTTGTAAATCTTACGAAGGAGGGTTGACGACTGACTGCCCAGGCGAAGTCGTTTCTTATGAAAAGTCCGGGGAAGTATACGCAGGAAAGATCGATTTCCGGGATGGGCAATGGGTAGAGGAAAAGAACCCGACAAATCAGACATGGGAAAGATTGAAGAAAGCGAGAGAATAATAAAAATGGCAAAGAAACCAAAAATAGAATACGGATTTCCTATTCCGGATAAGAAATTTGGCAGACCACATGTTTACATCTATCCGTTCGATGAAATGGAAATTGGTAATTCTTTTTCTATATATACCAACGGGGAAGATTGCCGTAAGGTTCAAGCTAGAATTTTACAGGCTTGCCGACCGGATAGAATGAACGGAAAGCGGTTTACGACGAGATACATTAAAGAAGAAAACTGCGTAAGGTGTTGGAGGTTTAAATGAAAATACTACGATTTATAGAAATAGGGAAGGCTGCCGGAGAAGTTTTAGAAAAACTTACTTCGACTGACTTTAACGATGATGAAATTTATGCGATTCTACATGCAGCGCAAAGTTTAGTTTCGTTAAGAAAGATGATGGCGAAGATGGAAGAAGAATTGGCGAAAAAAGAACCAAAACCTTTTACGGTGAATTAAAGTGATAAGGGGAAAGAAGAAAAAATTTTGTAAAAATCAAGAAGGATTGACCTGTAAGGTACGGACGATTCCAGTTTGTCCTTATGATAATCGTAAAGAAGCGAAGGCGTGTCAATACTGGACTAAACCTCGAATCCAAGTTTCTTCCGCTAAATCGAAAGGCAGAAATCTACAACATTACGCCGAACGTAAGATTTCCGAAATTACGGGGATACCTTGCGGTAAAGATGAGTTGGTGCAGTCCCGAGAAATGGGACAAAGCGGCACGGACGTGAAGCTCGTCGGTATAGCGAAGAAGATGTTCCCGTTCTCCGTGGAGTGCAAGTGTCAGGAATCTTGGTCCGTACCTGCTTGGATAGAACAAGCGAAGAAAAATCAACTTCCGGATACAGATTGGCTTCTGTTTATGAAGCGGAGTAGAGGTAAAGAAGTTGTTGTAATGGATGCAGACGCTTTTTTCAATCTTTACGCGAAATATCTTGATTTTGTTTCCAAAAAAAACCGCTAAAAATTTTTATTTATTTTCTTTAAAAATTTTGTTTTCTTGGTTATAATATATAAAAATAAAAAACAGGAAAACATAAAATGATTCTAATTTACCTCCCCGTATTCCGTCTGCCTCCTTTTCCTACCATAACTTTTCGTCGTAGGACCGTAACTTTGACGGATACGGGCGTCGCCTAAATGCCCTCGTTCTCCTCCGTTCTTTAGGAAAATTTCGGAACCTGGGCGTTGGAGATTTGTGTAGCTTTAGGGAGCGATAGCCCATAATCTATTGCATCGGTTTAGATTAAAAAACTTTGAGATTTGTTGAAGGTAATAAAGCCGGTCTGCCTGAGAAAAAATCTGGTAGACCGGCAACGCTTTAGAATCGTTTTTAAGGCGTTTTTCTCTTTAAGGCATAGTCAGATATGGATACGGAATAGATTGTTTAACCTAAGCGATTCTACGAAGCGGAGAAGAGGGAAATATGAAATACTTTAGCTACGATCCGGAAGGATTCGGTTTTCGATTTCACGATACAGCCGAAGAAGCGAAAAACGCTGCTATAGCTTCCTTTAAAGATGAAGAAGATTTAGCGGAAACGGATGGATGGAACGATAGCGTAGAAGATATATGTTGGGGCGAAGTAACCGAAAAGGTTCAATTGGTGTATGAAGGTCCGATAGAAAATTCCGAAGGCAAAGAATACGATTTTGAATTGAAAGCGATAGAATGATAGCAATAGTTGATTGTAACAACCTTGCCTATATCGCAGCTCATACTACCGGCGATCTTACCTATAAAGGTAAACCTTCCGGAATCGTTTTTGGTTTCCTTAACCAGATTTTTAATTTCGCTAAGGATTATGGGCCTTGCGAATTTGTGTTTACCTGGGATTCTAAAAAATCCCTTCGTAGGGAAATCTATCCGAACTATAAGCGAAGGGAAAAGAAGGACGACGGGAAAGATTGGCTTTCTATTTATGCTCAATTCGAAGAGTTAAAATCTTCCGTATTGCCTTTCCTTGGTTTCGACGGAAGGATTTACGAGAAGGAAGGATATGAAGCGGATGATTTAATAGCATGGGTAACGGAAATGGGCTATGAAGAAATCGTTATTATTTCTTCCGATAACGATCTTTATCAATTACTATTCGCAAACGAAGTTGTTATTTATCAACCGACTAAGAAAAAACTTTATACTAATTTCGATTTCTACGAAGAATGGGGGATAGCGCCGGAATCATGGCCTACGGTAAAGGCGATAGCCGGTTGTTCTTCGGATACCGTAGAAGGGATACCCGGCGTAGCGGAAAAGACTGCTATTAAGTATATAAAAGGTGAATTAAAGGCAGATAGCGCAAAGTTTCGAGCAATAGCAGACGGATGGTTATCGGTAGTAAAAAGAAACTTTCCGTTAGTATCTCTGCCGTTTCCAAATGACTGGCCTCGTTTCGAACTAAATCCGATAGAGCTGAGAAGGGAAAAGTTTACGAAGATTTTTCGTGAATTCGGATTGAAGAAGTTTGACGATTGGTTAGGGCAGATTTCAGTTTTTATGAATCTTAGGTAAAAGGAGATTGCGATAATGAAATCAGAAAAAATTATTGATTTTTTCTATGCTCAAAAGCCAAAGATAGTTTGGGAATGCGCCGAAGGTTTGATGAATGAAATTCGTCGCCTTCAAGACGCTAATGGGCAAGTTTTATGTTATCGTTCTTCTGTTTCTGGGACATTTAATCAGTATACGTTCCTTGGTTATCCAATCTATTTTAATTGGGAATTTGAAGGACTTACTTTGAAATTTATTTTTGTTGACGGTGAAGAAAAAAGAATTCGTTATTTACAATAAATCGAAAGGAGAAATTAAAATGTTCGAAAAACCAAGCGAAATTGACGACGTGACTATGGCTTTTCCGTGTAGCATTAAATATCTAATGCCGGAGTATGAAGAAATTCCCAAAGAATTTAGAAATCGTAATAGTCAAAGTCCATATGCTAAATGGGTTGCAAAATGGTTCTTTAAAGGTTTATCTGAAGAAGAAATTCCATCGGCAAAAGAAGGGATAGATTGTTTGATGGCACTTAGGCATTTAGGTGCTATTCTTAGGTCTTTCGAACCGAAGCATGAGCATAAAGAGGTGGCTATTGCTTATCTGGCTAGTTTGTGGTTAGAAGAACCTAAAATATGAAAGGAGTTATCATAATGAAAAGATTATTATTTATATTTTTTGTCTTGTTTTTTGTTTCTTGTACATCTCCTGAAAATGCACAGAGAGTTCTTGAACAATCTGGTTATACAAATATTAAAATAACTGGATTTCGGTTTTTCGGTTGCGGGCAAGATGATGTTTTCCGTACAGGTTTCACCGCCGTAGGGCCTAGTGGGAAAAATATCGAAGGTGTGGTTTGCGGTGATTTTATTAAGGCTTCAACTATCAGAGTAGATTAAGGAGAAAAAGGAAATGGACGAAAAAACTGTAGGAATGATTCTGGAAAAATTAGATGTAATCGGGGCGAAAATCGGAGCAACCGGCGAGCAGATTTGGCCCTGGTTAATTAGGGAACAATATGTCACAGCGATCTATACTTTCGTATGGTCTTTGATTATCGGAATTTTGCTTATTCCGCTTTGTATTTTTACTGTGAAATATTGGGACTTCGAAAGAAAAGGATATTCAATTTCTAGAGAAGATCATGAACCCTTTTATGTCGCAGGTATAGGGATATTAGGATTTCTTTTCCTTGCTACTTCTTTTTGTTTTCTAGTTTCTTTTCAAGCCGTTTTTAATCCTGAATACTACGCACTTCAAGCCCTAATCGAACTTTTAGGAAAAATTAAGTAAATGTTTACTGAATTTTGTATATACAACTTCCTAGGCCATAAAGAAACCGTGATTCCTTTATCCGAAGGTGTGAACGCTTTAATCGGCGCTACCGGGCAAGGGAAGTCTGCAGTCTTTAAGGCTTTAGGATGGCTTTTCAATAACCGCCCTACCGGGGAAGAATACCGATCCTGGTGGGGCGGAAATCCGCAAGTAGAAATCGCAACCAAAGAAGGTTTATTAATCGGAAGAAAACGTATTTACGGAAAGAAAACCAAAACTGACGATTATTATTATATACAAGAAGACACGGAAAAGAATCGTCTAAGGAATTTCGGTAACGGCTCGCCACCGCAAAAAGTTTTGGACCTATTAAATCTTTCAGAAGTTAATTTTCAGCAACAATTAGATCCCGCTTTTCTAATTTCTAACAATTCCGGCGAAGTAGCCCGTTATCTTAATCGCGTAGCGCACTTGGACATTATTGACGAAGTTCTTTCTATAGCTGCTTCCGAAATTCGAAATGAAAAAGCGGAACTGAATCGTTTCGAAATAGAGTTAAAAGAGAACGAAGAAAAAATAAAGGAATATGATTGGTTAAAGGATGCAGAAAAAGATATTGCGAAGTTAGAAAATATTGAAAACGAGAAGGTAGAAGGAATAAAAAAACGAACTGCGATTTTTGATATTTTAGCAAAAATAGAAGAAACGGAATATGAGTTAAATAAAACTTCCGAAATTGTTAAATATTCCGACGAAACCGAAAGGTTATTTAAACTAAACACGGAAGCTGATGAAATCGTCAATAAGGCGGACAATTTAGACAAACTATTAAAAAACGTTAGCATTTGCCTTTCCGAGCTATCGGAAGCGGAATCCATAGTTAGGTATGCTTCGGAAGCGGATCGTTTAACTACGCTGTCTACGTTAATCGCTAAGGGGAATGAACGGTGGAATTCCGTAGCGAAAATTTTAGACGGGATAGACGCTACGGAAGTTGAATTACAAAAAACCGAAGTGGTTACGAAATATGCTTCTGAAGTTGAAAAGTTGGCAGTACGACTAAGCGAAATGTCCGAATTGAAAAAACTTCGTAGCGGAATTTCCGAAGTTCTAAAAAGAATATATGAAACTTCCGTCGAAATGGCAAAAGCAGATAATGAATATAAAACTGGGCAAAAAAAATTTGATGAATTGATGGGTGATTATTGTCCGCTTTGTGGAAAGGAGGTAACATGGTAGAATGAAAGCAAAATTGCGAGTTTGCGCTTCTTGTGAATGGATTTTTAAGGAAAATGAGAAAACCTTTGAAGATGGTTGCCCTAAATGTGGGTTTGTTCATTATCCAGCTAGATATGTTTATGGACGTAAAGCCTATGCTTATTCAAAATCGCAATATCCTTGGAAAGAAAAGAAAATGACCGATTATTCAATTCAACTTGATAAAGAAATAAAAGAATCAAGACACGAAAAAACTTTCGCTATAGATAGGTTAATATGAAAAAGACTGTTAATTTTATTAGAGGTCTTTATAAACCATTTGATCTTTGTGTTCAACTTCCTGTAGGATCTAAAGAAGATATGCCGGTTATCGTAGAACCTTTGTTAAAATCTATAGAAGGAGCGAAAGGTTTTCTTTATACTTCGTTTTTTCAATGGTCAGATTTAGAGATTGTAAAAAAATATTTTGAAGATTTAGGATATGAGATTATCCTTAAAGACGAAAGAGAAAAAGAGAGGATGTTAAATTACGTATTAGGAAGGAGTTAGTATGAAAGATAAAAATTTTTATGATGGGAAGTGGATGGGGAAAATAGTAATGGGTGCTGAAAATGTCGGTTCAAATGAAGGATTTACAATTTTTCGTAATCATCGTACAGAACCTAACGATTTTAGTATGGAATATCCTTGTCATTTTTGTGATGATTTTGTTCCTACGGCAATTAAAATTCCCGGTACGCATTTTCAAATCTGCTCTTCTTGCTTGAATAAGATGCAAGAAGCGATAAATAAATTTGTAGTTAGCAACTTTAAAAAAGATTTTGAAGAAAGTAAGAAAGGAAACGATCTATGCGGCCTTGCTTAATAGAAGCGACGACGATAGGGGATGCTTATTTTACACTTTTGTCAAATCTTTGGCGTGACGGAATTAAAACTCCGGTAGATACAGGAAGCCATGCCGGATCTAATCGTTTAGAATTTATGTTCGCTGCCGGGGTTATTCAGTATCCGCACGTCCGTCCTTTAGCGCCTATTTTTCCGGAAGGTGTTCCACCGGTAACTACGGATGAAGCCATTTCGGAATATTTTGCGAATTATTTGATGGACCCTAACTTAAATCGGAACGAAGAATACCGTTATTCTCAATGGATTAACGGACATATGGATAATTGGGCAAAAAGAGGATTTATAAGAAAACCTTCGTCGCTTAGTTATTCAATAACTAGCGTAGAAATTTTTTGGGAATCGCAACTTGAGTGGTGTATTAGGCACTTCAAGGAAAAAGGATTCGGAAATAACCATTGTTATATTAAAGTTGGAAATCCTGAATCTTGTTTCAATTACGATATTCATTTTACGAACGAAACCGAACGAAGAACTACGCCGTGCTTACAAGGTATTGATCTAAAGATAAAAGACAATCAACTTATCTTAGGGGTAGTCTTCCGGAGTTGGGACTTATACGGTGCATTTGGTGAAAACATAGGTGGAATGACTTTGCTTAACGAATATATCGCGGAAGAATTAGGAATTTCGCCCGGTCCTATTACTTTCGCTTCGCAAGGGCTTCACTGCTACGATCATCAGATACTTCCGCTAAAAGCGATACTTCATATTGAGGATTAAAAATATGAGAATTAGAAGATTTACAAATAGGCAATGTATTTCTGTAGGGGTTACAGTAAATTGGAATTGGAGAAATTCTATCGAGATCGATCTTTTGTTTTGGACTTTTTCAATAGAATGGGGAGATATTAAGAGAGGAAGAATATGAGAATTGATTGGGATTCATATTTTATGTCCCTAACGAAACTAGCGGTTATGAGAAGCGGCTGTAATAGTCGTCCTAACGGGTCTTTAATTGTTAAAAACAAACGGATCATTGGAACTACTAAGGGATAATTTTTATGGGAAACGATAAGGAAATTTGGAGATCAATAGAAAATTATTGCGGTTATTTTGTTTCTAATTTCGGCAGAGTAAAATCTAAAACAAGATTTGTAAAAGATAAAAACGGTAAAAACAGAATACAAAAAGGAAGGATTTTAAAATTCCAATTTATTAATAATTATTATTCTGTTACTTTATGTAACGAAGTAGGCGAACATCAAATAGTTAGAGTTCATCATTTAGTACTAGAATGTTTTTGTTCTAAAAGACCGTCCCCTAAACATCAGTGCAACCATAAAGACGGGAATAAGTTAAACAACAATATTCATAATTTAGAATGGATGACAGCTTTAGAAAATACAAGACATGCCCATAGGGTCGGGTTGGCAAATTCAAGAGGGATCGCAAATGCCCATTCTAAATTATCAGAAGAAGATGTTTTAAATATTAGGGATTTGTATAAGAAAAATGTATCTATGAGGGAATTGTCTAAAAAATTTAATGTATCCGTCCAAAATATACATTCGGTGATAAGAAAGAAAGCATGGGCGCATATATGAGCAGATTATCATGGGATTCATATTTTATGGCATTGGTAAAAACGGCCGCTATGAGAAGTGGGTGCAACAGTCGGCCTAATGGAGCTTTAATTGTTAAAAACAAACGGATAGTTGGCGTTGGCTATAACGGCACGGTAGCAGGTTTTCCGCAATGTACCGATAAAGGCGATAAATACTGTTTTCGAAGGAATTTAGAATTGCCCGAATCGGAAAAGCATAACTATTGCCCGGCGGTACATGCAGAGGCGAATGCTATAGATTACGCCGGGAAAAACACTATCGGCGCTACGATATATTGTACGTTGTTTCCGTGTTATCCGTGTTTAAAGCGGATTAAATCTGCCGGTATAATCGAAATCGTTTACGAATATGCTTATGAATCCGAAAATCCCGAAAGGGACAAATTCTGGTTTGACCAAGCTAAAGAATTCGGGATAGACGTTCGACAATATTCTATTCCGGTAGATATTGTCGAAACTATTTGTATTAATCTACGAACGATAACAGCGAAGAGGAGAATATGAGAATAAAAATTTTAGAAGATGGTTTGCTAATTGAACCCGAGACGGATTTTGAAATTCAATGGGCGGAAGGTTTTATTCGACGCGGAGAAACAGGAAGAGCGTTTTTAAAATGTGGAATGACACCTACCGAAGTCTTAGGAATTAAAATTTTAGCAGGAGAAAAGATATGAAAAAAGAATTTTTGTATCGATACGAAGATATTTTGTATGGTTCGGAAGATTCCTATGGGGAAAATCCGCCCAATCCGCCTACCTTAAAAGTCGAACTAAGGGAATATCCGATAATCAAGAAAACTCCGAAAGGAACCAAAATAGATATATCTGGAAAATATCGGATAGTAAGAGATAATGCAAAAAATCAGTTTGCTTGTAAGACGAAGGAAGAAGCGATACTATCTTTTATTTTTCGGAAGAAAAGACAGTTGGAAATTCTAACGGAACGGGCAAAATACGTTAAAATCGCTTTAGAAAAAGCCGAGAATCTATGAAACGTACAAGAGGCAACATAGAAAGACCAGCCTTAATCTTTAGTTCAGATTGGCATATAAGGTCTGCCGTCCCGCTTTGTCGTACTGATGATTTTGTAGCGACGATGTGGCGGAAGGTGGATTTTATTATCAACCTGTCTAATAAATACGGTAAAATCCCTGTTTTAATTTCTGGCGACGTAGGGGATAAAGCGCAATGGCTTAATTGGCTTTTAGCGGAATTCATTCGGAGGGTAAACGGAACCGATATCGTAGCAATTCCTGGGCAACATGATCTACAAAACCATATAGTTGCGGAATGGTCTAATTGCGGTATCGGTGTACTTCACGAAGCTGGGGCTATTCGTATTAATCCTTTTACGAAAGTGTACAATTTTAACGGAATTTCTGTTTTTCCTTTTTCTTACGGCGTACCTATTTCCGAACCAATCGAAGCAGTCTTGGGGAGTAGGAATATCGCTATGACTCATCAACTTGTTTTAGAAGGCGAAGGTGCGGGATGGGAATCAGAGAAGGGGGTTTCTGCTGAAGCGTTATTAGAAAAATTTTCGCAATACGATGTTATTCTTTCCGGCGATAATCATAAACCATTTACGGTAGCGTATGACGGAAGACTACTGGTAAATCCAGGTAGTATCCTAAGACTTAAATCGGATCAAATTGAACACAAACCAAGGGTTTATCTGTATTATGCCGAAAGTAATCGGGTAGAGCCTGTTTATCTTCCGATAGAAGAAGGTGTAATAGATACTACGCATATCGAAGAAGCCGAAGTTAAAGAAGAAAGACGGGAAGCGGTTTTTGCCTATATTGAGAAATTAAAAGGCGAAATTGAATTAGGTTTAGACTACGAAAGTAATTGTAAAAAATATTTAGCGGGGAATAAAACAGCGAAAGAAATATCTGATAAACTTTTTGAATGGATAGAGAAGGCGAAAAAATGAAACCTGGGATTAAGGTAACTAAACATAGAGCAGGGAAACATAATACTCCATTCAAGCATTATGTTTCGTCTAGTTATATTTCTATATCGAAAACTCTTTCGCTTCATCCCGGGGGGGATACCTCTACTTATATTAACCTTTCTCTTGAAGAAGCTGAAAAATTAGCTTTAGAAATTTTTAAACGCTTAGGGAAGAAAAGAAATGAACGATAATCTTTACGAACTACTATTAAAGTTACCTAAGCGGAATTTAGTAAACATAATGTGGGAAGCATTAGATGAAATGCAGGCATTTAACGGAAGAACTAGAACCTTTTGTATAATGTCCGCTATAGGTGCTAAGAATACTGAAGAAGGGAAATATAAAATTCCTTCTATAAATGAAATTAAAAAACATACGGAGAATATGGGATTATGACTAACGAAGAAAAGGTAGCTAAATTGACAAAGATTAAAGCGGTTATAGATGCTGCTAAAAGTAAAAAGGACCGCCTAGAAGGGACGAAAGAAAATCTTTTTTTGCAACTTAAACAGTATGGTTGCGATTCAAAAGAAAAAGGACAAACAGAACTAGACCGTTTAGATGGAGAATTGAAACGGTTAGAAACTGAATTCGACGAAGGATTATCGAATTTGGAAAAGTCTTATGAATGGAATTAACGTCATATCTATCGGGTGGTTGTTGAAAGGAGCGTAAAGAGATGAAGGGAGGTAGAGAATATGTTTTATGCAATCTGCTCACAAGGAGACGGCAAAAAGTGGGTAATTTTAAGAGGATGGAATGGTTGTTTGGCTGGGCAGGGAAATATTCTTATGGATAATGTTGACGAACAAGACCTTGAATCTGAGTTACAGAAACTTAGGGGGCAGGAGTTCGTACGGGTTTGTGCGGATACAATCAGGGCGATAAGGGATGCGGTGGATAAATGAACATTAAAGAATACCGTTCCGCTATTGAAAGGAAAAAAGGCGAATTATCCCTTACGGAAAGGCGAATAGCGGAAGCGAAAAATAATATCGCCAATACGAAATCTTCTCTTCTATCTTCCGAAGAAGCACAATCAGTAGCGCAAATTGTAGCTAGTGAAACCCAGAAACAATTAGAGTTTCATGTTTCCGAATTAGTCTCTTTGGCTATGGCTTCAGTGTTCGACGATCCATGGAATCTTATTTTGGAATTTGTACCGAGAAGAGGAAAAACGGAATGTGATTTAATCTGGGAAAAAGCGAACGGGAAAAGGGCTAAGGATTTAACTTTTAGCGGTGGTGGCGGGGAAGTAGGTGTAGCTGCTTCCGGTCTTCAGTTCGCTATGTTTTATCTTCGTAGGCCGAAACCGCGTATGTCTATGTTCCTAGATGAGCCGGGACATTTTGCTAAAGGCGGCGATATACCTGAAAGGAATATGGCGATGATAAAAGAAATTAGCTCACAATTAGGCTTACAAATCATTATGGTTAGTCATATCCAGGATCAAATCGAAGCGGCAGATTCCGTATTCTTCTTTACTAAAAAATTCGATCCGGAAGTAGGATATCTACGAACATACATAGAGGTAAGGAAATGAAAGTAAAGAAATGGATTTCTTATGATGAAGCGAGAGACTATCCTTCCGCGCCTTGTGGCGGTTTAGGCGGATTTTTTAATTTTAATCAATCGGGGATGCGCTGGAAAGATTATGTTAATATATTTATCGATGAGTCTAAATTGTATTTGGAAGCGATACGGGAAAGCATTTTAGAAAACGATATTTGGTTTACCGGTCAAGATCATCAACAATCAAAAACCGGCGTTCCGCTTTTTGAAGATAATACCGTAGCGACTTTTTCCTATCGTGGATGGGGCGATTTAATGGCTGCGATACGGTCGGAAAAAGAAGACCGGGATTATAACTATATGGATTTTTATATGTAGGGCTTCGTAGAATCGTCTAGGTTAAACGATCTAGATTTTTCCGATATACCCTACGGGTAAAAATAAAAACGTCTTAAAAACGATTAGGCGAAGCGTAGAAAGATATTGATTTATTTTCTTTAAAAATTTTAAAATTTTGGTTATAATGTTTTAGAAAAATTAAACAGGGAAATAAGAAAATGACTTCTGCGGATGATTTTTATTCTTTTTTAAAACAACAAAGGGATCTAGAAAATATTATTGAGAAAAAGAGGATGGCTAAAAAGGCGGAACGACGTAAAGCTAAACATAAAGTTGATAATTTAGGTAGAAAAAAGAAAAATAAAACAGCAAAACTTTGTAGAAAGAAAAATAGAAGAAAAAATTAACCGAGAAGGGGGAAATTCATGGGTATATTTGATTTCATTCAAGATATCGGAACGTATGATTTAAGAAGAATCGGAAGGGTAGAACCGGAAGATAATAACGGTATTGGCGTATCTACTGCCTATACTTCGGATGAAGGTTTCGAAACCGCACTTTTAGATAAAAACGGTATTCATCCCGTTGAAAGATACGGAACAAAAGAAGATGCAGAAAAGGGGCATATTAGATGGGTTGATTTTGCTAAAAATGGACACGGAAAAGTTGTAAAAAAACTAGGATTTTCCTGGTTAGATATGGACGAAACGATTATTTTAGAAAAAGAGGGGGAAATATGAAAAAATCGGAAGTAAAAGTTACGGTAAGTGTTCCGAAGGGATTGGGGAATTTTATGAAGAGATACGGTGCCGGATGGATTAAATCCGGTAACGCTTCGGGGAAGTTTAAGGTGGAAGAAACGGAAAAGATTTTTCTACCGAAAAAACTTAGGAATCCGATTACATTCGAGGATATAATGCTGAATGAAGAAGACGCTACGAAGCGAACGGTAAGAGAAAAACGGGAACGGGAATCCGATAAGATTATCAAATGGATGGTTTCCGAAGAAGGAAAGGAATTTATGAAACAAATGTTTTCAAAAACTACTCCGGAAAACAAAAAGAACGAACAGGAACCGATTTGTGACGCTATTCTTTCTGAAGAAAGGGCGTCTTATATAGAAGGTAAAGGTTGCGATCCTCCAAAAGGAGTTCTTTCCTTCGAAAAAGAAATTCATACCGGTCGTTACGAAATCGTTATCCCGCCGGAAAAGTTGAATATTGAAAGAATCGTAAGGGAAGCGGAATACGACGGAATCAAGGCGTTTATGGTAGTAGGGACAGCAAACGTTTTGGTAGGTATTCAATCGGATGAACCGATGCCCACCGTTGTCTTGAATAAGTGTAAAGAAATTTTATGGGTTGAATCCCCGCTTTATTCCGTAGCGTCCGGAACGTTTTATATAGATCGGTATGCGCAGGGAAAGGGGGAAAAGTTTTTTGGAGGATGGGAATTTGGCTTAGTGAGTCTATCTAGCCTTCCCGAAGCAAAACAGGCGATATCCGACATTGTTTCCCGAATGCCTAAAACCATAGAAAAGAAACCGAATCCAAGGAAACGTTTTGTGGTAAGAACGTGGAAATAAGGAGGGAAGGAAAATGAAAGATTTTACGAAGTGCGCGGTAGGAACTACGGTTTATTCACTGAATTTGGGCGAGGGAAAAATTACCGAAATCAGCGAAAGGGAATATCCCGTTACCGTCGAATTCAAAGAGAGTAAAGTAGATTCGTTTACGGCGGACGGCAGATTAGTTTCTGACGATGAAGGCCCAACTCTTTTTCTGCGAAAACCGAAGATTATTTTCGAAGAAATACCGGAAAAACAATTCTACGTAGGCGATAAAGTAAAGATCGTCAGCAAGGAAGCTACCGAAAAATCCGTCTTGTTGTGGACAAATAGTATGGATGAATGCCTAGGTAAGACCGGCGAAGTAATCAAAAACGAAACCGGAATTCGTGTTTACATAGAAGGGGGCGGTACTTGGAATTTTCATCCATCCGATCTAGAGCAAGTTTCGCACGAATTCAAAAAGGACGATTGGGTAGTTCCTACCGGAAGGAAGACAGGAATACCCGGTTGGAATTTAGATGGGCTTATGGATGCACTTATCGGGAAGGCGATTAAGGTTAGAAGTATATGCGAATATATCTGCACCGGTCTTCCGGCTAAAGGAATGTGGGCATGGAACCCATTAGAACTTCGCCCGGCTAAAACGGAAGAAATTCCTAACAAAAAGAAAGCCTTTAAAGTCGGTGATAAGGTTAAGTTGGTTTCGCTAGAAAAATCCGAGGAGGGTAATTGGGCGGAAGATTCCGACGATTACCTAATCGGGAAGGTAATGACGGTAAAGGGATTTGATCCAAAAGATAATACTGTCTATTGCGAGTATTCAGACGAAGAAGGCGACGAAAACATAGATTGGTTTGCGGCTGAAGACTTTGAAATCATAACGGAAGGAGAGAAAACCTTTAAGCCCGGCGATAAGGTTAAACTTATTTCTCTATCCGCGAGCGAGAAGAAGGGCTGGAGTCAATCGAAATATGCCTGGTTAATCGGAAGGCCGATGGAAGTTTTAGAGATTGATACAGAAGATAATTCCGCTAATTGTCGATACGATAAGGAAGATTATAGCGGGAAAGGTATTTCTTGGTTTAAAAACGAGGATTTAGAAATCATAACGGAAGGAGAAAAAACGATGAATTACGTACAACTCAAACCGATCACCGCGGCCGCCTTGATTGAACAGAATGTTATTCAAAACGATCTAATCAAGGTTTTGAACAAATTCGGTTACGGACCTTATGATTTCGAAGAGCTGATGACCTTCGCCGAAGAACAAGGAGAATGCTGGCCGAATTGGTTAATTCGAAAAGGATTTGCGAAAAGAAACGAACCGGATAAGGTAAATTGGAAAGAGTTAGGGTTAAGAATTGAATTTAACGAAAATGGCTTGGTGGATATACGGTGTTCCGATCCTGGAATGTATTTGATTCGCCTTCTTTCTAATGGGAAATTTCGAAGACATATCGGAGTTACTTCGAAACTTCCGATTCCGAAAGACGATAAAGGAAGAATGATAGAAGTGGAGTAACAGATTTGCGCGCTGGGCGGAATTGTTTTGCTGAATGAAAAGACGATAGCCTTGCGAGGGTTGTAAGTTTTTAATTCCGATTTTGCCCGGCGCGTAAAAACTAAGGAGAAAGGGAAATGAAAAAAATCATTGTTATTCTACTTTTGCTTTCTGGAAATGCTTTTGCGCAATTCGGCCTTCCGGAAAAATGGAATGAGGCGAATCAGCAAGTTTCTACGCAAGGGGTAGATGGATGCTATATAACTGCTTATCTATCTACAGATCAATATTACCTTATGAGAACTGGTTCCGCCCGTTTACCTTTTCTTTCTAGGGCTGATATTTTGGGGACCGGATATCGGCATATAGGCGGCGTGGGGAATGAGGTTGAAGTAGTTATGGATATTCTATGGATGCCTCCGTTAGCCGGTGCGCCTTTTGGTATGGTGATTTTAGTGTGGTATCGGAATGGACTGGCTAGGGAAATTGTAATGCTAAACGATACTTTGCCTTGAAATTAACGCACTTTTGGGGATAGGTGTGTCAGCACCGATAAGGCAGCTTAACGAAACTTCCCTCCGTTGAGCCGTTTTCCCCGAAAGTTCTTTCCTTTCTTTTTGCCTTCCGGTATTATTTTTCCCTTTTAGTTTATGAGTGTGGTTTTTAAAAATCGGGGATAGGTTCTGCAGACCGATAAGATAAGTATTCCGCCCTCTACCTATTTTCCCCGATAAACTAGAAAAAGAGGGAATTCTTGGTGGAGGATATTAGAAAAGATGTTTGATTATGAAGGTTCGAAATTCACACTAAAAAATGTCGCAGATTCTCCTTGTTTTATTTTTCCTGCCGGGTTATCCAATTCTTTTCTTTATACAATAGAAGACATTGAAAAAATGCGGGCGTTGGTTAGCCAGTTCAAATTGTCCATATTTGAACTTATCATATCTCAAATACCGCATAAAGATACTAATTTTAAAAATAGGGGATTTGCGATTCAACAAGAATGCGAAGATTGCTCAAGTCTATTTGTTTCTTTTTTTAACAGAAAGGAATTTATATCTTATATTGTTAAACGGCAAAACTTAAAATGCCCGATTTGTTCAAAAAAAGAAAATATTACAAAAGAAGATGAAAAACTCTCTATAGTTCTTAGTAAGGCTAGAATTGAAAAATTGTCTTTTTCTACCCAAAAAGGGGAAGATATTAAAAAGTATATTTTTGGGAAAAATATATGGAAGGTAAGTGATAATATAGAAGAAAAGATAGAAGAAATTAAAAAACATATAGATAATCCGGAATCCATTGCTATCCTGAAAAATATTTCTTACTCCGAATTTCTAAAAAGCCCGTATTGGTCGGCAATTTCGCAATATAAGAAAAAATTAGTTGGGAACAAATGTGAATTGTGTTTATCCGCCGATGATTTACAAGTCCATCATAAAAAATATTATATACTAGGAGAAGAATTAAAACACCTTGATAAATTATTAGTGGTTTGTAAAAATTGTCATAAAAGAATCCATGATGGTAAAGAAGATACTCTAAACAAAATAGGAACGGATTTTTCGCAACGACTATGGATAAATAGGGTAAAAAGAATTTATAATCATCTTCAAAGTGAAGGATGTAAGTTATTTTTGCCAATTATGAACGAATTGTCTTTAAGCGAACGCCATATACCAAAAGAACCAATTTTTTATGTTGAATTAAACGGGGACAGAAAGATTCCATTTATAATTAAACCCGATATAAAGAGAATTGCTAAAAATTTACAAATTTCTCATCAATGGGTTTACAGATATTTGAACGCTATTGAAAAAAATGGTTTTGTTATTCGGATAGGAGAAAAAGGGCAAGGCAAGGTTCTTTATTATTCTATAGGAACAGAGGTTAGATTTCAACGTGGTAATAGATGGAAAAAGAAAGTTCTTTATTTTTTAAAAGATACAAAAGAAAATCGGAAAAAGTTGCTTGATTTTAAAGTTTGAACGATCATACCTTCTGGAAAATCCTTAAACGTCCCTTCGTCCCGGTAGGGATATAGTTCCGTTTATTTCCTTCGCTAAGGCTTGTGTCTTATGATACTTCGTATCCTTCGACCAGACAGAACCTTAACTTCGGAAATAAAAGACGATTTTCTGTGAAAATCGCGGCTAATTTTTTAAAAATATTTTTTCCGGACATAGATTTTTCCTTTAAAAAATAATTTTTTACGGATATAATAAGACGTATAAGGAAATACAGTAAACCATATACGAAAGGAGGAAAACAAAATGTAAGCAACTTCCGTTAGAAATTATTTCCATACCCTTACGTAGGAACGGAGAAAAAGAAATGAAAATATTATTTACTGGTTTAGGTTCAATAGGGCAAAAACACCTCCGATTAATCCATTCCATTTTTCCCGATTATGAACTATTCGCTCTACGTTCTGGCAATTCGAAAAATTCCTTTCCGTTCATTACAGACTTACATTCATGGGAAGAAGTAGATTTTATTTTTCCCGATGTAGCCTTTATCACTTCCCCTACCTATCTACACCTTCCGAACGCGATAGAGTGCGCTAAACGCGGAATGCATCTTTTTATTGAAAAACCTATTTCCGCTTCTTTAGATGGATTAGATGATTTACAATACATCGTAGGAAGGAAGAATCTTACTGCCTACGTAGCCTATCCGTTTAGGTTTCATTCCGGACTTCTCTCCGTAAGGAAAAAAATAAAGAACGCAGTATGGGCGGGAATTGTCTGCACTACGGATATAAATAAATGGGGTAAGGCGTCTTATTCTTTTGAAAAAGAGAAAGGGGGAGGTGTGTTGCTTGAGTTAAGTCACGAAATAGACTTAGCAGAATTTCTTTTTGGACCGATAGAACAATTGAAAGGTTGGCCTAGGGATTGGAAAAATAATATTGAACATGGTTCGGAACTTACTGCGGTTTTTGAAGATGATTTTGAGTGTGATATAATTCTTGATATAGACTCAAAAGAAGAAGTCCGTTTTGTAGAATGGGTAGAACCTTCCGAAAATAAAATTCTTCATTATTCCGCTACAGAAGAAATGTATGAAAATCAACTTCGTTATTTCTTCCGTAATATTGGCAATCCAGTTTTAGAAAATAACCTGTTTTCCGCTTCAGAACTTTTCCGAAAAATTATGAGGATACGGGGATGAACAAAAACGATCTTGATAACTATATTACCAGTCATTACGGGGAAGTTCAATTCGACGAAGCATGGCTAAAGCTTCATGAACTTATTGATGAGGAAACTTTCGATAACGCTATGACTCCGGAAGACGCCGTTTTGGCTTGGTCTATGGGCCTTAAAGCTTGGAAGAAAGCAGCGAAGAAGAGGATACAACATTGAATATTCTAATCACTATCGTAGCCCGCAAGGGCAGTAAACGTCTTCCCGGTAAAAATATTAAGAATTTTTGCGAGAAACCGTTAATGAGATGGACTTTAGAACAGGCGGAAGATTTTGTTGATTATCGTCTATCCGATACAGTAGATACTGTGATTTGTTCTGATATTGACAAAGAACTTCTTTTGAAAATATGTTGGGGGCGGTATATCTTAGGTCGTCCTGAAGAATTAAACGGGGACAAAGTTCCAAAATTAGCCGTAATTCGATATGCTACAGAGAAGGCGGAAGAGCATTATAAAATCAAATACGATGCAGTAATCGATCTGGACGTTACTTCCCCTTTAAGAAAACCTGATGATATTGCTAACGCCTTAAAACTTTTTAAGGAAAAGAAGCCACCTACATTGTTTTCTGTTACAAAGGCTAGAAGACTTCCATGGTTTAATCAAGTTGTGTCTGGTTTTATCGGTAATGATCAAAGATGTGTACAACCGTCTGGTTATAATCATTCTTGGCCTTACTACGATCTAAACGCTTCGATTTATATCTACGATAGGGGATGGTCGGATTATAAATTAGACTCTCCGATTTCCTATCGTTCAGAAATTTACCTAATGGAAGACTGGCAAGCTACAGACATAGATACACAAAATGATTTCGATATTGCCGAGTTTTTGTTTCGAAAACATATCTTGGAGGGATTATGATATTTTTAATTTTTCTTTCTCTTTTTATTGTTGCCTTTTATCTGGTACAACTTATTGAGCTAAAGAAATTCGGCGCTAATGTGACTTGGCCAGAGTATTTAGGATTAATTGGATGGGTGATTGTCGTTATTATGTCTATGGGATATTATGCTAAGTAAAATAGAAGCCTTAGAAGAATGTATGGAAATGTGGAACTGTTTAGCGGAAAATGGTTCCGAATGTAAATCTTCTTACGTAAAAAGTAAAGATTGGGTTTCGAATTGTGTATTATGCCAATATTCAGAAAACAATAGACTTCTTTGTGGTGATTGTTTAGTAAAATGGCCGATAGATAAAGGAGACTTTGAATTTCCCGAAGATATTGACGAAGAAACGGAAGTTTGTCAACTTAGTATTTTTAATCTTTGGAATTGTGCCGATGACGAAGATGCGAGAAAGAAATACGCTTTAGAAATAGCGTATTTGGCCGAAACTGCTTTAGACGAGGTTGAAGGATGACAAACAGAGAAAGATTTCCGAATTGGAAAATGCCTAAGATTGAACATAGCATTCCTACCGAGTATGGGTGGACGGTGTTGCATCCAGGTAATTTAAAATTAGGTAAATATACCGATATAGCGCACGGTGTTTTGATTAATGCACAAAAAGGCGTAGAAATAGGAGAAGGAACTCAAATCGGCCCGTATTGTTGTATTCTTAGTCGAAATACGATTAACGAAACAGAAGGGAAAATTACGATAGGTAGCAGCGTCCGCATCGGAGCTTATTGTTTAATACTTCCCGGTGCCGTAATTCCTGATGGATCTTTCATAAAAGCCTATAAGGTAGTGAAAGGGGAATAATGATGGCTATAGAATGTTATGAATCTAATTGTGAATTTCATAGTAAACATTCCGGCGAAGAAGGGCCTTTCTGTTTTGAGACAGAATGTAAGGTTACGCATAAATGTGATTGCTGTGGAAAATTTTGTACTTCGAAATATACGGCGAATAGCAAAGGCGAAATGGTTTATCTTTGCTGGGAATGCGCAGCATAGGAGATAAAAATGTTTGAATATTGGAGGTATTCTAGTAGTTCTTCAAATACTTGTTATCATGATAATATGAGTTATTCTGATACATCAAGTGCAAATATCTGGAATAGGGGTTCTACAATTCGGACTATTTTGGTTGAATCACCTAAAAATTGGACAAAAGATGAAATTTTATTGTTTGCGGAATTAGTCAATATTAAGACAAAGACTGGCTGGAAAGTAAAGATGATAATTAACGGAGATATTATTATTACTGATCCGACTGTAGAAACTAAAACAATGAAAGAGTTTATTTTTTTATTAAGAGCGAAAGCAAATATCCAAGATACAGAAGCGATTATTCGATTTTTTAGCAAACATTCAATAGAAAGTTAATAATGAAAACCATAGTTATAGCAGGAAGCGAAGGATTAATAGGGAAAGCGATAGTCGAAAGTTTGCGGTATAATTATAATGTTGTGCCTTCCGACCCAAGACTTTCTCTATATTGGAATCTTTCCGAAAGATATATTTTAAATACCCTTTTTGAATTGCACGATATTGTCGGTTTAGTGAATTGCGCGTATCCTAGAGCTTTTGAACCACATTGTTCTTTCTTTATGAACGTGACTTCCGAATTCGCTGAAAGAATGAAGGAAGGAAGTATTGTTAATCTTGCTTCGATTTACGGAATAATCGGGCCTGACGATTCTTTATACGATGGAACGGGAATGGGGATGCCGTCTTGGTACACTGCTGCGAAGGCTGCTATTATTGCTTATTCCCGGTGTTTAGCGGTAAGGTACGCTCCGAAGATCCGAATTAATTGCGTAAGCCCGGGCGGTGTTTTCGATAATCAGGACGATCTTTTTGTAGGAAGGTATGTTTCGAAGACGCCTATGGGAAGAATGGCTACTCCGGAAGATGTTGCGAAGGCTTGTAAGTTCCTAATCAGCGAAGAATCATCGTACATTACTGGGCAAAATCTAATCGTAGACGGCGGGATAACAGGGAGAATTTAAAAATGGATGACTGTTTACAAGAATTATTGTCTTTGATTAGAGGCGAAGGTAAATTTGCAATTACAGGAAAGGGGCTTCATGGTTATCCTTTTCGTGATTCGAATAATACGAGAATTTTTAATGAATGCCGGAAGTTAGAAGAATTGGGATTGATTTACAGAAAAATAGACCTTCCGGGATATGTTTTATTTGCGCCGATAGAGGATAAATAAAAATACAAGAACTTGTAATAGGATCTACTTTTTTAAAGATAACCGGGATTTGCTGGCTTTTAGCTATTATATTTTTGTGTTTTAAAACGCCGGATAAAATACTAGAATTAATTAGTATTACGGTCGTTCAGTTATTCGTGATTTTATTTCTTTTTATGATGTTTTCCGTTAATAGGAATATAGTTATAAATTAATAGAAAGGATTTAGAAATGAATTTTATTGATAAATGGGAAAGGTGGAGATCGAAAAATAAAGAAAGAAAAAACGAAAGACTTGTTCAAGAAAATACTTGTGTTATTTGCCATAAGTTTGACGAAGTCAATGTTAAGGTTCTTAGACATTATCATTTTAACGACGGGGTAGATATTTTAAGAGTTCATATAAACTGCATTTATGATGTTTTAAAAAATCCACAATTATATCATACGACGAGTCTTAAAATTGTAGATCAGATTTTGAACGGATATTGGGTTTCTGAAGATGATTGGGTCAGAATATTGATAGATAATGTTTTTAAGGTTAGGGAAAAGTTAATCAAAAAATTCCAAGGTTTTAAAAGTTAATATGAAAATAACGATAATTACTTCTAATCGTGCTGATTGGGGATTACTAAAACCTTTAGTAAATAAACTAAAGTGCGATTCATTCTTCAATCTTTCCGTTTTAGCTACGGGAAGTCATCTTTCTCCGCAACATGGCTACACTGTTAAGGATATTGACGTTGAATGTCTAAAAACTGAGATCCTTCTTTCTTCCGATACTGCGTTAGGTGCCTGTAAGTCTTTAGGTTTAGCCTGTATATCAATTTCTGAAATTCTGTTTAATTTGAATTCGGATATGGTTTTGGTCTTAGGGGATAGACAAGAAATCTTCGCAGCGGCACAAGTCGCCTATACTTTAGGAATAAAAATAGCGCATCTTCACGGTGGCGAAGTAAGCGGAAATACTGATGATGTTTGGCGTGATTGTATTTCCCGAATGTCTTATCTGCATTTCCCCGCTACCGAAAACGCAAAATACCGTTTAGAATCTTTAGGTAGAAAAAATGTATTTTGCGTAGGTGCATTAGGATGCGAAGGATTAAAGCCTAGGGAAAAGGATCTTGGTTATCTTCTTATTATTTATCATCCTAATACTTTAGAAAAAGAAAATTTCGGGGAAGTTCTTTATTTTTTACAAAAACGGCCGGAATCTAAGATTTTTATTACCGCCAATAGCGATCCCGGTGGATACGAAATAAATAAAGCGATAGATAGGCTTGCAGAACATTCTCTGTCTGCAAGCTTAGTTTTAGAACATAGCGAAAGATCTAAATTTTTAGAGGTTCTTTCTATGGCTAAGGCAATAGTAGGAAATTCATCTTGCGGGATTATTGAAGCGCCGGCTTTAGGGGTTCCTACGATTAACATAGGTAGTAGACAAAAAGGTAGGGAAAGGGCTTCTTCTGTAATTGATTGCCGATGCGAATTGGAAGATATTGAGTACGCCTTTAAAAGATTGGAGGCAAAGAATTATGATTTTAGTTATATTCCGTATCAAGGCGGGAACGTAGTGGGAAGGATTGTAAATATTTTAAAGGAAAAGATATGAAAACGGTATTTATACTTTCTATGCTTTTGATTTCGGTATGCGGGATTGCTCAATCCACTAAGAGTAATCAGATACTTGGTAGTATTGGATTTTCTTTATCTTTTGTTCTTTCAATGTTTCTTTTTGCCTTAGAGATAACGGGAAGAATACAATGATTTCTTTAGACTTTCAAAATCTTAATTCCGATGATTATAAATCTTTAGAAAAAGCGATATTGGCAGGTGTTTCTACGTCTTCGCCGATAGTAGGCGATTTCGAAAAAGTGATAGCTGAATATTTGAATGTAAAACCGGGAAATGTCTTAGTGGTAAACAGTGGGACTTCCGCTTTGCATCTTGCTCTTTTAGGTTGCCGCGTAAAACCGGAAGACGAAGTAATATTACCAGTTTTAACTTTTGCTGCTACTGCGAATGCTGTTAAATATATAGGGGCGAAGATAAAATTTTGCGATGTAGACGAAGATACTTGGGATATTAATCCTAACGAAATAGATAGATTAATGAACGACCGTCTTATCGGTGTTGTTTATGTTGATCTTTATGGTGTACCTGTCAACGGTATAGAAATCCTCGATAAAATAGAAAAATATAGAATTTTCGTTATAGCGGATAGTTCGGAGTCTTTAGGTTCTATACATAGGAAGAATTATTTAACTAGAACAGGGGTAGAGGATTTTTCATGTTTTTCTTTCAACGGGAATAAAATAATCACTACCGGAGGAGGAGGTTTAATCGTTGGTCCAGAAAACCCAATTAATTATCTTAGGGGATTGTCGTGTCAAGGTCGGAGATATTACGGAAGTGGTTATGACGAACTGCACTCTTACGTTGGATATAATTACCGAATGCCAGGACTTAACGCCGCCCTTGGACTCTCACAGCTTCACAGACTCCCTTATTTTCTGGAAAGAAAACGAAGAATTCACGCAATCTATGAAACCGAACTTTCGGATATATTGCAATTCCAAAAGGCAACCAAAGGCACCTTTCCTAACTGGTGGTATACAGCGGCCTTATTGCCCGAAGGGCGGCATGTTCCTACGTTTCAATCACAACTTCAAGCCGAGGGCATCCCTACCCGGCGCGTATTTCGACCGCTCAATGAAAGCCCAGCCTTCATTGATAGGGAAAGTTATCCAGTCGCAGAAATGATCTTTCGAAGAGGGATTTGTTTGCCTTGTTCTACGTTAATGACTGACAGTGAAACTTCAAAAGTTTGCAGTACAATCAGGAGGTTACTATGAAAAAACAAGATAAAAATAAAAGAATGAGGGAAGAATCTGGAAATATAATTACCGAAGATAAAATTATTGTTCTTCTTTATACTTTAATGCGCGATGAAATATTACCAGGAAAACTTGAGGAAATAGTAAGTTCAATTGAAGATAAACAACTTAAACGTATACCTTGGTTCTTTACGAATGGTTGGTTAGCACAATACGCTAAGAGTTTACGGAGGAGGTTGCTATGAAGAACGAAAAGGAAGAGAAAGATTATCGGAAAAGGAAGTCAATTAACACAAGAAAAATTCAGGTTCGCAGAGAAAGAAGATTTATTTTACAGATGAAACAACTATCAATGAAAGGGTAAAAAATGCTAAAATTCAGAAAAAAACCGGTAGTTATTGAAGCAAGGAAATGGAGTGGAACTAGAAATTCTGCTAACGAATTATGCGATTGGATTAACGGAGGAATAAAAGAAGGGGAAATGGAAATTGCGACTTATTGCGGTAGACTAGAAGATGGAGGTTACGATTTTCTTATTTCGACTTTAGAAGGGGAATTATCGGTTAGCCCAGGTGATTGGGTCATAAAAGGTATTAAAGGAGAATTTTATCCGTGTAAACCTGATATTTTTGACGCTACCTACGAGGCGGTAGAAGAATGAAATTTTCTACCGTTCTTATTACTGGCGGTACAGGAAGTCTAGCGCAAGCGATTCTTCCGAAACTCGTTGCGAGAGGGGTGGAGAAAGTTATTGTATATTCTCGCAACGAGTTTAACCAAGTCGAAATGGAAAGAAAATTCCCCAAGTCTGTATATCCTGTAAGATATATGCTGGGGGACGTAAGGGATAGAGACAGACTTTATCGGGCTTTGGACGATGTAAACGCAGTAATTCATTGTGCTGCGGTTAAGCATGTAGACAAGTGCGAATATGATCCGTTCGAAGCGGTACAAACTAACGTTAACGGAGCGCAAAATGTAATAGATGCGGCTATCGACAGAAAGGTACAAAGAGTTTTGGCGATTTCTTCCGATAAAGCCGTTAATCCATGTAATCTTTACGGGGCTTCGAAGTTAGCCTCAGATCATATGTTTCTCGCCGGTAACGCCTACAGTCCTAAAACTACAAAGTTTTCCGTAATACGATTCGGAAATTTTTGGGGTTCTTCGGGTAGCGTGGTTCCGTTGTTTATTGACTTAGCTAAAAAACAAACAGGGTATATTCCGATAACGGATAAAAAAATGACTCGGTTTTTTATTACTTTAGACGAGGCTGCGGAAAGGGTAATTTTAGCTTTAGAAACAATGAGTGGTGGGGAAATCTTTACCCCTAAGATGATTTCCCGTAGAATAGTAGACGTGGGGAAAGAAATATATCCAGAAGCGGAAATAAGAATTATCGGGATACGGCCGGGTGAAAAAATGCACGAAGAATTAATTTCTTCTGTTTATGCATCTAGAACGTTTGAGAAGGACGGTGGATATATTACGTTTCCGGATGGAAGGAAGGGATACGGGAAATCGGTTCCTGATAATTTTGCTTATACGAGTGAGGAGGCATTAGGATGAAAAAAGATAAATCGAATATTGTTAATATAGAAGACCTTAAAAAACCAAAAGTGATTCGAAGTGATGCAATAGTTGATATTTTATGGCAATCAGTTATATTTTTGCTCGGAATACACTTAAAAGATTATCCTAAAGATATTTTTGACAAATTTATTGGAAGATGTGAAGAATCTTCGATTGTGTTAGGTTTCCCAGAAGATCAATATAAACCTTTAGTTGAGGCGATACAGGAGCTTTATAAGTTCTGTAATAAAAAGGCGGAAGGCGATACCGATAAAATACCTTCCGAAACGCCGTAGAATCGCTTAGGTTAAACGATCTATCCCTTAGCCTATAAAATACCCTACGGGTAAAAATAAAAACGCCTTAAAAACGATTAGGGGAAAAATATGGACAGATATATAGGAAAACAGGACGACGTAATTATTCTTAAACCCGGAAAAATTCCAAAAGATTGGAAAAAATATTCTTGTAAAGAATGTAGTTGCCAATTCGCAAAACCTTCTTGGGATATTATGAGGGTAAATATAAGCAATTCACCAATTGGAAGAAATATTTTTAAGTTTGTTAGATGCCCTCAATGTGGATATAAAATAATTTGCAGTTAATGAAGAATACTAGAGAACGATTAGGAGGAAAATATGACCGATTTAGATTTGATCAAAACTATATCGAAATTGGAATTGAAAAAAGGGAATATTTTAATTGTAGAGTCAGACCGTTATCTGAACGCAGAAATAATTGATAGATTTAGAAAAACAATCGAAGGTGTTTTAGAAAAGGTAGGGATACAAGAAGTTCAAGTAATAATTGCTGAAGGTGTTAAATTTAAAGTTCTAGAACAAAAGGAGTAAAAAATGAATAAAGTAACAATCGTAGCTGAGATCGGAGTCAATCACAACGGAGAATACAGCGAAGCGATCCAACTTATAGAAGAAGCGAAGAAGGCTGGTGTGGATGCTGTAAAATTTCAACTTTGGGGGAAAGATCAATTTCTAGCTATTTCCGATCTTCGTTTAAACGAAAAAGAGATAGAAATAACAAAACTTCATGCTGAATCTTTCGGTTTAGAATGGTTTTGTACTGCTTTCGATATGGAATCTTTAAAATTTGTGGATTCTTTAGGGGTAAAGATTTTTAAGATTCCGTCTAATCGGGCTGTAGTAAAGAATCTGGATATGATAGATGCGATAATAGAAAAAGCATATCAAAAAAGAGGAAAATTGTTTATTTCTACCGGTATTTCTTCGGATGCAGAAATTGAATTAATTTCGTGGAAAGCCATATGTACAGACGCTACTTTTTTTCATTGTGTTTCTGCATATCCTACAAAGCCTAGTGAATCTCGGCTTTTGGAATTGAAACGATTAGAGAATTGGCGTATCGGAGAGGGATACGTTAAAAGGAGGATAGGTCTTTCAGATCATTCTGGGTTACCTGAAATTCCGGTAGCAGCGGTAGCGATGGGTGCTACGGTAATAGAGGTACATTTAACTATGAATAAAAATCAGGAAGGCCCTGATCATAAAGCGTCTATGGAACCGGAGACTTTTGCTGAAATGATTAGGATGATTAGAAATGTGGAGAAGGCGATATGAAATATAAAGCTGTAAGTCTGACAGCAAATAAGGTTACTGAAAATTTTAATGGTTATTCTAAATTTTTAGTAAAAGCACTTCAAAGTCTTGCTGATACCGCAGTTGGTTGCCCAGTTTTTATAAATTTTGATCAAAGAAAAAAGATTGGGGAAATTATTTTTGCTAAAGTTCAAGATGATAAATTATTGGTCGAATTTGAAACAATGAAAGAAATACCGATAAATAGTCAAGTAAGAATAGTTCCGTCTTACATTGTTGAAAAACATTCTTTGGAAGATTTAGATAATGAAAACCTTGTAAGGAACATTAAAACGGCAAAGTGCGTATCTTTTGGAGTAGTTGTAAATCCTGTAGAAAAAGATCTTCCGGAAATAGAGGAAATAAAATGAAAAGATGCTTAAGATGTTTAATGCCAGAATCAAGACCAAGAATGACCTTTAACGAAGAAGGTGTTTGCAATGCTTGTCAGTGGCATGAGAAGAAACAAAAAGAAATAAATTGGGACGATCAATTTAATAAACTCATGACTATATGTAATAGTTATCGTAGGGAAGATGGATATTGGAATTGTATTGTACCCGCATCCGGAGGTAAAGATTCTACCTACATAGCGGATGTTTTATTGCAATTGGGTATGCACCCTTTAACGGTTTCTTTCGCACCGCAGATTCCTTCCGGTTTAGATTGGCGGAACTGGAGAAACTTCGTAAATACTGGATTTGATAACATTCTTATAACTCCCGATTCTAAAGCGTACAGGAAATATGCGAAAGATTGGCTAATTCGAAAGGGAATGCCTAGACAACCTTTCGTAACCGGTATATCTACCGCGATTATCCAGACGGCGAAAGAAAAAGGAATTAAACTTTTGATGTACGCCGAAAATGGCGAAGCTGAATACGGGGGCAAATCCGATTACCTACAAAGATTCACAAGGGATTTTTTGGTAAATTGTTATTACGAAGGGCAAGAAGACCAAGAACAGTACGGGCCGTGGTGGAGAATTCCTACGGATGAAGACTTAAAGGATATTTTTGTTACTTGGGGTTCTTATTTTTGGGATTGGGACCCGGAAAGACATGCGAAGGTAGCGGTCCATAAATACGGTTTAGAAATGCCGGTAGGTGGGGAAATTGGGACTTTTACTAACTACGCACAACTTGGGGATATTGGACAGGATCTTCATATGTTTTTGTGTTACCTAAAATTTGGTATAGGTCGGTGCCAAGCTGATGTAAGTATTGAAATTCGCAGAGGAAGATTAAACCGAGAAGAAGGCGTGAAAATCATTAACGAACTAGATGGAGCCTTTCCGTTAGAATATTTGGATTGCTACTTAGATTATTTTGAAATGGGGAAACAAGATTTTTTATATGTCTTGGATAGTTTCGCTAATCGGGATTTACTAAAAAGATCCGGCGATCCTGCTAGACCTTGGATATTCAATGAGGAAGTAAAATGAAAACTATCATATTCGAAATTGAATATCCGGAAATTTGGTCTGATTTAACCGAAGAAGATATTATTGGAGGTTTATGCGAAGGATGGAGAATCTCGTATAGACTTTTTAAAATAAAAAAGATAGAGGATAAAACAAATGAGCTTCCGACATCAATATCCGAATCGTAAAGACTGGAGAAAGCCTTATAGAGGAAGCAAAGCTTTTGATTATTCTTGAACAAATCATCATTCCTGCAGTTACTGTAGGGACACAAGGCTTTTCTTTGATAGGAAGCGGAGATTAGCGGCGGGATTAGATCTTCAAGAATTTTTAAATTCAACTTTAAAAGTTTGCAGTACGGGGCGAAATGATAGATCTTGACGTAACAGATAAGGTTGTTTTCGGTGGAATTGACGGCGAATCACTTCCTTTACTTAAATGTGTTTGTGATAGAACATTTGAGTATTGGGATAATGTAATTTCTATATATCGCGAGACTACTGGCGGTTGTCCAAATTGCGGCAGAAGATTTTACTTTACAAATAAAGTAACTATATATCAAATACAACACGAAACATCAAAAGTTTGCAGTACGGGATAACGCCAATGTGCTTAGGAATTTATATACCGAAAAAACAAGAAGTCTCTGCGACACGTTTGTACGATGGATATATTGCTAATCCGGATGGTTGCGGAATACTTTGGGCAACTAATAACGAACTTTTTTCCCTAAAGGGACATTGGGATTGGAATTTCTTCGTATCTCAATATAACTTAGTACGCAGGGAATTTCCTGATTCTTCCTTAGTTATCCACTTCCGTACAGCTTCCGCTTCCGGTATAGGACAAGAATTTTGTCATCCCCACTTCGTCAATCCCGATCTTGCTTTTATTCATAACGGCAATTTCTTTGAGTTTTCCTCATATTTTGGCGAAGGAAGGAATGACGGGAAAAGCGATACACAGAGATTTAACGAAGAAATACTACAAAAACTTCCGAAAGGTTTTTTGTATAATGAAACAATTATCGCTACTTTACAAGAATATTGTTATTATAATTCGTCAAAACTTATTTTTATGAATTCTAGAGGCGATATTAATATGTTTAATAGCCAGCACGGCGAGTGGAAGAACAATTGCTGGTTTTCGAATCGGGGGATAGAAAATTATGCTGGATATGGATATTCCGGTGCCTATAAGTATAAGAAAGATGAAGTAAGGCACAAAGGTGGTTTGCCTACGGTACAGATGTTTTCTGAAGAAAGACGGAAGAATTGGGAAAGATGCGATATATGTCTAGGATATTATACAAAGAATAGTTTCGATGGCGTATATTGTAATTCATGCCATGGATATTTAAGATTGAAGGAGTTTTGCAGATGAACGTTAAATTAACTCCTAAATTCGATTATACGGTGTCCGATCTTACGAGATCGGTTGCGTATAGCATAATGTTTATTGAAATTCTTAAATACACAAAGTTTTTGTATTCACATGAGCAATTTGATCCGTTAAAACATTTCGTTACTTTAAAACTAGCGGAGGAATGGAGAAAATGAGAGTTTATCATTATTGTGTAGCAAGATATATACAAAGTGAATACGGGGCTTTAAGTATCCAATATTTAGACGGAATATTTTCTTCTAATGATGATTTTACGGTAGGGGAAAATTATCGAAAAATTAGAAATTATACTGCTAATAAATTAGAAATAGATCCTGATAATGTTGTTATTCTATCCCTTTCTTTTCTTTACGATAAGGAATAAAAATGAGAAATTTGAATTTTGAAATTTACGCAAACGAAGAACCATCCGAAAAAACCTTTTCGGGGTTTGAATGTATGTTTTTTGTCAATAGCGGATCGATTCAAACGGGTTGGTCTATTCTGGATATCGGTGGCGCGGCGGGAAATTTTATTGAATTTATTAATAGGAAAGTTGCTAAAATTCACGGGACCGTAATGGATATTGATGAGAATTGCTTGAATTATGGACTAAAAAAATATCCCGATATCTACTTTATAAAAGGTGAATTCCCGAAGGATAGACCAAAGGAAAAATATGATGTCGTAACGATGCAGTCTTTATTTCCACATCTTTTAAATTGGAAGTCTACAATACAAGAAATGGTTAATTGTGCAAAACAATACATTAATTTTAAATGTATTGTAAGGGAATTCGGAGAAACAATTGCAGATCCCGATGTTTCGTATTTTTATTATATGAATAGCGGGAAGCGCGTACCGCAAGTAATTTTAAATTTGCATCAAGTAGTAAATTTTCTATGTATTGAAGAAATCAGGGCGAAAAGAATATTTTTTCATGGTGCTCATATTTTTCAGGATTGGTCCACATTGGATAAATGCAAAAAAGAATTAGAGGAAAGCGGGCAAAAACTGTTTAAAGGCGAAATTGCCTGTAGTAAGGCCGGGCATGTTTTTCGCGGTATTCCGTATTATGAGCAGATATTAGGTAATTTTACCGTTGAATTATGGGAAGAATCGGAAAATCCGAAAAGAATGGGAGGCCTAGGAAATACGAAAGCGGAAAGATATCCAGATGATTATAAATTTTACATTCCGGATATTTTAATTGAAATTAATAGTGAAACATACTGGAAGGTTTACGGTGGTGAAGAATCTTATAACCTGGGAACAATGCTAAATAGCCGTAATTTTTTAAAGGAGTAAAAATGAAAACAGCGATAGATTACGAAAAGTATTTTACGGATAGAACGATTATTATTTCCGGTGTAGGTCGTAGCGGTACTACAATCTTTGGGAAATTAATTGGAAGTATGGAACCTGCTATTTATCTTTTCGAACCGGCGATTATGAAATATGCTCCGATGCTATGGGGAAGTAGAGTAAACAGTTTTTACTATGAAACATTACAAAAGAGTATTTTTTTAGGTACGCTTTTTGAAGATTATATTCTTCCGATAGTGCAAGGCAGAAGCCTAAACAATAATGAAAAGGACTGGTCATATTGGGGAAATTATTATGAAAACCGCCCAAATATTTCGACTAGAGATTTCGCTTTAGAATGGTTTGAAACCGTTAAACCCTGGATTATAATTAAAACAAATGAATCACAGAATTATTTTGAAATTTTTAATCGAATTTTTCCGAATTGTCATTTTGTTCATGTAGTTAGGGACGGAATAGATGTAGTTGCTTCGTCTTTAGGAAGAGGGTGGTTTGCGGATGATTATAAACCGATAGAATTTGCCGATAATGAAGCGCCGCTTTATATTCCGAAATATCTTAGGGGACAATGGCAATTTTATTCACCTGCTACTAGAGCTGCGCAGACTTGGCGTTGTTTAATGGATGCCGGCGATTTATTTTTCGATAATAAAGATGGGGATTGTTGGAGAGTTCGGTATGATCATTTTGTTCAAATTCCTGAATTTTATGTTGCGTGTGCCGAAGAAAATTATACTGGATTAAAATGGAACGATCTTACCGAAAAGCATATCCGAGATATCTACGATTTTAAATCTAAATCGGTAAATAGGAATGCGGTACTAAATCTAATTGAGCAACCAGAAAGAGGCAAATTCGAAAAAGCAATGGAGAAATATAGGTATTCGCTATGACATGGGAAGGCAAAACTTGGACTTCACATCAAATTGTTCAGGATCTTAAAATGGATATGATGGCTATTGATTTAGGTATAGATATTCACGATTGCGAAGATATTTTAAGATTCGCTAAAAAAGAATCTTCCGGCTTTAAATTGCATCCATCCTTTGCCGGCGGAAGATTTCAAACTAAGCATCCGTGGATTTTTCTGCATATTGGTGCGGATTGTAAACTAAAAAAAGTAGAAGTTTGTAAACCTGGCGGGACTTTGTTTTACCTTAGAGGGTAATTACGTTTACCGGCCCACCCATACTCCGGACGGCCCTTCAAAAAATCTTAATAGAAGGGAGAATTCCGAGGTATGGAAAGAAAACGGGAGAAGGTGTGCTGGACAAGGGATCGGATAAAGGGAAGGGAAGAGGAAGGTGAAGTCTGTTTACCGCCGGAATACATGGAAAGTATCTACGGAACGGAGGGTTTAGCTGCTAAGAATTATCTAACGTTACAAGAAATGGAGATGGACTGTTTTAGGTTAGGTAAAAAAGAATGGAACCTACTATCGCAAGTTCAACTTACAACTCGGCAAACTCAGTGTTTATGGTACTTCTATTGGCGTAAGATGACTCAATGCGAAATTGCTGAATGTCTTAATATTCGGCAACCAAGGGTTCATATTTGTCTTAAACAAGCTAAGGCCCGTATCGCTAAACATTTTGGGTTAAGCACATAAAAATGGGAAAGTTAATTAATTTTAAGTTGGTTAAGAAAAACATTTGGGCTTGTCCTGAATGCGGTTATTTAATTTCCGTTATTGAAAAGGTATATGCCAAAGAAAACTATCCTTGTCCAAGATGCGGGAAGTCCCGGTTTAATGATTTTAAGTTGGTTAAGAAAGGATAAATAATGCCAACTTTAGGTAAAGCGTGTGCCTATCCGTCTTGTCCGGAAATCATAGTTCAAGGGAAGTATTGTAAAAAACATAATCTTTACGAAAAGGCAGTTAAACCGAAATACGAAACGAGGGATTCCGATTATCGTAGCGATCCTAGATATCATACTGCGAGATGGCAACGGTTAAGAAACAGACATTTGTGCAAAGAGCCACTTTGCGTAGAATGTTTAAAATTCGATGTTACGGAAGCTGCGGAAACCGTGGACCATATTATAGAAGTAAAAGATGGTGGGGATTTTTGGGACGAAAACAATTTACAATCCCTCTGTTTTTCTCACCATAGGGTCAAAACCGCTAAGGAAAAACGGAAAAGAAACGAGAAATGAATATTGAACAGATTTGTAAAGGTGAAAAGTCTAAAGGTTATAAGAAATTTCTGAAACGGATAATGAAAAGAAAACGAAGAAGGGAAGAAAGGCGCTTACTAGAAGAAGCAGGAAGAAGAAATGGATATAGAGGTTGGAGTTTATAATTATTTGCCTCTCTAGGCTTCGTAGAATCGCTTAGGTTAAACGATATAGATACCCTACGGGTAAAAATAAAAACGTCTTAAAAACGATTAGGCGAAGCGGAAAAATCTACCCACCTTTTGAATTTGAAAATCGAAAAGTTGACAGTACGATTTAAATCTAAATTTCAAAAGTTGCCAGTACGAGCACGTTTTTGCGGGCAAAAAAATCCGAAGATCGAAAATTTTTTACCACCCTACCCTACCCCGTAAAAAATCGGATTTATTAAATGAATCGAATTTATTGAATAAATGAAATTTAGTGAATATGATTTATTTTTTGGATAGTGCAGATTTACTAAATACGATTCATTTTTTAAACGAACGAAATTTATTGAATATGATTCATTTTTTGAATAAATAATAAAAAGGGAATAAATGAAATTTAGTGACTAAACAGGATTTAATGTTTAGGGGTGAATTCGGAATAGGATCTAAGGCGAAACGTAAGGCTTTTTAACGGGGTTTCTTTCGAAAGGAATAGTTAGGTATAGGTTGGAAAAATGAATCGATTCTAGAGGATTCTACGGGGTTTTAGAGGGTATCGGAAAAATGACGGGAAATCAGGGAAAAGAAAACCGGGTTTCCGTATGAAAGCGAAACCCGGTTTGCGAAGGAAATTAATCTTTAACAACCAGATACGGCATTCCACTCGGCAAAATTCGCTACATATCCCTTGGCATGAGATATGCGACCTTCTCGATTCCGATTCCGAGCTGAAAAAGTTGTTCCATACGTTGGCGGAACGAAGTCCATTGTTTTCCGTTTTTATCGTTGCAGGCATTAAGGAACGTCCAGCCGCCGCCCGATTTTTCCATGAACGGCTCCGGCAACTCGGAAAGCATGGACACGATTTCTTCCCGATGGGATTCGATTCGTTCGGGATGAAAGCCGACGTTTGTTGTGATCCCTTCGGCGGGAATGTAGTTTGAAGTGTCTTCGCCTTCCTTAAAAAGGCAATCCATAAATATTCTTTCGACGTTTTCGGATGTTAGTTCCATTTTTTCCTCCTTTTCAATCGATGTAATCAACAGTTCCAACTTTTGCCAGGTTCTTGACATTTACCTTTTTGGCCGCTTCTTGGCTATCCCGTTCCACTTCTGCGACAGAAAGCGAAGGGCTATAAATCTTTATCACTTTAACGATACCGATTGCCCTGGGAATATCGTCAGTTAAACAGCCGACGGATCTTAACCACTTGTGACTCATTCCCACTTTATCTCCAATTTTTATCATTTTTCTCCTCCTGTTGGAATCCGGAAAATTGGGATATTGTTAGGATTTGTATATCTAATATCCTCACAGTCATTGTTGTCGTAAAGGATGATTCCAACACACTTTATTTTTTCATCAACCCAATATTTTATATCTTCTAAAATCCTTTTAACGGTATTTCCAGAAGCTACACAGTCGTCAACGATTATATAACTGTTGATTTTTGCATTAGCGGATTCCACTTCATATCCGTGAGATCTTTCACCTTTTCTTACACAGATTAACGGAATTCCGGTTTTAAAGGAAAGTGGATATGCGATTCCTGCACCGGAATTACCGGAAAAGGCTACTGCTTCAATTTTCATTCCGCATTCTTTTAATTCTGTTATTTTTTTCGCAACCTTGTTTACGGTTTTTTTCATTTCTTTCGGCTGAAAAACGCACTTTAGATATTTGCTATGGCTCATTTTCCCTCTCCTTTTTCTGTTTTTATCGTCTCTTGCCAGCTTCTAAGCCTGAGACGCTTTCCTGTTTGCCCCGGATTTCCGCCGGGGGCACGGTAGTTACCGCCATTCTCCGGAGTGGTTTGTGATTAATAACAATTTGGCCAGGATATACGAGGATTGCCTAATCCGATTCCGATTGCCCACGCCCTGATAGCGGCATCGACAACTTGCCGATGGATTTTGCTCAATTTCTTTTTTCCGCACAACGTCAATATCGCGGAAATAAATTGTGTACCGACTATTTCCCTGGGCATGTATCCAAAGTGAAGGCCTGTTGTTTCGTGGATTGCCACAAACAACCCTTGGATGTTGCCTGAATTTAACGATCCGCTAAAATGCACAGTCGGATTCATGTCTGAAATTGTCATCATAGCATTCTCCTTTCGGGAAAAGTCCATTCCAAAAGATTGCCTTCATCATTGATTCGACATACCGGATAAGGTGCTTTTTCATCGTTAAAATAGTCCGGGCCTAAGCAGTAGGTAACCCGGATGTTATAATCGCCGTAAAACGGAGAAATTCCGGAATTCAAGGTTTTTGCCGTTACTCCGGTAACCATTGCGCTTTTATAGAATTCCGATTCTTTCCATAACCTAGCCATATCGTCCAGGTTTCCGGCGGCCGGGACACATGGCGAGCAGGGCGGTGCGAAAGTAACGAAAGGTGATTTTAGGACCATTAAATCGGAATCCAGTGCGGTGATGATATGATAACCATCACTTTCATACTCCATATTCGAAGAATCGCTTTCGTATGATTCCCCGGCCACTTCTTCAATCGCATCTTTCATATCGTCTAGCGCCGAACTAATTCTGGAATCGCTAGAATCAATATCGTTATCCTCGCACCATAGTTCAAAGGCTTGCTCGAAAGAGTCTTTCAGTTCCTCCTTCATTGTTTCATAATTAACGTCAGTCCCGTCCATGAAGATATCGTTGGCTGCATCTGGATTGAGTGAATGCTGTGAAATCACACCGTAAAAAATTCCTGTTTTTTCGTCATAGTTCATTTCTTTCCTCCTTTTCTCTATACACTTGTTCTTTTTCGGCTGCCATTCTTGCTTCTTCATTAGCTGCCCAAGCCGCCTCTTCTTCGTCACAATAGATATCACCGGAATAGTACGAAATCATTCCTTCGCCCATCGTCCAACCTGCGAGAAATTTACCGTGCGGAAGGTATATCACGATTCCCTTCATAGTTTCATCACAGAAATCGTCTATAAACCAGCCTTTATGCTCAATTCGACGATTAATTTCATCGGCGTACTTCCAGTACCTTCCGGGCTGGAAAACGTCGTTTAAATAAAACATACCTCCTTCATGTTTTTCCTGTAATGGTAATGGTTTTTCCATTGTATAAGGCCCGCAATGTTTTCTGATTTCTCTTTTCTTTCGAATACCCGAAGCCCCTAAGGGTTTAGGAAGTTCATAAATCGTCGTTGGATATTTAAAACCTGCGAAATTTGTCATTTCTTTCCTCCTTTTCTTAATGATTTATAACATCGTTCATCAGTATATCTTTTATCTTGCATACGTTTTTCCCACTTTTCGTCTATTCCATTCCAGATATCGCCTATAACCGGTGATTTCGCACATCCGCAAAGCTTCAGTTTGCCGTCTGGTTTAATTATGATATCGTTACAGACACAGTGATCCGACCATCCACTTCCAGTTTTCTTCGCCCTTCCTTCGGTGGCTACACCGGAATAGGATTGTGTGACGTTGCGGATTTCGAAACCGGATTGCCGATTTTTTGCTCTAGTTGTCCATAAGTCAACTATTTTCTGGTTTATTTCATCGTGGAAGTAATCTTGAGATAAAGCAACGGAGAGCTTTTTTTCTTGGTAAATAGAGTTATCGTAATCGTAACAGGTACATTCACCATTTTCGATTTCTTCTTCAGTACATTTGCAGGCAGTATCTATCAGAGGGTAATCATTTTCATCCAGAATGTCCCTGAGACGGTACATTGTTTCAGTTTGACTGCCGTTAGTGGCCATCCATACATAATCAAAATTATCTAGGCATTTCCGAAGAATATCGAAAAATTGCGGATGTAAAGTCGGCTCTCCTCCACCTATTGAAATTGTTGCGTCATCGTATTTTGATGCAAAATTAATAGCTTCGGAAATAACGTGAAACTCTCCATGTTTACCGCGCATACTACACGAATAACAGCAGTGCGCACAGCGGAAGTTGCATTTAGTCGTTATTTGAAGATACATGAGTTTTTACCTTTCGACGTAAAGAGTTTTCGCCGGTTTAGACATATGAAGACTCGTATAGATTTCGATTCGCAATTTACCTCGGAAATATTTCGGGATTCCGTATTTGATCAGGCCGCTTTCCGTTTTATAATCCGAAGTCAAAAAAACAGTTATTCATTCCAACTTCGTCATAAAATCCGTATTTATTTGGTCTGGTAATTATAGTTCTCATAGTTTCTCCTTTATGGTTTGCCTCATTCAGCGCCGAAAGCACCACTTCCGGTCAGATACGGGATAGCGAATATCCCGTATTTCGGCATGATTATATTTTATTTTTACATTTCTCGCACAGAAAAAACAGACTAAATCGTCGTTTTCATCTACGCCGTGTGCGATATAGAGTTGTTGCTTTTGTCCTTGAGGTGTTTTTCCGCAGCAATCGCATTCCTCCCAGGTAGAAATTGGAATAAGTTCGTGTCCATTTTGCCACGTTTCAATTGCCTGTAAAGCAGCGAAAGTGTTTCTAAATCCGAAACGCTCTTTACAGGAATTACAATATGGATTAAAACCTATGGAAATGTCGGATATTTCCCCTTTTGCCTCTTGATATATGATATGATTTTTTTTCATTCTTCTTTTTCCTCTCCGTATGCTGATTCGATCGGATTGCCGCAATGATCGCAATAAAGTTCCGATTCATAGTTGATTTCGATTCCAACGACTCTCCATCCGTCGTTATCTTTCTTCGCGACGGAATCAATAACCTTTCGAAGGTTCTCCCGTACGCAATCGAAATGAAGTGCTGCACCATCCGACGTATGAAAAAACATGGGATATCCACCCGGCCAGGCGAATTCGCCATTGCGTAAGGTAGATTTTAACTGATTGACGTTGCGAATATTGGAAAAAGAATATCGGAATTTCGGCCGTAAAGGTTTTTTTGACCAATTCTTTTTCCTGGTATCGAAAAGATCTCCGTCCGGGGCTATGAATAAATAGTCTTTCATTCTGTATCTCCTTTCGGCCATCAGACGACGGTCACTGCTGGCTGATAATAAGTGTTTTTCCATCCGAAGTTCTGACGGTATGCGTTCGGTACATATTCGTCCGTCGTATTTTTCCGATATCCGTATTTGATATGCCGGATGATTTTTGGCTCTGTTTCGTCAATCAAGACGATTTCGGTTGCTATACCGTAACCTTTTGAACGTGCTAAAGCGTTCGCCTTTTGTTGTAATGTCTTTTTCATTCCGTTTCTCCTTTAAATCTTTTCTATAATCGGTTTCCAAGAATGATTCCATTCTAAAAGAACAGATATCTGAAGGGCTCTTGCCTTCCTTCTGAAAAATCCGATTTCAACTATTCGACTTCCTCTTTTCATCGAAAGTCTAAACATCTTCCCTCCTTGCGAATGCCGATAAAAGTGAATCAAAAAACCCTTCCGGTATATCATCGGATAAAGGTTTACCATAGCTTCCCGATAATTCAGCATCCTTCGCACCACGAAAGTCTGCTTTACGGATATTGGCGGCCGCGAAATTCGCCCCGGTTAAAATTGATTCCCTGAAATCCGCATTTTCAAGATTTGAATTTCGGAAATCGGTTTTTTCCAGCTTCGCTTCTTTAAAAGAAGCATTGGAAGCATTTGCTCCCTCGAAATCTGCACCTGAGAAATCCGCACCCTTCGCATCCATATTTCTCAAATCGGAATTCCTCAAATCGATATTGGGAGCGAATACGTTTCCTAAATATGCGTTTCGAAGTTTGGCTTGCCTTAGATTTGCCCCATCCAAGTCAGTCCCCGAAAGGTCTGCTCCGTTAAGGTTACGTTTCCTTTCGGCAGCCGCTTTAACGGAAACCCCTTCCGCGATTACTTCCCCGTCTGTCCATCTTACTATTTCAATGGACTTAGGCGGGCAATCGCAAACTTCTACCTTTTGAGTTTTCGTTTTTTTCGTTGGGCGATTGCTACCTTTCGGATAGCGAAGTTGCCCGGTCCATTTAGGAATGTTTGCCATTTTTACCTCCAATTTCTTGCATCGTCTATGAATTGATCCTTCAACGCTTCAGTCGCTTTCTTCATTTCGATGAAAATAGGACTATTTGGGGAAGTTGCCTTGTCCATATGAAACTTTTCGACTAAGGCATCTCGAATAGCGAATACTTCAATCTCCGTAAAGACATAGGTTTTAGTTTTCATGTTTTCCTCCTTTATGGTAGTTGATAATTAAACACTTTGTATATCCCGTAAGTCTCTATTTTTAACTTATGGGATATACAAAGTATTTAATCGTTGAAGAAATCAATTCTTGAAGAATAACTTAATTCCAGCCCACTTTTGCATAAGCCGGTTTTTATATTGACCCAAAAGTATCCCGGAATAGGGATTCCACGGGTGAATTTTCTCCAAGTCTTTTGCCACTTTTTCGGTTTATTCGGGATGATTTCCGTAACTTTCCGGATATTCAGAAGATAATTGATAACGGTTTCAGGAGAAGGGGATTCCTTTTGAATTGTGAAAGAAGAGGGATTATCTAAAATTACGGCATGATTTTTAAAGACAATTTTGACAAGTTTTTCTGATTCCGTGTTAAAATATGGAGGAACTGGAAACTCTGACTCTGAAAAACCTTTTTCAAATTCTACATAACTTTTCATGTTTTTCCTCCCTGTTTAAATTTTTACTTGTTTTAATTTTAATCAAAAAATTCAAGAAAAACAAGCATAAACGATATTTATTTTCTGAATGCTATTCGGAATAATCCGATTAGCAAAATCCCTAAACAGACGATAATCGGCGAAGCTACGACGATTTGCGCCCAAAGCGAAGGGCTATTTATCCATGCCGAAATTAATTCATTCATTATTTTATCTCCAATACCTTTTGATTTCTGTTGTCATAGATATAAGCGGAATCATCGGATTTTATTGTATTCAATAAATATTTTTCAGCCTTAAAGAAGCTATTGAAACTTTTGTAAAGAAGCGATCCATATTTTTTTAAATTTTCAATATCGTTGGATCTTACTTCGTAATTCATTTTCATTCCCTTCCCTCCTTTTTGAATTTGAAAATCGAAAAGTTTGCAGTACGATTTGAATCTAAATCTCAAAAGTTCGCAGTACGAGCAGGCTTTTTATCGGGAATTTTTTCAAAGTCCATCTGGCTCCCACCCTACTCTACCCCGAATAAATCGTATTTACTAAATATCGTTTATTTTCTAAATCTTCATTATTTACTAAATACGATTTATTTTCTGAATTTCTAATATTTACTAAATACGATTTATTTGCTGAATTTTGTTCGGCTATTAAATATCTAATATTTACTAAATACGATTTATTTTCTGAATTCCCAAGATTTACTGAATATGATTTATCTAATAAATAGGCGAAATTCGGCGAATATTTTTTATTCACTAAATTTCGTTTATCTACTAAATATCGTTTATTTTTCAAGGTTTCTCTCTAAATAGAGAAACCCGGTAAACCGAAATTTACCGGGTTTCGAAAACCAGATGGATCTAATTCTAGAAGAGGTCGGAAATATCTTTTCCGTCGTAAGCGTATCCATAAACCCCGTACCTGATTACGGAGCCGATTTTCCGGGCGAAAAGCTTCGCTCCTGTATAAAGGGTAATCGGATTGTTTTCCTTCGGAAGAGAAAAGTTGTTTCCTGAATATCTTTCCCTTTCCTTTTCGAGAAGTCTTAAAGCTTCTGACTTGGTTATAATCCGGTATCCAGACACGCCTTTATTTCCTTTCTTTTTTTGAGTTGTTTAATCCAGATAGTCAGAAACTCCTTAGAACTAAATCTAAGGGGTTTCGAAACTGCTTATGGATCTAAAAATTAGATAAGGTCTATTCCGAGAAATTTGATTGTTTCGACCGACCGAGAAGTGGATACATTCCGACCGTACCGAAGTCCGGCGGCTTTTCCGAGAAAGAAAAAATGATCCGGACGATTAGAGGTAAAGCGACGATATTTCCGGCTATTCGATTGAATCTCTTCGAAACCTTTCTGAATCAGGAGGGCCGCGACTTTGTCTCTTTTTCTAACCATGGCTTGCTTTCCTTTCTTTTCTTTAATCGTTTGTCTGGTTAAAATATCCAGTAAAAACAGTAAAGAGGAAACAGAGCCTAAACCCGGTTTCCCCTTTGCTTTCCTTACCGGATTAGGCCGTCGGGACTTCGGCCGGGGTTTCGGTCTTTCCGGACTTTACCCTCCGAAGGGTGATTTCGCTCCCGTCGTCGGAAAAGGTGACGCTGTACTCGTCGCCGACGTTCATCTTTCCTGATTCTCGTAAGGATTCGGTCCAGGCCGGTGAAAGCGAAAGGTATCCCGTACGGATGACCGTCGGATTCTTTTTGTACGCGCCCTTGCCGGCGCCCGAAGGGGTTTCCGAGTCATACAGACCGGCGACTTCGATGAATCGTTTTTCTCTCGCCTGGATAGCGCCGATTCGCGCGGCTAACGTTCCGCGCGTGATTCCGAGTTTTTGAATCAGGTAGGAAGCATCCGCCTTTTCCTGGATAGCAGCGAGGATTTCGGTGTCGGTCCGGAAAGTCGGCCGCTTTTTGTTTACTTCGGCGGCCGGGGTTTCGATAACGACCTGTTTCTTGTCTTTTTTAGCCATGGTTTTATTCCTTCCCTCTTAGTGGTTTTTCTGGATTCCCCTCTTCGGTATCCGATATCCAGTTTACGGATAGATCCGGTCGTTAGCCGGATTTCGGGTTTATTCCGATACCTCGATTTCTCGGATTTTTCCGCTTCGAAGGTTATCGGATAAAATTCCGACGATATCGTATCTATCCAGTTTCGCCGCGCCCGACGGGGTAAAGGCGGAAAATCCGTCTCCGTCTCCGTCGTAAAACAATCCCGAATTCAGGTCGATTAGGATAAATCTTTTATTCATGATTAATTCCCCTTTCCGAAAGTGGTTAAATTCAATTTTCGATACCTTTATAATATAGGGATTAAAGCAAGTCAAGAGATTAAAGGAAAACAAGGCAATAAAAGCTAATGAAATCAAACAATTAAAGCGTTTATAGTTATGTGATTTTATTGGATAAAATTGACCCTTTAAATATCTATAACAAAAACAAGCCTTTATCTATAAGCCGCTAAAATAATTTGAATTTATTTAATGAATTCGATTTATCGACTCGGAAAGCTCCGTAAATCCTTACTGGATAAGGCTTTCCGGCCCTATCCGTAAAATCGATTAGGTTAAACGATCTAACCATGATTAACCCTATCCTATAGGCGATTTTTAACCACGTCTTAAATCGCACTTTACTTGCTTGTTTTTCTTTTAATTCTTTAATTTCAATATTTTATTAGGTTGCTTGTTTTTAATTTATAAGCGGGGAATTCGAGTTTCTTTTGGCTTTTTCGTCTTTAAAATCAGGATTTAGTCGTTTAAACAGGCCGGATATTTCGGTAGATCTAGATAGGCTTTATCCGTCGTATCCAGGTCGATAGTTCCGGTGATTTATTCCGCTGAGTTTTTGGCTATTTATTCCGGCGGTCGCTGCTTTCGTATCCAGGCTGACTTTCGGAAAACTAAATCAGATTCAGAAAATAAAGTTAATCTATATAAACTAAACGGTATTCATAAACCTTTTTTCATTTAGTAGTTAAATTTTATTTATAAACTATTTTTTGCATATAAACTAAACGGTATTCATAAACCTTTTTTCATTTAGTAGTTAAATTTTATTTATAAACTATTTTTCGTTCGGTAACTATATAGCATTCAGAAAATAAAGTTAGGCAAGCCAAACTAAACGGTATTCATAAACTATACGAGATTCATAAACTATATTAGGGGGTATTAAATTCCTGACCGGCTATATAGGCATAGAC